AATTAGAACTAAAATATAATATCTAATATAATAAATTACTAAAATAAATACTAAAATATAAAAATTGTATTCCGTTGGTAATAGGAGATATGTAATAGGTGATTGTAATAGTCCATTAAACTATATTCGAAAGTAAGTGTATAAAAAGATTATCATATTATTAATAAAATTGCATTTAATGTATCAAATTGTATGAATTATAACAATTGATTAAATTAATTGTATCAACTGAAAATTGTATTAATGAAAATAACTTAAGAACATACATAACTAAGGACTAAGTTATATTCGCTTTAAGCAATAAAATACATTTCTATTGGAAAGTAGAAAATATTAGGAGAGTAAGCTCTAATAGAGTTGAACTGTTGGAGCTTCTCTTTCAGCTCTTAATTCTATGATTTAATATAATAGCTTATTATTATATTAAATGATGGAGTTAAAGTGATAAAAAAAGAATATACTTCCTAAGGTAGAATTTAGGCGGAGTATATTCTTCAAATGTTATGCAGCTAACCTAGATAAGTCACTACTAATAAGATTTAAATATTTGATATCTTCATTAGCGGCTTCTCTGATAGCCGGATCGATAGCAGTAATAGATGATGTCATCTTATTATCTTTCCATCGATTAATGTAAGTATATAATTCTCTATAAAACTCTTTCTTGGTCAAGTTTAGACTTTTAAGATACTTTGTATCCGTAAGTATACAATTTACTAAGAACTTATGACGTTCAAAGTAAATTATATCAGATCTATGATTACCCATATAGACCACCTCCTTAATTCGAGTTTATCTCTCATCAAATGAGGTTTGATACTATAATAATATGTAAAACTATTATTATATATCTACTATATTATATGTAATCATTGATTTGGTAAAAATCCCCATATTTTATAGTGATATGGGGATGCTACTTTTATTTACCGTCAAATTTTAACAAGCCTCCTGTAAAATTTAAACATAAAGAGAGGTGAATTTACATGAGATTTCATGCACTTGATCGTAATTATAATGGTAGGGAAACACTTTTAGAAGGATGGGATGCATTTTTATCTTCGGTATTCGTACTTGTTACAACACCATATGGATCTATTCCTGAAATGCCTACTGCTGGTTTTGATATGTTAGAACTATTCGGATACGAAGAACATGACCAAAACTATGAAGACCTATGTACAGAGTTTAAAGAGAAAGTAGCAGCATTGGAAAACTCTATCCCAGTTGAGATTAGTATACAACGTTATAGTCAAGACAAGTCTATAATAGATATAAAGATTACATATTCTTCTGGTACAAAGTTGTATAGTGAAGTTATAAGAAATAAATTGGAAGATGGTAAAGTATTAACGTACTTTAAAGATATACGTTTAAGATAGGAGGTATAACGTGTCAAATATAACAAATGATGAATTACGTAGTAAGCTTACTACATATTTACAAAAATCTTTTCCAGACGATGATATAAATGAATCTGTTACTACTGTAATGCTAAATGTAATGGGGTATGCATCAAAACTTGGAAGAGATATTAATATAATTGAAATATATAAGGAATTACGTGCACTTGATAGTCCAGATGCTATGAGTAAATGGTTTAATGAGTATATCCTTGGGGATAAAATCAATAAAAAAATACAAGCAGCATCTAAATATGATCCAGTAAAGACTACTGCTAATCCTATAGATATAACTATGGGACAAGCTAATAAGATATTACATGGAAATTTACCAGTAGATAACGAAACTGATTATGAGATAGCTATAGAAGAAATAAGAAAAGCTATATTTAGAGATCTTCGTGAAGAATATATCAGGAAAAGATGTAAATATAATAAAGACGGGTCTATAGATAGAGCTCTTAATATTGAAGAATTAACTAAACTTCGTACTGAAGCAGCAAAGCTTGTAAATAGTAACAGTGAAGTTCGTGAATTAGAGCGTAATAACAGTAATAATAAGAATACCGCGTTAATTCTAAATGAACGTGCTGTTGATTTTAAATATAAAATAGAAGTGTTAAAAGAAGGTTTCTGTAATAAGTATAGAGTTACACCAGAAAGCTTTGATATGTTTTTCCAAGCATTATATGGTGACAATCTAGACCTTATGAATGGTGGTATTGAAGCTCTTAGAATAATGAATGATAAGGAAGCATTCCATAAACATATATTAGAATTTAAAGATTTATTAATATATGATGATAAGACTCCATTAGATAAACCTGTATATATTTCTGAATTTGTTAAAAAGATAGACAAAGAAGAAGAAGATATGTTAGCTGATAGTGGAAGAAAGACTGCAGATCCTATGGCAGCTGCTCTTTTTGATGAAATGGTTGACTTACTTCATAAAAAAGAACGTAGAGAAATGGGAGTTCCAGTAGAAAGTAAAACTGTTGGCTTAAATAAAGATGAAGAAGCCAAAGTTACAAAAGTAATTCAAAGAATACGTACAAGAAGATAAATTAGGAGGTATAAATGTCAAATTGGGTATTAGATTTAAATAAATTAATAAATACTAAAGAATATCCAGATATAGATTTAGAAAATAGCGCCCATAGTGTAATTGCTAGTTATTCAGAATCTACATCTGAAAAAGAAAGAGATAATATAAAGGGTAATATTAATCTCTATATAAATAATTTAAAGGATAAAATAAATGATCCTTTAATTTTAAAGAAATATAACCTATTATTAACAGTTGAGAAAGAGCTGGGTGTAGTAGATCAAACACATCCTATAGTAGAAATAGTATCTAAACCATCAGGTCCTAAAATAAATACAGACCCTGAAAATATGGTAATGCCTTCTAATATTATAGTAGATAAAAGAAATGTTAAAAAAGAACCATTATCGTATGCAGAAGAAGATGAGTTATTAAAAATGGAAGAAGAAGCTGAGGAAGCTGCTCAATCAAGTCAAGAATCTAAAGAATCTGATGATTTTACTATACCAGATAAAATAGACTTAGGAAACGGAGAAGTTATAGATTTACATGCTCCTGCACCTACTACAAGTAAGATTTATGATAATATACCATTAGAAACTGAAGAAGAAACTAAGTTAAGAGAAGAAGCTTTGAGTAAATTAGAAAATGTAAAAGTACCTGATCCAGTTAAATTCGATTATGGTTTAGATGAACTTAAAAGTGAAGTGGAATCTATAGTTGTAGAAATAGATGAAAGTAAGTTACCACCATATGTAGTGGAAGAGTATAATACTAATCTAAATAAATTTATGAATGTCTATTCTTCACCTTGGATTCCAGATAATGTTAAAGACACATTATTACATGAGGCATATGATAAGATAAAAGAAGTATATGATAAATATAAAAATAATACGGAAGTACAAGATGATAAAGAAGATACTGTTGTGAATAAACTTCCAAATGTAAATTCTATAACTGATATTTTTAAGGAAAAGTATAAAACTATAAATCCAGATTATCTAACTAATATAGAACTTCAGGCTTTAATGAAATTATATAATGAAACTATTGAAAGTAATGATATAGATGTTATAGAAAAGAATCATATAGAATTAGGTAAATATATAGAAATGGTTGCAGAAAGATCAAAAGATTCTGAAGGTAATGATGTTGAAATTATAGAAGTCGATGATGATAAACCAGTTAAATCTGAGAGAGTTCCTAATCCTAATGTAACAGAATCAAATGTATCTTTTGATGAAATAGCTCAAAAGATATATAAAGAACCAGACCCTAAGATATTACGTGGTAATGGAACTAAGTTAGAAAAATTAATAAGATATAAAAATAGTGAGGTAAATGGACGTAAAGTATATCTTCCAGATAGTAACTATGAAGTTATAGTAAACCAAGTCCATGATAGAACTCAAATTAACTTTATGTATAATTTAATGCTACAAAATGGTACTAATATAGATGATCTAGAAGCTAGTATTAAAGAAGAATTTATACATATATTATATGATCACTGTATATTCCCACTACAAGATAATGTAACTTATAATGATTTTATAACTAGTCTGTCTCCAAATGACTTAGAATTATTATTTGTAGTATTCTCTTTAGTTAATACTAAATTGAATAAAGATAATATACTTCCATTACATGTACCATATGTACAATGTGATAATTGTGAAGCTCCTATATCTCTTAAAGAAGAAATGGTTATAGACCTTGCACAAGAATTTAAAAATATATATGATACTGAAAAGTTTATTTCTAACTATAAAATATATAGAAATTCTAACTTTTGGTCAATTAAAGAAGCATATGTTGCTGGAGAGTATGGACAAATAAAGAAATTATCATTCAAAGAAAATTCATTTGAATATGAAGCATATATTTGTAGACCTACTGTACAAAAACAAATCTTAATAAAAGCTAATAATGAATTAATAGCATATCGTTCTATGGCTGTTAACTTTACTAAGAGAGCAGACTTTTTAAGAAAGACTATGCCTGATGTAGATAAAATAATAGATTATTTAAATACACATAGTTATGCTCAATTTAAAGGAGATGTAGATTATATTAATAAAAATAATATAAATTTATCAGATCCAGACATAACAGAAGAAAATAAACTTCTAGTAGAAAATGTAACATCTGTGCTTTCTAATATGCAAGATGTATTAAATGAACTTGCTCCAGTATTCTTTGCAGCTCTTATTATAGATACTGTAGTAATTAGTACTATTGACGGGTTCTCTACATCATTTACATTAACAGACGGCGACATTTATGAATTTATAGAAGTTATTAAAGATCAACTACCAGGAGAATTTACACAAGAAATTGCAGAAAGAGCTGAAGAAATGGATTATGTATCTAAAGATGTAAAGATATTCTTTACTGGAGACGAGCTAGGAGATAACCTAGACTTCTATTCAATATATAAAACTCCAGAAGATCTTGAAAAGGTTTTAAAAGAAAATGGTGCATCCGAAGAAGTAATCAAAGCAGAATTAGACCGTGTAAATAAAATAAAAGAAGATTTTGATAAAACTCATAGATGTACTAAATGTGGACATTCTATTTATAAAGTAGGATATAATACTTTACTTTTTTTCTCTATAACCAACCTGTCGAATTAATAACTAAAAATAAAATGAGAGTAATCTGGTCTTTATTAACTAAATTCCAAGGAGCATTTACTTGTAATCCTCTTGATTTTACATCATTGGAATTAGAATATTTAGCAGAATTCCAGGATGAGTTTATACAACAACAGCAAGAATTATTGGATAAAAATAATAAAGAGCTAGATGAACAGGTTGGAAAGCAAAAAGAAGTTCAAAATAAACAGGTAAAATCAGTTGATAGATTCACTAACTATCTAAATAAGATAGATCTTAGTAGCAAACCGGCAGAATATGTTAGTCCATTAAAGAAAGATAGGTAAATTCGACACATAACAAAAACTAATGTAGGCACTTAGTTTAGTTTGTTTAATTTTTGAATACCTTCTAAATTAATATATAGATTTAAAGCTACTAATTAAAGATACAAAAATGAACCCCATTTTCTGTTTCCTAATTCTTAGATGGATCTAGAATCAAAATGTTACCTCGAAAATTGTATTGCTTGTGTTTTAGGTGCCTACCTTGTGCTGTTGTATTGGTTTTCCAATACTTTTATTTTCCAACGGGAGAAGTTAGAATTTATGTCTAATTTCTCCCTGAAAATATTAAAAATCTTTAACATAATATATGTAATTGGTGTGTTATTTTGTTCGTCTACCTCAGAATAATGAAATCATTTACTGTATGTATTATTTTGTAAATCTTTTGTGTAGAAACTGTCTACCAATAAGAGAATTACCCCATAAATCTTAATGGTTTATGGGGTGTATCTTTTATTTACCGCTAAATCGAAATCAAACAATCCCATGTCAAAAATAAAGAAGAAAGGAGGATTTTCACATGAAAAAAGGTGTTTTCAATGCTTTAATGATGAATTCATTAGAAGCTAGTAATAGTCTATACATACCAGAAGAAGAAATAGCTCTGGAAGCACGTAATGCTAACCTTGATAAGTTCTTACGTATTAATAAATCATCTATATTCATAGGTGAGAAATCTGCTACAGAACCAGTTCTTATTTATTCAATGTTAGATACATATCAAGATACTCTAAATATGTATGGAGATCTTATAAAACGTAGATCTAATCTAATAGTTAATAAACTTAGACTATATTATATGCCAAAATTTATTCGTATGAAAGTAATAAATCGTACAGTAATCGCTAATCTTGCATCAGAAATGAATAATATTAAGAAGATGCGTGCTGATTATGGATTACAAAATGTTACTAACTTACCTAATATGATTAAAACTAACATGAGTACAGTAGTAGACATGTCATGGATAATTCAAGCTATTAAAGAAAAGACTATAGATATAAATCTTAGACTTAATAAAAAGTATAGAACTATGCTTCTAGAAATATTAAAGCAAGAAATAACTAAAATACCTGGATACGAAAATAATATCGTATATTTCAAATATCCTTTTATTAGAGATACTGGAATGAAATTGAGCATTATCGAAGGAAAAATGCAGCCAATGTTCAGACCTAGTATGTTATTTATAGAATGGTTTTATAACGAACCAGATGCTTTTAAGCAATTCTTAACAGACAATAAGTTAACATTTGTATTTGAGGGCCAAGATAGGAAAGTAATGATTCTATCTGGAAAACCTAATTATGTAAATATGATGCAATTTAAACCAAAATTTGTACTACGTAATTTACATATGCTAGATGGTGCTAAAGAAGAAGATATTATGCTTGATGCTGAAATGCATAATGAACTTAAAGATGAAGAAGATGGTCTTGTAATACATTACGATGATGAAGTGTATGAAAATCCTAAAGTTCCAGTTGTAAATGATCCAGAATCAACTAATTTAACTAAAACTGATAATATAGATGATAAATCAAAGTCTGTACAAGATGAAAAGGTTAAAGCTGGTAATATTAAACCTATAAGATCAAATGTAATTAAACCTGAAGATAAAACTAAAGTTGTGACTCCAGAAGTAGCTAAAGCCGGTAATTCTAATGTAGTAAATGAACCTAAAAAACCAACTAAACCTGGAAATCAAAAAGATGATAAGCTTGATGAAGTAGATATTATATTGGATAAAGAAAATAACTCTATAGCTGTAGACGATGATGAACCAGTAAAAACAGTAGCTGATCTTAAGAAGAAACAAAATAAACCAGAAAGAGTTATAGACGCTAATGATATAGATGAATCTTCTAACATATCCGAAGATGATCTTGATGCCATAAATGGTATTAATAGATCTGAAGTTAAGTTTAATAATGAAGAAATTACTGATGATATAATTGATATTGAGATAGCTGATAGTAATGCTAGTAAAAAGGCTGCAGTTAAAGACTATTTTAAAGTTATAGAAGATACAAAGTTATCTAAAGAAGAAAAAGCTGCAGAATTATTAGAAGTTCATAACTATTCTAACTTAAAAGATTCGGTAGAAACTCCACAGATTAAAAAGCAACGTATAAATATGATTAAATCTTATAATAAATCTATAGAAGATAGTATTGATATTATTAAGAAACATAAATTACGTGAAAAATCTCTTGGAGTTAGTGATACTAATAGTCCATATAATAAGAGTAGTACATTTAGACTTAATGAACAGTATAAAGAAAGTCTTCAAGATATAGACTTAGAAAATATACTTAAAGCTCCAATGAACTTTAGTTATCCTATATTATTAAAGAATTGGAAAAAGAAAGATATAAGTTCTAGAGAGTTTAAAGGGTATGAATTAGAACTAGAATATGAATCTCATAATGGGGAACCATTGAAATTTAATATTATAGTTCCAGAAACTCTTGAAGGTGGTAACTTATTTATTGGAGGTAATAATAAATTATTATTACTTCAAAATACTTCTAAACCTGTAATTAAACAGGATAATACTGTCGTAGTTACTACGGCATATAATAAATCTATAATAGAACTTAATGGTGTATATCTTAGTACAAGATTAAAACTTGTAGTTGAGACTATTAAAAGATTTATAAACCAAAGAAAAAACACTGGTGTCAGAGTAAAAACTACTACTGACTTAGGTGATTTTATTTATAATAACCTTGTAAGTATAAACTTAGTGCATCTTAATAAACACTATAGTGGAATACTTACTGAGAATATAAACTTAGATTTTCGTGGAATTAAAGGACACGAAAAGAATGGACTTTCTTATTTAGGAACATACTTCGGTAAAGAAGTATATCATAGCCCAGATGAAGATTATATTGCATTTAATGGTAAAAAATATGACTCACTTACATTTATAGCTAATATTATTAAAACTATGGATGAAAAGTTATGGGATAAATGTATGAAATCTTCTACTACTAATAGTTATATATCTGTTCCTACTGCAACTATAATGGGTAAACACTTACCAGTTGTAGTTGTAATTCTATGTGCTATTCCTCTTAAGGAATTACTAGAACGTATGAAGAAAGAAAATAATTTAGAATATTGGATAGTAAATAAGAAATCTATTCCAGAACGTATGAAAAATAATGCTAACTTTGGTATTATTGAATTTAAAGACCAATATGTAGTTCTTAAATATAATAACTTATTAAATGAACTATTATTTGGTTTCTTAACACATTATGATTTTACTCAATATGATGAGTTTGATATTACAAACTTACTTAAAGAACTTACTGGTAACAGTAATACTGCCATATATATAGATAACTTCGTTGATGCGTTTATAGATCCAATTACTAAACGTGTATGCGAAAGTTATAATATTCCTAGTGATTTTGCTGGTATATTTATATATGCTATATCTTTATTTACATCATATAAAGTAGTTTATAAATCAGATATACGTAATTATAGACTTTCTACACAAGAAGAAACTATAATGCGTGTATTATATTCGGCAATTGCTAAACCAATGTCTGAAGCTGTAGCACGTATGAAACGGGGTGCACGTCCTCGTATTGAAATAAAGCCTACTGCTATATTAGAAACACTTAATAACTTACCTACAATGAGTGAAGCGAATGGACTTTCTGCTTTCCGTAACATTGTAGAAAGCAATGACGTTTCTATTAGAGGACATAATGGTATAAATGAAGAACGTGCTTATAATACAAAACTTAGAATGTTCAACGTAAATAACTTTGGTACTGAAACTTGTGGTACATCATATAATAGAAATGCTGGTATAACTAAACAGCTTCCATTTGATAGTACTATAAAAGATCTTACTGGAGATTATGAACATCATGACAATGCAAAAGAGTTAACTAACGCTTCTGCAGATGGATTTATTGACGCATTTGTTCCATATTCTTCTTCTGACCATGCTGTTAGAAGACTAATGCAATATGGGCAATTTAAACATATAAGACCAGTAGTCGGAGCAGATCCTATGTATGTTAGTACCAGAGCCGATGAGGCTGCTGTTGCTATGAGTAATAAACATGCATATACTGCGAAGGGTAATGGTAAAATCATCAGTGTTGATGATAAGTTTATTAAGATTAAATATGATGATGGAAAAGTTGATGCTGTATCACTTGATAACGTACAACGTAACTCAGATAAAGGGTACTATCTGAAGAATGACTTTATTATGAATGATAAATTCAAATTAGGTTCTAAAGTACGTCCTGGTGATATAATTGCATATAACCCAGAATCATTTAAAAAGAAACCAACAGGGGAAATATCATTAGCTGCAGGAGCATTAGTATGGGTACTAACTTGTGACTCTGAGGCTGTATGGGAAGACTCGTGTTTACCTTTTGAAAATCTTAGTAATAAACTTGCGTCTAAAATAGTAAAACGTGTTGCTCGTATCATTGATCTTAATACTGAAATAAGAGATTGGAATATTGATATCGGTAGTAAAACTATGCCGGATACAGTACTTTATAAATACAAAATTCTTACAGATGATAACACAATAAATGAAATGTTTATGAATGCTGAAAATCTGTCTCTTAAAGAAGTAACTGCTCATCATGCTGGAACTATAGTAGATATTCGTGTTTATTATAGGGAAGGACGTAATGTTACTATGAGTCCGTCAGTTAGAAAATTTATAACTGCACTTAATAGTGTGCATACAGTCCGTAGTAAGATGGATAATCTTGATGATGTGAGTGATAACTTTACTAAAAGTGTACTAGACAAACGTCCACAAAAACTTACACAAGGTAAACAAAGTAAAATTAATGGAGATATAATAGATGATGGTAAAATGCTTATCGAATATAGTATAGAATTCATTAACAAACTTGGAACTGCTGATAAGGTTGTACTTGATAGAGCCTTAAAGGGAGAGCCTACTATGATTGAAAGTGATAGCTTAGCACCAGTTGGAGCTGAGACTGGACGTAAATGTAGTTTAATGTATAGTACATATAGTGTACTAGCCAGAATGTGTGGAGGCCTAGAGTTACATGGAGAGTTATTAAGTATATTAATGCACATTGCGTGTAAAAATAGACATATTCTTGGTATACCTGCAGAACCTGGAAGTATACTAGACTATAAAAGTAGTAAAGAAGTTATATCAGGTAAATATAAGTATAGAAAGAAATAGGTGATATGATGAATATATTTCAAATTATTGAAGAAATATCAACAGAATCGATTGGAAATAAACTTTATGATAAAATAGAAAAAGTTAGTGGAGTATCTATTCCACAGGATCTTAGAGATTATTTAGACGATTATAATAAAAACTTTAAAGATCCTAAATTTGATGGTGTTGATATAATACCATTAAAGGAAAGTAGTAAACACAATATATTTACAGAAATTAAATATCATAAAGAAGAAAATGGTATAAACTTTGTACCTATAGAAGCTATAGGTAATGGTGATTATGTAGGAGTTATGGATACTGGTGAAATCGGTATTTATAATCACGAAAATCATAAAGTTAAAAAAGTTGCGGATACGTGGACTAAATACTTGGAAATGTAAATAAATTTTAAATAAATAGGAGGATTAAATTATGTCGACATTATTTAATGCAATAATTGAAGAAATGGAAGTAACTCAAGCTAAAGAAACTTGGGATGCTTATTGGATGGAAGCCATTAAAGAAGCTGAAGATATGGAAAACTCTGAAATATCATTTGAATCTATCGTAGATGGAGACAATGCTGTTAAAAAGGGATTATCTGGAATAGTAAGATGGGTATCATCTTTAGGTTCAAATAATAGAAAACTTGCATTTGATATGAGTATATTTGAAAAAATAGATAAAAGTAAAATATCTAAAGATGTAACTGGAGTAGCTACTCCTGAATATGTTAAGACTTTTACTGATTGTATTAATAATATGAAATTATTAAATGAAGCTGATATAGCTAAAATAAAGGAAATTGCAGAAACTTTAAAGAAAGATCCAAAAGCTCCTAGAAATTTCTTAAGAGGAGTATCTTTAGTTTTATCAATCTTAAGTGGTATATCTGCTGCTTTTAGAATAGCTGGTGCAAGAACATCTATAGCATTTCTAACTGCACTTGGTATGTCAACAGGAGCTGCAGCAGCTAGCACAATAATTGGAATTTTAGGTTCTATATTATGGACTTGGTTATGGTATTTTATTAGTAAAAATAATATTGATGGTGCTTCTACTAGTAAATCTGAAGTTAATACATTATTAGATATATTAGCAAAACTTCAAAATCATATTATAGGTATAGAAGGTTCAGAAATAACAGATGCATCATTTAGTAAAGTAGATTCATTAACAGCATCTATTAAAGCGCCAGCTGCAACTACAATAACTGTAGCAGATCAAAATAAAGTAGCAGATATGTTATTAGAAGTGTCTAAAGCTAAAGATCAAGTTAAAAATTCAATACCAACTATTAATAAACAAGGAGCATTAGGATCATTATATTCAATTGGATCAGAATTCAAAAGAGGATTTAAAGGAATAGATCAAGATATAGTTGATAAATGTAATAAAATTATAACATTAACTACTAAAGTTAATACTTATATGGATGCATTAGCTGGAGCTTCTAAAACTATAGCTGCTGATATTAGAAAATGGTAATTGGAGGTACTATATGTCTATTTTTAACTTAATTGAAGAAAATGAATTAGAAAATATTAAGTTACATAATGAACAGATGTATACTGAATCTATAAACTCTCTTCCTGAAGGGGAAGAGGAGTTTATATTCGAATCTATTATAGAAAATGAAGGTTGGTTTAAAAAGATCTTTAGAAGTATTATAAGATTCTTTAAATTTAGAAATGCATCTAAAGTTGAGTATGATTTGAGTGTACTTAAAGATGTAAACCCTAATCTAGTTAGTTCTGAAAATAAAAGTATTCATGTTAGAGAAGAAACGTTAGCTTTATTAAAAGAAATTCTAGATAGAGGTAAAGATGAAAATCAAGATTTAGCTAGAATAGTAGGTGCTAATAGAAGAGAATTAGCTGACTACAACAAGTTCATTAATGAAGCTTTACCTGGATGGTTTAGAAGATTAGTTAGATGGTTACCTAACTATAAACCAGATGATCAATTAACTCATACTACAACTATGTATATAGCACTAGGTAATACTACATATATGAGTACAACTGTAGAATATGTATTGAAGAAAAGATTAGATAGAGATACATCTGTTATACTTAATGTAATGGCTAAATGTATTAATAGTTTAGCTGGAAATAGTGTAGGAGATGATACGAGAATAACAGAAACTACACTTAAAAAATTAAATGAAATATATGATAGATTAAGACAATCTGATAATAGTCAATATAATGCTACACCAGAGCAACAAAAGAACTATGCGGATTTCATTAAAAAGTACCAACCAGAGTTATACTCAAGTGCAGCTGTAATGAGAGAATTATCGGTTGAAAGACCTGTTAGAAAGTCAGAAGTGTTATATGAAAAATTTAAAAAGTATACACAAGATCAAATAACAAAGGATAACGCTGAAAAACTTAGTGAAATAATAGATGCATTTGATATTCTTCAAAAAATAAATGAAAAATTAGCTGATATCTTTGGTAAGATAATTAAAGATATGAGAACAATGTAAAGAGAGGTGATAAGTGTGGCTAACATATTCAACATAATAGAAGAAATTGAACATGATGAACTAGTGTCAGGTTTAGAATCTTTGAGAAAAGAAATTGAAGAGTATTGTGGATTTGATGTATATTTTGAATCTATAGTATCTGGTGATAATGTAATTAAGAAGTTTCTAAGTAAAATTGGTAAGTCTATAAGTACATTTAGCAATGATGGTAAGATAAAATTTGATACGTCTGTATTTGAAAAAATAGATAAATCTAAAATATCTAAAGATGTAACTGGAGTAGCTACTCCAGAATACGTTAAACCATTTTATGAAATTATAGTAAGAGATCCAATATTTACTAACTCTGATTTAAATAGATTAGCTATATTAACTGAAAAAGTAACTACTAAAAATAGCGACCTTGGAACATTTGCTAAGTTTTTATCAAGTATATCAGGAGCATTTAGTTGGTTTTTCCTTATTACTGGAGTACTTGGAGCCTCAGTTCCAAGAGTAATTGTATACGTAGCATTAGAGATTATATCTTTAGTATTACGTGCATATAGTAATAGTGATGCTAAATATACTACTGAGAAAATGACAGATGATCAAGTTCATGAAACATTAGATCTAACTTGTAAATTATTTAATTCATTAATTGGAATAAATAGTACAACGATAGATGATAAGAGCTTAGATGCTGCTGATAAAATAATAGCATCATTATCTAACCCAACTCAAACTACAATATCAGTAGAAGATCAAAAAGAAGTTGCTAATATGCTATTAGAAGTAGCTAAAAAGTATAGTCAACAAAAACGTGAAGTAACTAGATACACTATGGATAAATCATATTTAAAGATATTTAAAGAATTTATGTCAGATGTTAAAGTTACTGATAGACGTGTTAGAGATTTAGATGATTCTATGCTATATAAAATGGATGGTATCATAAGTATGGCTACTAAACTTACAAAATTATCAGATAAGATGGCAGTTGCATCAAATACAATTATGCGTGACATTAGAAACTGGTAGGAGGACATAAATGAATAAAGGAATATTATCATCAATATTTGATGATATTGAAAACATGAATAATATTCCTCAAGATGAATTCAAAACTTGTTTGGAATCTATAGAATCTGATTTAGCAGAATTGGATTCTATAGACCAATCTATAGAAGAAGCTGAAAAAGCTAGTTTTGAGTCTATTATAGAGGATATTAGTTTATTTAATAGTGTGATAGCTTATAGAAATATTAAGTCTGGAGTTGCATTAGAAAGCGTTAGTTCTGAATTTGGTATAGCTAATGAAGGGATTAAAGAGATTGCTGAAAAAGGTATAGATGCTTTAAAAGCTATGGGTAAAAAGATATTAGCTGCAATTAAATCATTTATATCATTATTTAGATCTGATAAGAAGGTTATTAATGATCTAGATAAAGAGGTAAAATCATCAGATGAAACATTTAAATACGATCTTTATGATTTTACATTTTTATTATATATGATACTAGTTTATGGTGAATTATTTCAATATAAATCGCCAATAACAATAAATATAGATAATTTTGATCCAATTTTCAAAGATGTTATAATAGATGCAACATCTATAGCCGATCATTATAAACCGAAAGATGATTATACAGAACTTCTGATGGATATGTTAGAATTTAAAATAGATCCTAACGCATTAGAAGAATATTTAAATAGAGCTAAAGATACTGCTACAAAAATTTCTAAAGATGTACCAGAAAATTTCGATTATAAGAAAAATGCTATACATTTAATAGAAATATATAAAAATATGGATCTTGAATCAAAATTGAATAAGATTATTAAAACAGTAGAAGATTCTCTTAAAGCTGCTGAGAAAAATATCGGAGATTCAAAAGAAACTGATAAAATTGAGACTATACAATTTATTAAACTTGCATATACTTCAATTCTTAGTATTAAATCATCATATCATAAACTGGTTAGACTATTGGTAATATCATGTAGAAAATATATTAAAGATTATAAAAAAGAATTTCCGAAAAAATAAAAAAAAAGAATATACCCCAATATAGAATTATATCTATATTGGGGTTATCTTATTATTTACTACTAGAATCTACAAATACTATCACTATTATCCAGAAGATAATATTTAGTATATATGCAGCTAGGTGACGTTGTAAGTTGCTCGTTATCACCAGGTTAATATCATTTAACCATTTTAAAGCTATATTTATACCTACAAATACAGCTAATACTATGGTTATGATAAAAAGGCCTAATAATAGACCTTTTATTAAATTCATCATACTTATCACACTCCTGCCATTAACCATAGTAATGCTACTAGCACTATTCCACCTAATATTATAGTAGTCATAATTTCTGCGATTCTCTCAAAATTGAAAATCACAAATAATATAATAGCTATTACAATTATCCACCAGATCATTTACATCACTTCTCCTTTTCTTATTAAAATATAAAAGAGGGAATAATCATTTCTAACTATTCCCTCGTAGTTTCTTAAATTTCTTCTATTCTTGGTTTTTGTGGAACATAATTCAATTTATGCTCTGAATTTAAAAATGTTCTAGTTATTATGATAATCATATCATCTAGAGCAGTTGTACAGTCAATGTCTAATTTTGTACAATCATCCCAGATCTTATTGATCTGGTTATCTGTCCAAGCTCTTCCATTCTTTTTCTTTAGTATAATTTCTTTATCTTGAATTATATTAAGAATTATACTTTTAAAGTTTACCTCTCCTTCTAAACCAGTTTCATAATACGAATTCAAATCTAGCATCTTACGATATTCAGTAAAATTATTATATATTTCTATATAATTACCCATTCTATCGCATTTTAATTTTTTGATAACGTCTTTTCTCATACTTATCACTCCTTTATTTTGTTATATCTATACTAGTATATGTAATCGTTAAAACGCTATCTCTTCATTCCTTCGTATACTCTTGGATTTTTCTATATTACCATTATTAATACAATTAAATTGATAATACCTATGGTAAACATATATACTAATGGATAAAAATTATATACAGCTAATACTAATCCAAATATAAATAATGCTAATGATATCCAACCCCATTTAACTAAATTTTCACGAGACCATTTCACAATATATCCCTCCCTATAAATATATAAATGTTAATATAAGTACAACTATCATAAATAAACTAAACGAACCAAATATAGATATATTTTTTCCATATCTAGCCCTAACATTATAAGGTTTCCATATATTTTTCTCATATAATTCTTTATTATCCTTAACAAGTGTAAATCCAATATATATTAATCCAAATTCAACTAACATCAGTGATAACTTACCCATTATTAATCCTCCCCGAAATACTATAACTCACAATCATAAGTTATATTTTTTAAATTATAATAGTTTTTTAAACTTTTTCCTTTAGTTTTTGTATAATTTTCAACTTTAATATCATACTCAGTCCATTTATCAATTACATCAGTAAATCTTCTTGGTATCATCTGTTCCATTATATAATCTCTATATCCGTCTTTATCGAGACATACTATAAATTTAAATCTAGTTTTAACACCATGAATGCTATTAAATCTATGGGTAATTCTATTGATATACATATTTAAATCCATCTTCATAGTATCTTTATCTCCTTTGATAAACTCTTTAATTGATTCATTGTCATATTTTCTATTTTATCTACTAGCTTTACTCTCTCATTCGCTAATAATATAGAAAGTATTACTAGTTTTAACTTCTTATATTGACTCATTTTTATCCCCATTTCTTCTTAATGATCATAACTGCTATATCTACTAATCCATAACCAATAAGTATCCCTAAACAGCCATAAATAGCATAAATTAAAAAGTTCTTTAGTTTCATATTATACACCTTCTTCTCTTTTTATCTCTTCTATAGCTATTCTAACAACTTTGGTTATATTATCTTCACTTAATTTATTATCCAGTGATGACTTTATTATATTTTTAAAATCGTCACTTTCTAATGCATCATTAACAGCTTTATCTACAATATTAGTAGATGCTAATAATCTAAGTCTTTCCTTACCTTCTTCAATCTCCTTAGTTAATTCTTCTATTTCTTTACGAAACTCTATTTGTTTCTTCTTAAGATAAATAACTAATGCCGATATTAATATTATTATACAAATAAGTGCTATTGTAAATCCATTACTCATATTTTCACCATACCTTTCCTAAATATTCCTTTTTTATTTATTATTCCAATTATCTAAATACAATAATGCAAAAATTACTAAAATTCCTACAATCGTTCCAGTAATCATAATACCCTCCTAAAATCAATTTTAAAGCCTTTATAAGCCATTTTAACGCATTCTATACGTATAACTGATAACTTAATCACATTTATATTTAAACGCTTAAATTATACCATTATAATGAGTTATAATAGATACCATATCTGCCGTAGTATTGTGTTTACTATTAAATGCATCTATTAATGACTTAATATTAACATCATAACTCTCATATTTAATTTTCTCATTATGATCCATATTAAATGAATCTATATCTATAATACGTTTCTTTCTTATTTGACCTTCTATTCTTTTACAAGTTTCTATAAAGTCATCATATCTACTAGATTCTATTCTATCTGTTAGTAATAATAACAAGAGTAATTATTAAAGATAATATTACTATACATGATATCATTATTAATATATTTGACCTATTACCAATTACTTCCATTTATCCTCATTAAATGCCATTTAAACGCTCTAATACGCGTTTTAAGACGTTTTAAACTATTAAATGAACATTTTATAAGCTTATTTATTAAATCGTTATAAACACTGTATAAACGATTAAAATATCTATACATTTTCCATTAGTAGTTTAGTTAAATATAATATAACAACTCCTATCCCAAACCATAATACAGATTTACACTCTATCTCTGGCTTATATTTATAGTACGGATATCTCCTACATCTTTGATATTCATCATTATAACCACTTGATATTGCTAGACATATTAAAAATATTGAAAATCCTATTATCAGTATTACACCTTTTAACATTTACCCACCTCTTAATATTTTGCTGTACATAAAGGTTTGGAGAAGGTATTACCCTTCTCCAAATTTTAACTTATGTCCAATTCCTTAAATACTTTAACCAAATACTCGTTATCAACATTTTTAATAATGCTGTCGGTATTTTCTATTTTCTTCTTAAACTCTGCTATAGCTCTATTATATACTTTTGTATTTCTATCTACAATAGCATTTAATATCTTACAAAGTTCAACATATGCTGGATGTTCTTTATTAATTCTACTACCTCTACATTTAGGATAGTCAAATTTCATATAGAGTTTTATTTTATTAGAGTTATTATCACTAATAGGAAAACTAAGCATCGCTACATATGTTTCTTTCCTTCTAAATTTAATGTATTTACCTATTATTGTAGTTCTAGCAATAACATTATGAGTAAATACGGCATCTTTAGCTATTTCTAGTATACTGTCGTCTGGAATCTTATTCCTTTTTATAAAAGAATTTACAAATTCCTTAACCTTTTCATCTAATATAGTAATCAGATCTTTATCATATACTTTTGCAGACTTAAGAAGTATACCAATACTTACATTTCGCAAGTCTTTTTGACATTCTCTCAAGTATTGATATAATTCATCTGTTATTAGCTCTTCTTCTGCTAATATTGATATATTTGATGCAAACATATCATATTCGTCTATCTTACCTCTATATAATTGTACATCCATGTGCTTATCTTCCTTTATATATTTATTTTGTACTAAACTGTTATATGTCTATATGTCCACCCACGAGCAATATCATATATTAGATATAATGGAAGACCTAAATCTATTGCTATTTTATTAAGTCTTTCACCATTTTTAATTCTAGTTTTAATATTAAATACAAGTTCATCACTTAAATACGATTTTTTCTTTACAAATTTCATTGCATGGGCAACATTTTCTCTTTGAGAAATATACTCAAGATTTTTAAGAGAATTATTATGTTTATTAGCATCAATATGATTTATAATCATATCTGGAGCTTGTGGACCTAAGAATGTATGAGCTACTATCATATGAACTTTGCATCTAATAGGCATGTTATTATCATTCATAAGGTCTACACTATAATATCCTCTTTTATCATCGAATGGAATTAGCTTTCTACCAGTAGATTTACGAAAAATATTTCCATTTTCATCTACAACATACTTACTAAATTTAGTACCTCTGAAAATACATTCTCTTTCCATACTAAGCTATTTCCTTTTCTCCATCTAATTCTACAGTAGTTATATTAGCTTTACCTCTCATTGCTAAGAATAAAGTCATATAACCTCCTTCTATTAGACTATGTTTAGGACTCACTTCTCCTCTAATTGGATTAAATGTTATTCTATACGGGTTAAGTGCTAAGAAGATAGATAATGCTATATCTCTATGTAGTGTAAATATACCACAAGAGTCCCCGTCCTTATCTCCCTTAAAGTTCCCATCTAATGTAATGTCATTAATTCTCAATACATCTTCTTCAGTAAGTCCAATACATTTTAAACTTATTTGACTTCCGAAATAAATATTAGGAGCTCTATATAATAAGAAATAAGCCCAATTATTTTCTATCATATCTGATAATACTTTATCCATTATATCTTTATCTTCTTGAATAGGAATATTTTCTCTCATTCTTGCAAGATTCTCTGGAGTAGCTCCATGTTTAAGATATAAATCCATATAATCATTTTGAGTTATTTCTCCAAATGATTTATAACCCATAGTGAATACATCCAATCTAGGATTATCTGTAAGTCCACTAACTATAAAACGGCCACTATTTGGCATACGTCCACCAAAAAGAACAGATCTTATAAGACTTTCTTTATCATCAAGAAGTTCAACGTATATCTTCTCTTTAATATCGTTAAAATTCTCACTAATAGTAGAAAGCTTCTTTAAGATATCCTTACTACTGCTATATTCTATACTAGTAGCATTTATTTGATCTGCTAAACTAGATATTTCTATATAACATTTATTAATTGGATGGGTTTGCATATTTTGACTTCCATCCAATTTATTATTTAGACTAAAATGTCTAAAATTCTTACTAAGTACTGGTATATAATAAGTCATTGCATTTCCTATATGTTTTAAGAACTTTTCTACAAAATCTTCTTGCACATAATATCTTATAAATGCTTCCAATGACTTATCATCTTGTAAATCTAATAAAGTCCACCTATTCTCTTCGCCTTTTCTAATTCTAAAGTTAGTAAGGTTATTCATAATAATTTGCTTTAATGATTTACTATCTTTTTTAGTTTTAAATATAGAAGCTTTCTGTTTATCCTTATCTTTAATATCTAATTTACGTAGATGTTTAAGAAACACATCAAACCAATAAGGATTAAATATTCTATATTTAAGTCTAATCCATCCACGAATCTTCTCTACAAGAGTAGTTTCGCCTTTACAATGTGGACATATAATCCCGCTTCTAGAACCAACTGTTTTCCCACATCCACAAGCAAATCTCTTCTGCTCTACAGACTTAGGGTCATCATCTCTTGGCCCAAAAAGATAACTATAAATACCAGTACTATCAACCATACTGTCAATATCAACCAATGTTTTAATATTATACGATACAGAAGTATCAATATCAAAACCTATACCACTCTTAATATCCTCTTTATATAACTCATTTAAGTTTGAAGTGGTGATTTTTAGTGCAAATTTAATACCTTCTTTTTCCTTGTTCGCATTTGAACGTTTAGCGTTAATTTCTAGTAATTGCCTATAATCATCTAGAACCTCACTAAAAGAACGAATTGTGCTGTGCTGTTGCATTCCCATACATTTTCCTCCTAATACATTATTTTTTGGATAATGTTATCAACATTTATATCACCCAGTACATTATAATCGATATTTCTGATATTATTAACTAATGCTCTTTTAATTCCATGTTTCTTAACAGGCGTTACATTTTTAATAAATATCTTTTCACTTTGAACTTTAGTAGACCCGTATATAGTACTAGTTCTACTTGTAACATTAAGTGCATAATTAAAATATACAACTTTTTCATTGTCCTTATCATCTTTATCGTTATAATACGCATACTCTACTAATGATATCATTCTGTCATTAACATCATCTGAATATATCTTCTTTTTACTTCTGTACATTTCAACTAATCACCTATTTCAAAAATAAAAAGAATTATATCATGCTTGAAACTACATTAGTATATGTAATTATTCATATGATAAGATTCTTGTTTAATTATTTTCACTTAATTTCTTTTGTTCTGCTACTTGCACTGAATTATACGCTTCTATTTGAGGCATAAGTATAAGAGTTCTAAATTCATCACAATATTTATCTATAGATTCTTCTCCAGCTTCTTGCACAAGTATTTCTTTAATACCGTTTACAAGATCTTTGCAGCTTTTATCTAAATCTAAGTCTCTCATTATTCCAGATAATACTCCTAAAGCTTTACATATTAAACTATATTCTGGTAATGCTTTGTTATTCTTGATTTGTATCAAGTTCATTATAGACTCACCGCTATAATTCATTGCACTCATACTATCATCTGGTTTAGATATTTCTTGTTTAAGACTAGCATATGGAGTTTCTGCTATTTCTTCAGATTTACCAGTTATTTCACTTTCAACTGGAGCTACGAAGAATATTCTAGTAGCAAATAATCCACTAACTTCTATTAAGTCATTTGCCATTTCTATTAAAGTAGAAGGTACTTTAAGTCCCATTTCTGCTATTAAAGTATCTACAGGTTTATTTTCTTTTAAATGGAATGGTAATAATGCTAATAATGTTCTACTTAATTCTATAAGTAACATTTGAATTCCTTCATATATAAATGGAGTAGTTTCATTTCCACATATAGTTTTCATCTTAGGAATATCTTTAGCTAAGTTAAATAAACTATTAACTGTTTTAATTAACTCTTCATCTTCTTTATAAACAGCATTTACAGTTGCAATAGCATCGTCTACGAATTTAAACATTTTAGATTTTCTAAAATCTCCAGTTAAATCTAATGATTCTGGATTAGTTTTGTAGAATAATTCCATATTAGACACATATGTATTTGCATAGTTTGATATAATTTCAACCATATTTAAACAATCTGCTTCACATGGTAATTCTTCTACACCACCTTCTAGATTACTAAAATCTGCTGCAACTCCAGCTTCATCATCAGCTGAATAATAATCTGAACTCATATCGTCTTCTGGCAATTCTTCTCCAGATGTAGCTTCTGGATCTACTGGAACATCTCCACCTTCTGGAGGCATATCATCCATTCCTTCATTCCAATCCGCGTCTACTTGTTCTTCAGGTATTTCTTCTGGCGGTAATTCATCATTTGCGTTTAATTCTGTTTCTAAATCTTCAAACCCAATTCTATATTTATAATCAGGGTGAGTCATATGACATTCTACACCATATTTCTCATTTAATATAGATTTCATTAATTTTCTATAATTCTTATTCAATTAGTACACCTCCTATGAAAGTTTCTTAATTCTTAATAATTCTGCTAAATCTTTTTGAAGTTTTGAAGCTTCACTATTAAATTCAGATGCTGTTCTCTTAGTGAATATAGGACTTCTATTCATACTAGCTGTAATTGTATCTGTATTTATATCATACACTCCAATACTCATAAGAGGTAAATTATTATACATCTTATTAACAGTACTTCTATTCATAATATCAAATCTAGCATCTTGTAACATTTCAGCAACGTTATTACTCATAAGTATATTAACAAATGGTTTCTTAATATCAGCTACTGCATTCATATTATCATTAAGAACTTTAGCTGCAACTTTATTACCTTCGCTACTAGCAGCCTTTATAGCTTCTTTAGATTTAAAAGTAAATACAGATTTAAGTTTTTCCCACCAACTTCTACTAGCATCTTGAGCAGCTTGAAGTATTCTGTTATTTTGTTTAATAAACATTTGAGCTATCTCATTAGCTGGTACAACTTTAGGTATAACTTGTACTCCCATCATATACTTTTTAGTATGAGCTTTAGCACCATTATCAAGTAATATAGTAACCTCTGCTTCTACATATGTAGGTACAGAACCAGTAGCACTTTCTCTCATAACAGCTTCTTCCATAGATACTTTAAATTTGAAATGTTTATCTAAGTTTTCAATAAATGCTTCAGCAAAGTTATCTATAACTTGAGATCCATTAAATTTTCTACTAAATACGCTATCACCTATAGTTTTATAAGCTTTCTTAGCTTTATCAAATTCTACAGAGTCGAAGCTAGTCATAAATGGAAGCTTTCTATATAAGTTTGGAGTATTAGCTGTAAGTCTTCCTTCTATAGAACTCATTATTAAACTTCTAACTGTCATAGCATTGATAACTTCTAATGATTTACAATACATGTTTCTTACATCAATTGGTAAATCATCAGACACTACACATATTAAAGTAATAACATTTGATCCTAGTGGCATTGCACCTTTAGGGTTATTCAACATATCCCAGAATGTAAATAAAACGTTTGTTACAACTGGTTCAAATACTCTGTAAGCAGATCCTACTAAATCTCTTACCCCAGTAGCAACTGCTCCACGCATCATTCCTACGAAATCCCCGTTATCACGTACATTTGGAGCACCTTGATAATGGACGTGACTATGAGTGTCTGCGCTATTTCTAGTAGAATAATCATACCTATTTTGGTTTCCATCTACGTTAGTAGTATTATAAGTATCGTCTTCCATAGCAACTTCATCTTTATTAACATCTTCAGTCGCAGTTTCAAGATTCTCATTAGTTTCATTGATTTTTTCATCAATGTTAAGATTATTGGACATAAAAATTCCTCCTTTTTAAAATTTCTAACAGGGGGTTGTTTTTAACAAAATGGATAAAAAAACTGAGGTTACCCCCAGTTTATACGTAATTATTTCCATTGTCCTACAGGTTTTACCATATTTGGTACCAAGCTTTGACCAACTACTTCAGCAGTTTCTACTGATTGGTATCTGTTAGGTGTAACATGTGGCTCTACATTATTTGCTAGGTTCATCATGTTGATAAATTTATTTATATCTTCTGGAGTCATAGTTCCAAATGAATTATTAGGTGTAACATTTGCAGCTAATTTAGCTTCTTCTTGTGCTTTAAGAGAAGCTATTAATTTATCTCCTTCTTCTGATAATAAGTACTCTGCATAGCTATCAATCTTTACAACTTTATCATTATATATAATAGTATTTATTATACTCATGAAGTCGAACGTTGGTATTCCAAAATAATTAATTATATTAAAATCTTGGAATTGAGTAGCATCTAAATATCTATTGAAACTATTATCAAATTTAAAGTACTCTCTTACTTGTACTTCATTAAATTGAGCATATTTTTCATCATTTATAACAGCTTTAATTTTATCAAGTATTTCTAATACTCTCTTGAACTTTCTTTCTACTAGCAATGCATCAAAATTCTCATTATTTGTATCATATATTGTTCCTATTTCACTGTATGATGCTTTAATTAAATCTTCAACTTTCCCAATGTAAACTAATTTATCTTCTTTATTTATATTCATTTTAATCCTCCTATTTATCTTATATTTTAAATATATTATGTCCACTAAAGTAGTGGTCAAACAATTCCGGCATATATGTGTACATTTCAGATAATCTACGTATATCTTCAGTACTTTCATTTTTAAGTTTATATAAAACCAAAGACTCTAAATTACTAGCATCTTTAATTTTGGCTATTAATACTATATTAAATACAGTATTTAATGCCATTTGCGTTAAATCATCTTTATTGATATTCTTATTCAAATCCTTATATGTTTCCCATATATATTCTATAATTTTAGTATATTTGTTATTGATTAATTCTTGACGTATTAGTACAATATGTATCAATTCATTAACTATATCATCTTTAGATTTGTCTAAGTTATCAGACAAGTCTTCTATTTTACTAATTTTAAATTCAGTCAATAGCTTTTTCTCAATAGCGTACAAATATCCATCATTAATTACAATATTAGTACTAATTTTTAAACCTAGCAAGCTTCTAGATATTAAATCATCAGTATAATCAAATATCTCAGAACTTTCACTTGGATCACAAGAATCAAGATCAATTCCTTTTTGTTTTGCAATAACTTTTTGTAAACATTTTAGATATTTGTCATAATCATGTACTTCATTTGTTAATAAATCCATAGATCCAAATATCTCCATATATTTCTCATTTATCATAACTACACTCCTCTAATACTTTCTACCATAGCTCTATTTGTATTGAATAACTTTAATTCATCTTCAGCTGTTTCAAATACTAGGTCTATTAGAAATAGTTCAAATCCTGTTACTCCACCCTTATAACGAAGTTTAAATACCTCCATATAATCAGATCTTGTGTAACTATTTACTACAAATTTTAAGAAATCTGATATGAATTTTCTAGATGATAACGACATACCATTATAAACACAACGATCATTTTCTATATAAGTAGCTATATCATCACATAGACGTGTTATTAATACCTTATTAACAGCTATAAGTTCTGCACATCTATCTGAGACTTTATTTATATCTATAGAATCTAAATCCAGTCCTGATTTAACTAAATCTATATCTACGTTTTTAGATTGAGTATGTACCAAATAAGATAGTTCTACATTATCCTTATATAACATTAATCCACTAATTGGAACATTCTTAAGAGGTTTCTCATACTCTATACATGAACTAGCTACTTGAAATAATATATCAGATGGAGTATCTGATTTATGTTTATGTTCTAATAAATTGTATAAATTTTCTCTAAGTGCTTTCACATCTATGGATGCTAAGTATAGCTTAGTAAACATTTCAGTTAAAATAGTTTTATTCATTTTTCCTCCTATTTATTATTTATTTTATTTTTTATTCTATTATTGCATATATCATATATATCATTTAATATATTACTATAATTTAGATTATTAATTACAGCTGTATAATTATAACCAACCACAGTACCAGATATGTTACGATCTCTTAATATTGTATCTAATATTTCTCTAAAATTACTAGTATTCATCATTTGAGCAGCTTCTTTAGTATCAATATAATCTTCATCTGGATACTGTCTCTCATCTATAATTATTTTATTTATAGGTGTGAATGGAACAGGCTCTATATGAAATTCACATATTCTCTTTTTATCCATTTTGTCATCAATTTTAGTCTCAACAGTAATTTCATAATTTGCTAAATTTTTATAAATCATTACAAATTTTATACCATCCATTTAAACCTCCTTGTTGATCTAATGATTTTTTAATCTCATCCATTATAAGATCTCTGATTATATCAGATTTTAAGAATGACTTTATATCATCGTAATTAACAGTATTTTCAAATTCATTAATATTACACATTTTCTTAGTCTTAGATACTCTTACTTGTGTATATGCTGAACCTTCTATATCATTTCCATTTATACCTATTTTTATTGATATAAAATGGTCATAATCTCTATCTACTTTCATATTTCTCCTTTATACACATGACATTCATTTTTCCATTTCTTATAAGCATCTAAATAAATTTCTCCTTTATTCGAATCGTATGTAACCTCATAATACATCATATCTGGTGCTGTTGTACTGATAAGACATTTATGATTTCCTAATAAGCTACAATACCAAACCACATCTCCATCTAATCCACTTTTAATAGACGATTCATCAGTTTTCTCTACCTCCCTATTAAAATAATCAATAACTAGCTCTTTAGCCTTTTCTAGGAATCTTAAACTTCCTAACTTTGTCATATTAATCATCCTCCTTTATATTATATTTTAAAGTTTATGACATAACTTTACTACATTATTATATGTAATTATTTAAAAGTTAATTTTAACGGTAAAAAAAATAATAACCCCGATAGAATTTTATCTATCGGGGTTGATTCCAAGAATATACGAAGGAATCGTTAAATAACTATTTAACGATTACATATACTATAGTAGATATATGTGAAATTATATTCACATCATATAATTTCAAATCCTCATATATTCGAGGTAGGTGATAATAATGATACTACATAATGATCAGTATTATCATGATATGTTGAATAATTATATGGAAAGTGATATTAAAACTTGTAAATATAATTACTATCAACATAACATTAATTTCTATCATTATATTAAAGACATAATGTCATCAATTAAAACTAAGTATGATTTATCTAATGATAATTATATTCCAGTAATGAATTATCTAAATAACAGATTAAATGATACTATAAGAGAAATTGAGTATTATAATCAAAAATGTAATGATTAGAAATTAATCTACTACACTTTTAGAGAAGTTAGTGTATAAAGAAACTTCTCTTTTTTGTTAAAAATGAAATATACATTTCTAGCCTTCCACATTTTTCTTGTTATAAAAACAGTACGATTCCTTCTTTGTCATAATATGAATTTATAAAATCCATTAATACATATATAGATCTAATTATATCTATATCTGAGAAATCTTCATTCCATACTATAAGATTCCATTGTACCACTTTACCATTAACTGTAATTGATAGCACAGATTGCTCAGATAATTCCATAATTCTTTTACGTTTATCTCCTAATAAAGTATAACTTTTATCATCATCAGCACATTTATCACATTCTTTATCTAATTCATTTAATTTATTTCTAATATACATGTAATAGTATTTAGATAACTTTTTAAGCATATCGTTTTTATCATCTCTATAATCATCAAATATATCACTAGTATTTATAAATTTTATTAAATTACTTAGATTTTTATATTTTCCTATCATGATTAAACCTTCTTATTGTCTATTTCATCATAAATTTTATATCCATTATAGCTATTACCTACCACAAGTTTTAAACCTTTCATATTTTTATCTTCATTTGGATTAATAAAGTTAAATGTATAATCATGGTTTTCTATATTAAATGTTACACTACCACTAAATAAAGTATCATTTAGTAATGTAGCTACACTAAATCTATTACCATTTGTATCATTTAATATCATAGTAGGGTTCATAACTCCAGCATCCCAATTTCTTTTGATCATTTCATTTCCATGATAGTATATAATGTCATCTCCATCTAATCCACTCTTAATAACATTATCGTGACTAACAAAAAAAGAATACCTACCAGTTCTATAAAGACTTATTTCTTCTGGAACTGCTATACAGTATTCTTTAAACTCATCCTTAAATTTATAAGGATGATAATTTTCATAATCTCCAACACGTCTCCATATAAATAATGGAATATCTTCTTTATCCTGCACTTTAATATTACTATCATTAAGAATATTACCAGCAGGAACCTTTATTTTCCAGTCTCTTCTCCATCCTGCTGGTAGTGTAAATCTACGTTCTACCTTTTTACCATATCCTTCTTTATATAGAGGAATTGCTATAAATGTTAAATTAGTTATACTTCTGACGTTATAAGGTAATATACATAATGCATTATCTATACTCCAAATTCCATCGGTAACAGTACAAACGTATTTCTCATAGTATCTGTCATCATCATCTTTACAATAACAAATGACTTTCTTTGCAGTACAAGTACCACTTATCTTTCCATTAATATCAAAGCTTGTAATTACTGGTGGATTTAATCTGTCATCAGCACCTCTATTATTAGGAGTATTCTTACTAAGATATTCCATATAAATATCAGTACTGATAATTTCCCACTTAGTATCTGGATAAACTTCAGCTGGATTAATTGATTCATATTCTGGAGTAGGCCATTTATATGCTTTCCAGTTATTGATTATATAGTTATTATGTACCTTTTTAAAATTATCTGTAATTATTAATTTAGGTAATTCTATATAAGGATATTCTGGTCTTGTATTTTCTGGTTGCCATAAATTTTTAGATCCACTTACCCATCTAGGAGCCGCAATAAATCCATTATATGCAGACGGATTTGTATCATCCATTGCTATTACTTTAGATTTATAATCAGGGTCAGATAAGTCTATATCTTTATATTTACGCCAATCTAAGAATCTATTATAGATTTGACTATTAAATGGATATTTATTTAAGAAGCTATTACCATTTGCCACTATTATGTACCTAACATTAAATTCACATTCTTTCCATTCTGTTTTGTGCAGTCTACTACATATTCTTACAGCTAACTTATATGTATCATCTTTATTAATTTGAACTGGTATTAACCATTTTAATAGAGAATAAGATACTCCAGTCATTGCAACACCATTATAATGACGCTCGTCACGACCTTCACTATTTACTCTATATCCCCAAAAAGCTAAATGCATACTAAATGGTAACGTTCTATCTCTAAATTCAGTTTTAACACCATCTTTAGATACAACTACACCATACACTTCATACCAGTAATAATCAATAAATTTCTTACTGAATAGTTCACCTTCTGCATTTTGAACACATAAATTAAATACATTAACGATTTTATCATCTGCATTTGTGTTACCAGTTGTATACTGAGCAGCATATGTAGCTTGTACATCATAACTTCTATATGATTTAATAACACTAGATGTACTCATTACAGCCGCAACGTTTACATTAGGGAAATGTCTAAGTTTGTCAACTTCTGGATCTATAGAAGTATTGTAAACAGTCGCATTCTCTATAATAATAGGACAGCTTTTAAATGTATTTATATTATACGTATTAGTCCATCCAAACCCATCTATATTACCTAGACGTACATCACCTAGTGTTATTCTGATATCATTAGATTTATTACCAGGTACACTATTCTTTATAATATTTAAAATATCATCAGTATTTTGATCTATTATTAAATCATTATTAAGTATTCTATTTTTAATATCTAAAAATGTTAAGAATCTAGTATTAAATTCTTCGCTAGATGCACTATTTCTCCATATGTTTTCTACATCTACAAGTCTTAACCTTATACCTATAACAAATTTACCCCAATAATCAGTACCATAATCATCTTTAAATACTGTATCATCTCCAGATATTACAGTTTTAATCATTACAGGTAAATATAAGTCAAATGTTAAGTTTGCATTTGTAGGTTTTTGATTGGCATTAAGTGACATTAAAAAGTATTCACCAATAGCTGGTAAATCTTTATGTGTTTTCTCCATAATCTCTTGGTTACTTCCAAGATTAAAAGAGTAATTCTTTCTACCATTTCTATAACCAATGTTAGATTTCATCTCATTATTATCATATTCATAATTTTGATAAAAATTATCATGACCAGCAATAACAGATCCATCCAATTTTCCATCTTCATTGTAATTTATCCTATATATTATATCTCCAGAACTATTATAAAAAAACCAAAGGCCAACCTTAACATCGTGTTCGGTGTAGCCTTCAGCCATTCTTTTATCAGTTCCAGGGAAATTAATAATTACATGTTTCATTATTATCCTCCCGTTAAATAATTGGTATTTTTTCTTTATTTAATACAAGGAGTTTGTTAATATCAAACAGGGCTACATATTTATCACACCATTCTTTATATTTATGGAAAGTACCTGCTTTGATATTAAGTTTATTAACTTCTAAGTATGTTTTGGTCCTATTTGGACCCATATTATATATACCTTCAAAACCTTCCCTACTACTTCCACGTATTACCATGTAATAAGGTAAGAATATTTCAGGTTCTTGTATTTCTATACCATCTGGTTTACGTCTAAAGTGATGCTGGTTACTATAATATATAGCACCATCAAATAAATCTAAACGTTTATCCGTCATAGTTTTAAATACATTATCCTTACTAAGAATAAGGTATCTGTTTTTACAACCTATTTCATTTTGGTGTATTACAAGTGCAGGATGCACTTTATGAATATTAACAAGTTTAACACGCTTTTCATCTTTACTAAAGAGTTGAATAGCATAAAGAATTGTATTTAAAGGTCCCCAAGTTTTAAGATCTACTCTATCATTACGAATCTTCATCCATTCTGGGAATATTTCTACATGGACTGCTGATCTTTCTACCGTATATAAAAATATAAGTTCTTTATTCTCTTGAAGACTGCTTTCTATAAAAGTTTGGAATAATTGTTTAATCGTATCTTCTATTTCTCCTGTATCTTCTTTTAATGGGAGTCTAAATAATACTGAGATACAGCTATTAATGTCAATATAAGTACGTTTAACATTACTTCCAGTATAAAGTATAGTTTTAATAAGATCTAGTGCTATTTTAATAAAAGTAGAACCAGCTTCGATTTGTTTATCAAGCTTTGGTTTATACTGTTTATCCAATGATTCCATTTGTGAAACCTTCTATTAATCGTCTCGTATCGGGATATACGACATCAATTATAGATCTTAATTTTTGTACTATTACTTTATCTTTTATATCTACTACTATCTTACCATTAGATGCTAGTAGGGATTTTGATGTAGCTTCTAATGATAATAATGCTTCTTCTCTTTGTGCTGGTGTTCCTGTTAATATTGTATTTACTGCTAATAAAATGTGTGAATAATCTTCCATAATCTACCTCCCAATAAAAAAGAGAGCTCCTAATCAAGGAGCTCATCTTGTTAGATAGATATAGCAAATCCTACAGCTACATCACTAGTAGTAACTCCTACTTTAAATGTAGTTCCATTAGCTAGAGGAGACACTTGTTCTCCGCCACCAAAGTATCTAAAGATTGCAACTTTTCTGAAATCTGGAAGGAAGTAAATTCTTCCGTTAGCATTATATGTTAGAATGATATCTGTAGTTAAATATTTCCAGAATGGGTCTGTTAATAACTTAGTTTCATCATACATTTCTGATTGAGAATTGCATTGTCCTAAGATATCATCTCTGTCATCTTGTTTTCTTACAAATTTACCACTGTATCTGATTAAAGGAATCTTTTTGAAAGAACCTGTATCAAGTCCAGTTAAATTTACCATTTGTTTGTAAGCAACTGATGTTTTATCTAATGATGCTACGATATCTCTAATATCTACATATGTAACATCTAAATCAGATCCTGTACCTTCAGCTCCAGTTGTATAGAATGAAATCTTTTCTATTAATTTTCTTTTGAATTCTTCTAAAGTAGTAGAAATATTTGCTGCTACGAAATTATCAGTTGATACTTTAACTACTAAGTCTGTATCTAATGATTTATTAAATGTAAATGCAACATATAATCTATCATCTTTAACTTTGATATCTGAAATTTCAATGTGCTTATGAGCAGTGTCTGCTATAATTTTTGGAATATCTGTAATCAATGTAGCAGGATTATCTATTGTAAGTATTTCTGGTAATAATACTTCAGACACAACTGCCTCATGTTTAAGATATACAAATAGGTCTCCATTTGTATCATAACAGATTCCTCTTTCTTTATTTATAGCTTCTTTAAGATGTTTATTAATATCTTCTTTATTGATTAGAGTTTCCATTGATACGTTACATCTTCCTAATATATCATCTCTATCATCTGTTAATTTAATAACATCATCTTTATTAAGAAATGCTACCATAACTTGTGGAGAATCTTTTGCTTTTCCATCTTTAATTAATTCTACTCTATCTACCATTTTAAATTTCTTTGAAGCAGATTCACAGATTGTATCTACATCAAAGTTCAATGATAAATAAGATAATTCTTTAACTGGAATATAACCAATAGTTATAGTTCCATTATTATTTGAAGTTAGGATATTTTTTTGATTACTTGTCGGAGTAATACTTTTATCCTTAAATCCCATAACTCTGTCTTTATTTGAATATTGTTCAAATGTAAGACTTTCTGATTTCTTTTCACCTCCCATTAAATTAGTTACAGCTGTCGCTGGTGCTGTTGTTGGTTGCAACTTTTTCATTTTGTACCTCCTACTATTTATATTATCGATAATATAAATTTATAATTAGTTGCGGTTATAAATAACGGTACACCTATATAGACTCCGACAATTAAATCTATATAGGTGTAAGCCAAAATAAATAATGCAATCTAACTACAAATTCATCTTAGTATATGTAATTATTCACACACTAAGATTTCTATGAAGCCATACACGTTATATGACAGTCGCCTTGTTAAATAAATTACAGCAAAGCCAAAAATTCTGATCTGTTGCTAATTGTATTATATTGACACTTTCAAACGTGTTATTCATAGTAAAATATTCATTTATATAATCAGTACATCCTCTTCTTAAGAATTGGAACCTGTTTATATTATAAATTCTTATAAGCATATCATATGGTGATAGTTCTTTACTTGTATAAAGATATTCTCCAATTAACATATCATTAGCCAGAATAAATTGTGTCATATCATCCAATTCAAGACTCATATCTTCCTGACCATATATTATCATATCTTTCATACGTTGTTTAGTATTAGCTCCTCCAAATAAATACCTAACTATAGTATCATATATTCCACCACGTAATACATCTCTACTTTCTAAATATCTAAGTCTTGAAGTTTCTAGGAAATTATATATTTCAAAATCCGCGTCTGCCTGTACTTTACTACACACATATGAACGAAGCATTTCTATAGCTCTTTTCATCTTATTATCACTAGTTAATGGTATACTATATGTAACCTTAGCTTTACCATTATTTACTTCAGTTTCAAATTTATATCTATGAAATATGTTATCTACTAAAGGTATAGTATAATAGCTATCAACTATACAGCTATCTATTATATTTGGAATAAGGTTAATATCAGATGTTTTTCTATATTGTAGCAGTATTATTTGAATCCAGTCATTTGGATTAAGCCATTCCGCTAATAATATTACTCTCATATGATCTTCATTTAATAATCTCCAGTTAGCTAACAAGAATCCTTTACATAATTCTTCATCTTTACTAGCTAAGAAAGTAAATAATTCCTCAAATCTATATGTACTATTATCTTTACATAACATTTCTATGATATTATTAAATATCTTAGTACATATATAACTATGGTCTATATCATACTTATTTTCTATAGGGCTATAAGTTTCAATTGGAAGTTTATATAATAAGCTTATAATATTATCAAACTTCTCTTTAGATATAAATTCACAAATATATGCATTAATATAATTAAAAAAATCATAAAATACTTTCTTATACTTAGTATCCCAAGTATAATATTTAAAATCATCATATTCTATATCATCTTGAGTTATAAAGAACATGGCTAAATCTGATGCCATGCCCTTAGTAATAAACTCTCGAATAATGTGTTCTATCTCTTCTGCTGTTATTTTATTTTTTATTGTAGGCATCTTCCTTCTATTCTCCTTATAAAAATACGTACATCAAAAATAATAGTAGTATTATTTTAGACATTCCATATTGAAGTATTCTTGCAATAAACATGACCATATCTGCAAGAAAAAAGCATATTACAATTGTAAATATAAATACCCATAAAAACATATCTAAGTCCCACTTTAATATGATAAATGAGTATGAAGCACTAGTTAATAATATTTTATAACTAAACTTACTTTTAGCTTCTAAGTCTATTTTACCTTTCCATAAATAATAAAATAGACATGTTAATATCCCTATATCCAAATAGAATCTATTAGTATCACTAGATAAAAATTTAGTGATATCATATAAAAGTACGTTTGTTAAGTATCCATATTCCATATTAAGTTTTAAACACAATTGGTATAATAACCAAGTAAGAGTATGATCTTGGTCGCTATTAAGGACCATTACTACTGTTGGTTCCATTTTAAAACTCCCATTCCTTAAATGACTCGTCGTCATTTGCTTCCATAAATTCTTTGAAACTTAATATTTTTTCTAGTGCATGTAATCCTTCTTGATTTAAGTATACTATACCTTTAGTCATAAGCATATCTCTAGTTATCTCGGCGTCATGTTGTATATCATTGAAATATGTTATTATGTATGATAATTCTGTAGTTCCGTAAAGGTGTTTACTTATAAGTTTAGGTTTATATTCAAAATATGAGGCTTTATAAATGTCACATTCCAACTTATTAAAAAATTGTGGATTTGCGACAAGCCAACTAAAGAAATCATTTAATATATTTACGACACTTCCGTCATATAAAAATGAATCAAATTTAAATAAACTTAGATCTACGACTTTATGCATATCAAATACAAGATCTATAAATCTAGTCGGGTCTTCTCTTTCTATACTACTTTCTGTAGCATGTATTATTGGTTGTTCTAATAATGAACGAAGACCTCTTTGCAAATTAACATTAACTCCCATATTTTCACCACCTTATAATTATGTCATTTCTGTATTAGTAGGATTCTTTTCTCCATCTAACTGTTCGTCCGCTCTATCTGCATTCTCTCTTGTGTCTGCACTTTTGAATCTAGGTGTAACATCGTCTATACCTAGTATTATAAATTCAGATTGTTCCCCTAATGGAAAACAACCTATCATTTTATGACCATATTTGATAACTTTATTATTTATATTTTGAAAATCTACTTCTGTACTACTCCACACATCAATAGTATCAAACGTTATATCCTCACATGTTAAGCTATTTATAGTATGCACACCAGTGGTTTGGTGTGAGTGCATCTTAGGTCCAGGATTTTCTGTAGTTGGACCACTTAATGTAGCTTTACCAGTACTCCACTTACCGTTAGCCATATGAGCTCTAGCAGCTTTAAAATGAGGTATCCATCCATCTAATCTATGCCCGTAAGTAGTCCAGTTTTTAGCAATTATACAACTTTCTAGATTCAATTTACTAGGAAGGCCACTGTTATTAAGATTACGTTTACCAAGATCTGTATCTTCTTCTTGTCCTTCCTCAGATGCTTCAATACCACCCATAATAGATGGGATATATACTACAAATGTTGGATTACAAACGTTAGCTGATGCTTCAACTAAATAACATATTTCGACCACTCCAGTTGATCCAAAAGTACTACGTAGGTTCACATTACCAGACATTAAATTTACCTCCTTATTATTTATACAGTGCATTGTTAAAATCAGACTTTTGACTTAAACAATATATATTTTGGTAAAAAAATAAATACCCGACCATACAACATAGTCATATGGTCGGGAAATATTTTATTCTCTAAAATCTACTACAACTTTCTTACAAACATGCTCACCTTGACAATCTGTTAATTTTGGTCTAGGCTTATTTACTGGTCTAACTATACCAGTAATACTATCTTCTATTTTCTGCATAGCTCTTTCAAATGTTTCAGTTATAGCAATTTCATTTTCTAACTCATCTGGTATCCAGAATTTAAGATGTTTTCTTATCTCTTTATTTAGTGGTGCCATATTACGTTTAACAATCATATCATCACCAAATAAATCAACGTATTTATCTTTAATTTTAAATAACATATTAATTCTAAATGTCTTTAATTGAGCTATAGTAACGTTAAGATCACCTTTAACTGTTACCAGATTAAGTAGTTCTAATACTCTAGCAGTTACCATATCTTTAGTAGATATTAGGTAATCTACTATACTTTTTCTTTCTTCGGTAGTTATTGCCTCATTATTTATTCTACCTAGCAATAATATCCCTACCCATTCTTCATTTGTTTGTATGTTTGAATATTTTGAAAATCTTGACATATTAACTCCTCCGATTAGTATTTATTATTTTGTCTTTCGATGTTAATTGCATTTTTCTTTAAATAATGTTCATACATCTCATTAACACCACCATCGTAAATATCAATACCAATACTCATTACAAAATGTAATAAATCTGCAAATTCTTCCTTTGCTTTTTCTCTATATTCTTTATTATCTAGTGTATGCTTAGAAGACTTCCAATACTTATAACATTCATCTTCTTTAAGAATTTCACCAAGTTCTACCATAAGAGCAAGATATCTATCTCTTCTAGTACTTTTTCTATCTGTGTTATTTCTAGAGAAAGTCATTTCATCAAAACATACTTGTTTATTCCATAATTCTTCAAGTTTATCTAATGAACTAGAAGTAACGTTCTTTCTATCTGTATAATGAACATCTTTAGCAAAGTCTTTTAAATGCTCAGATGTTAATGTTTTACGATATCTAAGTAAAAATGGTATATTTTCAGGATTATAGCCATAATTCTTAAGTTCTCTATCTCTACCTTCAATACCTACATCGTCTAATGGGGAAAATTTTACAATATTATCATTTGAATGATTTACAAACTTAGCATCAAGTCCTCCAATAGTTAATCCATCTAGTAATACATTCTTATCATATCCAACTCTATCTGAGAATAGTAAACAGAAGTATATAAATAGTATATCTTTAATTATATAGTATGTTTCACCCATATCAACATATCTACCCATGAAATTCTTAATTTCTATATAGTCAGGATTATTGCATTTACGTTCATTTATTCTGAATACATCAACTAAAGTATTTATAGTAGCAAATGAATTAGGTGATTTATTATTTTTATTAGCAAATATTAATCTTCCAGCTTCTGACATTACTTTATTTACATCTACAAATACATTTATAAAAGCTGTATACGTTAGAACATTCAAATGTATACTACTAGTATATTTATGTATATATCTTATAGCATTTAATAAAACTCTATAAAGCATTTTTCTACTTTGATATTCTAATAGATTCTTTACTGCATTTACTATATTTGGACGTATTTTATCTGGGTTACTAATATCAAATTTACTATTATACTTATTTATGCTTACTAACATAAGACCTTCATCATCTTCAGCGATAGGTAATTCCCATATACCATTTCTAAGTATAACGTTAAATACATATGCATCAGCTACTTCATAGTTTCTAAGTACTAAATCTTTTATTTTATAGTTAGCAGGTGTTTTAGCTTTAGAATCTTCTGATTCACTATTAAATTCTAATGCCTTATTAAGTCCTACTAAGTCTTTCCAAACTTGAAGATGGTCCTTTTTACTGTCTAATTTTAAATCTAATACATATTCTACCAGATCCATCATAAATAACTCTATATAATAATTATCTTCACCATTTATATTACTTGATATTACAGATGAATTTAACTTTTCTATTATATTATATACAATATCTATATCATCTTGATGTATTGCATCACTAATATTCTTTATAAATACTCTCTGTTTTAAATTATGGTAATAAACGAAGTCATTATTAGATAATAGTGCAGTCCATGTACTTGGTTTATATAAATTTTTTAGTGCTAGTGATAATAAGCTCCATATGAATTTATTTCTAATTTTTATATCATTAAATTCACCTGTTGCTATAGAATTCTTTAATGATTCCTTTAATCTCATGCTAGATACAGGTTTATCAATAACATTCTTATCAATTTTATTATATTTTTCAAGTTCTATATTATAAGCTTTCTCCATTTCATTAGCTATATATTCCATATCAATATATACAGGGTTAATTATATTATAGTTAGGACTAACTCCCAATTCTAAATAGAAGCATTTATCTGTAGAGAAACTTGAATCCATATTAGTACTCATTCTATAGTTTGTTATATTATCGGTAATAGTTAGAGTTTGATTTGCAATTTTTATATTATATAATATACTAGGAACGTTTCTAATTGAAATAAATGGATAAAGTTTTCCTCTAAGTAAACCTATTTTAAAGTTATATATAGCAGTCATATCACAATAAGGTTTATCATAAGCATAAATCATATCTTCATTTATATCTATTGATGTTATTAAAGATTTACCAAGACCTCTTAAATCTTTAACATATTTAGATTTAACGAATATCATTATAGCTGTATATATAAATTTAACTGATCTAACTCTTAAAATATGTAAATTGATACCATAGATATCTAAACGGTGTAATATTTCTTTATCTATATCAAATACTCTATATGGATCAAATTTATATTTTTCTTTAATATACCCATCAAATGCATAATCATCAAACATTACAACAGACTCTTTAACGTTTGCTATATATCTAGACTCAATTAAGTCAAATTTATAACTTTCAGTTTTAAGTAATGACTGGAAACTCATTATTGGTATTAGACTGTCTTTAGAAATACCAGTGACAATAAACTTAACTTTATCTCTTTCGAATTTTGGATCTTCTTCATACATTGCTCTAGTTATTATCGCACTCATTAGATTTATATATTTGCTACCTTTATTTTCTAACATATCAACTATAATTTTCTCTGTTAAATCTAGTGGATTTTCTATTATATCTATTAATTTAATTTTATTTTCCATATTCTATCTCCTTCTTTATTTAAATAACATCATCAAACACATATGCTTTATAGATAATAGCTTCATTTACACAACTTGCCATATATCCATACAGGTCTGTAGGATGTCTTTCTAACATCCAACTATCTATAGTTTCCATAAAAGCTACTATTCTATTAAAATATCTGTATTTTGCATAGTTTACAGTAGTAACTCTAAATGGAATACATTTAAGTATTTCTGGTTTCCATATATTATTATTACTATTTAAATATTTGTAGTCTATAGTATTATAATCAGCTTGATTATCTAAATGATAGCTTTTATTAAATTGCATTAAATAATAACACCAATCAAATTGAACACCATGTACTACAATAAGTTTATCATTATATTTAACTTGTATATCGCATTCCACGATATAATTTCCTCTATTTACATATTTTCTTACTATTCTAGCTATCCATATTTTAGTAAGAGGTTCTATTACAAATTCTACACCATCAAGATTACTACTTTTATCCACTTTAAAAGCGTATGTATTATACACATATTGACCGACTTTAAGATTTAGATCATCGCTTCCATTTGCTAACTCTATAAGTCTACTATTAACATCATCTTTTAATCTATGTGGAACTACTACTAAAGTATTTTCATCTTCAAGACAATCCATAATTATACTTGTATCTATAGCTTCAGTCTCTATAAACTTTATAACAGCATTACTAAGATCTGCTAGTTTACAACTAGGTTTTCTAAGTTTATCAATAACACTATTAACTTTCTTTTCCTTTATATCACGTCCACTATAATAAGGAATAGTCATTATAGCATTACTATTAGATAAATAAACGTTATGATAGTTATTATTTTCTGGACTATCAAGTTTATCATCACCATATAGAATTCTAAGATTTAAAGGAAACGCATTCATTATAGAGTTAAATGTTATAGGGTTTATCTTATTTAACGGACCTATTACAACATATGGATGATTCATAATCTCATTATATGCATCTAAGTCCCTATTTTGCAACCCTTGAAAATCATATGCACTCCATAATTTAATACTAGGTAAAGGATCACTATTAGATTTCTTGAATTTAAACATTAAATCAAAATCCTCTACGAATTCAAAATGGTTTATAGTTAATGTATCTAAAACTTTAGTATCCTTATCCCAAAATATAATTAATTTATTCATAGATTCAAGAATATCTTTCATAGACTCAGCATTTGTTAGCTCAACCTTAAAAATATTTCCAATCAATTCTGCTACGATATATTCAATACTAATATTATTATCTACCAATACTGGTAATGTATTTCCATTTATTAGTATTCTGAAATCATCTTTAATTGCTTTAATCATGTTAATCCTCCGTATTTGTTTAATTTACATTGGATTTTGTTAGAAAACTGATGGTGTAGTATATGTAATTATTGACTTACGTGATATAGTACAACATCTTCCAATGGAGTAGGATCTCCTTCTAATATATCAAATGGTACACTGAATGGAATAACCTTTTTAACACTATTCTTACTAGCTCCTCCACCAGGAATTAGCTCATTATATGCAATAACGAAGCTAAAGTTTATAGATATTCTATAATCTACATTATCTAAATTAGATGGAGTTTTAGTAGGTTCATTAAAACCAGTCTCAAAATAGCAACCAGTAATAATTATTCTACCTCTAGTTCTTTCTGCTAATTGTCTAAAAACGTCGATTTGAATACCGTTTAATAAAGTAGTATTATTAAGTACATTTGCCGAGTAAATTTTACCTAGCATTCCTTTAGACGTACCCTTTCCAACCAATGGTGCAAAATACCCTTGTACTAATCCCATTATTTCATTTTCCAATGCTACATTATTCATTTATGTAACCTCCTTAATATTATATTAAATATACATCTGTATATTCACTTTATTATATGTAATTGTCGATAAAATAATTCCTTCGTATACTCAAAAAAAAATAAAAATGAGAAGCTCGAAAGCTTCCCATAATTATTTTACCAGAATAGGAATGGGTTTGTTTTGTAATTAACCCATTGGTATCCTTTCTTAGTTTGTTGTCCCCACTTACAATTATATCTAGGACTATAACTTTCTGTCGCATCTGTAAGGTCGTACCAATTGATACAACATTCTGAACCGTAGTAGTCCAGATTAATCTTATATTCAACTAATGTGTTTAATGTAACCAATTCGACATTTGATAAATCATTTAATTTATACCATAATTGGTTAATTGTTTGATTTAAACTTTTAGATTTGTCCTTAACTATTTCTTTAGCTTTATTAATACCATTTTTTACATCTGTGACAAGTTGTACCCATTCTTGACTATTTGATTCAATTTTTAACATGTTACCATTTTCATCAAATTTCACTAAATCATTAAAAGCACGATCATAAATAGCAGCTGTCATTTCCATTAATCTTTGTCCTTGTTTTGTGTTTCTTAATTTTTTCATTTACATCATTCTCCTTCGTTTTTAAAATATTTTATTATAGTATTATTAGATATATATCTTTCTATATCTACATTAGTATATGTAATCGTTAAATCGCTATCTCGCGATTCCTTCGAGCGGATTCTTGGATTTTTATAAAACTTAACAAATGAAACGTATACGAAGGAATAAAAAGAAAAATGAGTGGGAGAAGACACTCATTAAAAGAATTAATCTTTTAGCATTAAGCTACCTTAACATTAGAGTTATAGTCATCTAATTCATAAAGAGCTTCAAAAAGTTTAGATTCTAAAAATCTTTTAATTTCAAAATTATTAGAATTCCATTCTAATTTACATTCTTTACTGATATCAGACAGCTTATTTCTAATATAAGCAACTTTATTAAGATTATGTTGGTAGAAATCAAAATTACAACGGTGGATGTCGTAATCTATAAAGTTCCTATATTCATAATCATAAGTATCTAGTGATTGCAACATTACATATCACCTCGCTTAGTAATATATAATATAGTAAATAAATGCTCGGGAGCACACATTTACTTACTTATATTACTACTATAGTATATGTAATTATTAAATCAGTAAGTCTTCATTCCTTCGTATATTCTTGAATTTTATAACGGTAAATAAAAATAATACCCCAATATAGAAAATAATTCTATATTGGGGTAAATTTATTTATTACCTACGCAGTTGGCATCATGTTATTGAATATTTCTCTCTTAATCAATTCGTCAACAGTATCCAATGCTGTATTTTTAGTTAATCCATATAATGTACTATCAAGTACTACATATGTTCTATAACTAATTAATAAGCTTTGAAGTAATTCTCTTACTCTGATATTTCTATCGTCTACCATTGCAACGTTGAATGGAATACTCATTTCTATAACACCGGCTGCAGTTGCATCCGCGTTAAAGTTACTTGTTGGAGCTTGTTTAGGTATCATTAAGAAGAATAATGCACCATATTCAACTCTGTCGAATGTCTTATTAGGTTTTATATAAGCCATTCCAGCACTGTGTGAGAAGTTGTTAAACTCAGTTTCAAGTCCATTATAAGTAGCAGCTTTAGAATATTCGTCACTGATTGCGTTCATCCAGTGTCTAGTTTGTTTTATTATAAAGTAGTTACTTAATTCTGCAGGAATTGTTAAAGTTATTTCTTCCACAGGGTTTTGTAAAGTAGTACATAATGGAAGACTGAAGAACGCAGACTTGAACACTGGTCTTTGAATATCCAATGCTAAGTCAGGAATTCCATCAACTGCTCTACAAGTTTGACAGATGTAGTTCCAATAAGCTTTAAAGCTTTTCTTTAAAATATCTCCAGATGGAACATCTGTATATATTTCTGGATAGTAAGTAGGAATCAAGATAAATAAGCTCTTATCTACCAATGTAAGTCCTATTAAACTATCCTTGCTAGGGTCAAGATATTCGCATGATACTAATGATTTTCTTCCAGTTTTACCTTTAGTCCAGTAGTTATTTACGAACCAGCTACCATTAGTAATACTTTCTTGACTTAGGTGCCCAGCTAAATACATTGAATTATTTGTAGCCATTTGTCATCTCCTCCTAAGCCGCATTAGTTTTATCACTAGTCATAATCATAGCAAGTCTGTTATTTCTGCTATATTCGTGTCCAGTAACACTAATTTCTACTAAAATTACTGAATTTTCTTGTTCATTTTCTTCATCTGATACTTTAACTTCTACTACTACTCTATTATTAAAGTGTTTAGTATAAGGAGCTATTCTCTTTTCTATACCTTTTTGAAGTAAATCTAAAGAGTCTCTGTCTGTATTAGATATAACATTATCTATCATGAAACATTGAGCTTCATTTAAGATTCTGTTGAAATGTATACAAGAACCTATATTCTTTAAGCTTGACATCATACCAGGGTTATATCCAAGGTCTTCACCAAGAGCATATCTACCGTCAGATCTTCTTCTGTAGTACATAACGTCAGCTTTTACTAAGTCTGTCTTTTGTTCACTTGTTCTAGGGATTAATTCTTGTGAATCATCAGCTCCACCGAATATCTTAGAATAATCTCCAGATGCAAATGAATTGCTAGTTCCACTTAATAAGTATGAAGCTAAGCTGCTAGATTCTCCAAGATATTCAAAGAATCCACTATATCTATAGCTTCCACCAGTTGTAGGGTCAGTAAACATCCAGCTTCCTATAACAGGGTGCATTCCTATATTCTTTTCTTTGAAATCTCCAAGAATATCATGAGCCCATGCTATAGCATCATTCATGTTTCTTACAACTGTTTCATCAGGTGTTCTAATATATGTCCAGTCAGGTCTAACTCTTTCTTTATGAACGAAGTCTTCCTTGTATTGAACAAGTCTAGATACAACCCTTTGAAGTTCTTCTGGATATCCTTCACCGAATACTATACAATCTTTTACTATTGTAGGGTCAAATATAGCATCGTCGATGTTTCCTAAGAATACATCTTTATAAAGTTCTAACCAGATTTTATAAGTTCCACGTTGACCGTGTCTTATTGCATCTTCTTCTGCTTTCTTTTCTTCTGCAGTAACTGCATAAGGATTATAAACAGTAGTATAGAAGTCGAATTCTTCTTCTCCAACTATCGGAGTAAGACTTCCATAAGTTCCTCCTGCAAAGTATAATCTAGTAGGAAGATTTAATAGGTTTATTCCAGGTACAGTTTTTCTTCTGTAAGTATGTTTTAAATCATCAATTGGATTTAATTCCCATGGAGCAATTCTACTAAATGGAGTTTCGATAGTTTTCTTTTTGATAACATCTTTATTTCTCTTGAAGTCTTCTTCTAAAGCATTTATTTCTGCTAAAACAGTATTAAAGTTTTTAATAGTATCGATATCTGTAGTAGGAGCATCTCCTAATAAAGTATCAAGTTCACTATCAGTACTAAATTCTGCTTTAATTTTAGCTAAGAAAGTTTCTCTAAGTTTTGTAAAGAATGTTTTAAGTCCATTTTCTATACTTAATGCATTAGTTCTATTTACTAAGTATGGAGTAAATGTTTTTGTATTATTAGTTTCTGTCCAAGTCTTTCTACATGCTCTAATAGCTCTATCAGCGAAGTTGTAGTTTAAACTTCCACCATTTTGATCTCCTATAGCAAATAATGTAAAGTCGAACATATGTTCACTTTTAATAGCGTTTTCTCTTACTTCACATTTGAAATATGGATAGTTTCTATCTATTGGAAGAGGACTAGATTTTGTACTAAAATCAGCATAGAATACGTTTCCATATTCTCCAGCTCCTCTATATACAAGTCCGAATACTGGTAAACTTAAAATCATTTTAGCGTCCATATTAAATGGCACTTTAAGACCTTTAGTATTAGGGTGTACTTCAGTTCTGTCATCACTTTCAGTAACTTCAGCAGCTTCACTTATTTTAAGATCTCTCATAACACCGTTATCACTTATTTGAGTTTGACCATTAGCATCTTCATATTTTCCGGCAGTATTTTTCTTTGGATATGTAGCATTTGTGCTAAGTATTGATCCAAAGTTTGTATCTATAGTGATACCAGTAAGTCCGTCAACTTGAACAGATTTACCTTGAGTTAGACCTGTGATATTGAAATATTTAAATCCAAAATCATAAGTATCTAATAATATTTCTTTAATATCTGGATCATCTTCTGGATTTCCAGTTGCATTTGTTCCTATACTAGCTTTCGCTTTCTTTTCAGCTTCAGCATCTGCTCCTGCAGGTACTAATGCGAAATGATATCCATATTTTACAGAGTTATCTCTATTTTCATATACACCAGGTGTTATTCCTCCGGCAGGCGCCCATTTAGCGTATTTTCTTACGAAAAGTTTTTGTTGTTTATCAGATTTTTCAATCATGAAGTTAACAAAGAAGTTTGCATAAGTAGCATCAGCTGGTCTTACGTTTACAACACCAGCGTTAAATCCACCACGGACAGCTTGCCATATATAAGTAGCTCCAGGTCCATATAATACTGTATTTGGTTTTCCAAATAAGTCATTGTATTTATTCAATACGTCTTGTCCTGTAATATAAACTACTTCGTTTGTAACACCTTTAGGTGAGAAAATAGGTTGGAATACTGAGTATTGTGCTGTGTTAATTCTAGGAAGAGGTCTTTCAGTCTTATCTAGAATAGTAACAACTGTAGATGAGAATGGTAAAGCGTTCATACTACCAGCTATAAAACTCGTAGGAATAGTTTTGCTTCTTACGCTTAAATTCACTTCTGACATATTTCCTCCTTTAAGGTTAATCTTTAGAACTAATCTTTTACTAGTTTTGGATTAATTCCGTTCCTTCAAACCATTAATAATTTAATTAAATTATTATATTAATCATATTATGTAGCATTAAAACTAAAATGTTAACTATATTTTCCCGCAAATTAAAAATATATCTAAAAATTAGCTTCTTTACCTTATAATATAAGTAATATTTTAAACAGATGGATTGTTTTTTGACGAATTTTGGACAATTCGCTGTAAAAATTGTATAATAAATAAGTAATATAAAGGAGGTATTAAATGAGCGATTATAAAAATATTCCAACATTAGGATTCGCATTTGAACATAATAGAGAAGTATTATCTACAATGATAAAAGAAAATAGTTCTCTAGACGAAAAAGTTCGTAAACCTAGTGTAATGAATAGTAATTTTGCGAATTTAAGCGATGCAGTAAAAATATATGTAATGGATACTATTACAGACATGGCAAAGGATGTTTTTGGTCCATATGGAGGTATTTATGGAGCACTTAAATACTTACCAGTACCAGGTAAACAACCAAGTCCAGAAGATGCTACTTATATAAAATCTAAAGACGGGCATGGATTTTTCCAACAAATTGCATTTCGTTCGCATTATGCAGTAACTATAATGAAAGCTATTCAACAAATCACTAAATTTATTAGTGGTTATGAAGATAAAACTTCTAGAGACGGTACTACATCATTAGCAATGCTAGCATCAATTATGACTAAAAATATGATTATTAATGGTAATGATGCATATGATTATAAGAAAATTCCTTCTACTATAATGAAAGAGATGGAAGAAGTACTTAAATTCGTAGGTACTAAACTTATAGATGATTATAGAACTCCTATATATAAAGATGCTAAATATCTAATGATAGGAGATAAAAGTGGAAAAGAATTCTTAATAGATGCTCTTAAAACTACAACTGAAAATCATCCATGTGTTGCAGAATTCGCTAGAATAATAGATGAATGTGAAGAAAATGGTTATGATATTAATAATATGTTCTTAGCTGCACCAGAAGCTGAAGTTGGAGATCCAGCAATAGAACTTAAAGTGGATACTGGAGTACAACTTAAAGGTGGACATTTATCACAAAATATATCAGGTGGATTTGAAGATCATAAATCTTATGTATTTACTATGGATGGATTTGTAAGACCAGAAAATGCTGAGATATTTATGGATAAATTCTTAAAATGGTTAGAAATATTATGTGGAACTACACTACCAAATGGAACATTCTTATTTGATGGTAAGTATAATTTAGATGCTCCAGTTATATTTGTAACTAGAACTCCTCAATATATGGAACATTTCTATAAGAAAATACATATAGAAGGTATAGATGTTATGAATACTGTAAATGGGCAAGTATTGAAACTTAATATTAAACCAAAGATTATGCTTGCTTATAATACTGAAAATAATACTATATTCTATAATGATATTATGGAAGTATTTGGTAAAACTAGAATAAATATAACAGACATAGACCGTTATATAGGTATTCATGGTTCTGAACTTAGAAAAACATCAGATGGTAGTGTATTACCTAGAGATAAGAAAGAAAATCCAGAAATATTACAATTCTTCCCTAAGGTAGTATATAATAAAGAAAAATCTGATTGGGAACTCCATTATACTAAACCAGAATTCAGTAATGCGGTAGATCTTTCTGTTAGTGCTAATACTAGATATAAAGATGATAAAGAATTAGAATTAGAACCATCTTCTCATATAGTAGATGGTAGTGATATATTAATAAGAACATCATATGATGGTAATTATATAATGCTTGCTCCTACTAGTAAAGATCAAATGGATAGAATCAATGAATATAAAGAAAAACTTGAAGGTATGAAGAAAGCTTATAGCAGCAACGCTATAATAGATGATAGTATAGTAGAAAGACTTAATAGATTCTGTGGTCTTTTCTTAAATACTAAGATTATTTCTAGAAGTGATGATGAATATGAGCTTCTTATGAGCTTGTATGAAGACGTATTAGGAGTATTCCAGTCTGGACATAACTATGGAGTAATGCCGGGTGCTAATACATTCTTCTTAAAGAAAAGACATGAATTTCTTGAATTCTTAGATAAAGTATTAGAAGGTCAATTCGTTGAATGTAGTGAAGACTATAAGAAACGTTATTGTGAAATTACTAGAGAGATGGCTAAGAGTATTATTACTGCATATGAAGAAATGTATACTTATATAGATAGATATGATTGGGCTGAAAATATATATGAATATCCTAGATCACATAGAGATTTACTTGATGTATTTAATGTAAATGATGGTGAATGGAGAAGAAATATATTAGAAGCTGCTAGAACTACTAGAGATGTATTCTTTGGAGCTCTTACAATCGCATTCGATATGATGAGATTAAAGAGAATTAGAGTTAATACTATAAGTGAATTTGAAGAAATAATAGGTTTAAATAAATCTATGCCATATTATTCAATAAATGATCAATACACAGTTAATACTACACCTAAAAAGAGTAGATTAGAATTAACACCTAAAGAAGAAACTGAAGATAATGGATCAAAACTTACAGGGCACCACGCTTTTATGCAAATAGATACTGAAAAATATAAACATATTAAATAGGAGGAATATAATGCTACATATTGAAAAAAGACAAAATATATTATTAAAAGGAATTGGACTTTTATCACCAGCAGTTGGTATTAGAAGTCAATATGAAAATATAAAGGATCAAATCAATGAACAAGTTGATCAAGTTATAGAATCATTAAATAAAGATGAATCTACAAATGCTAGATACTTAGCAGATCTTCTTAATATTAAAGTATTATTAGAAGTAGTAAGAACAAATGGATTACAAATAGGAGAAACTCTAGATTATTTAAGAAATAACGTTAATAACGTTGTCGCATTTGATGATTTAGGTCTTAATGTAGAAGGAGTTACATTCGGAGATGTAAACTTAATAGCCTATGATCTTACAGATGCTAATAGAATAGTGATTCAAAGATTTATTCAAAATATGCTTGATATAATTGATATGAAAGCTGAAGATGATGGTACAATTGATCTTTTAACAGATGCTATCGTACAACTTGGTAATAGTAGATTATCATTTGATTTCTGGGCTTCTCATATAAAGAAAATAGAACCTACTGAAGATAACCAATCTATATTCTTAGTTGAATTCCAAGAATGGTTCAAAAAGGAAGTAGATGATATTGCAATAAAAATGATTTCTAGACCAGAAAGTGGTATTCTTGTAGTACCTGAAGGTTTTGAAGAACTTAAAGATGCATTTAGAAAGAATACTCCATCTAAAGTACATGATGATATAGAAAATATGTTACCAGAAGACTTTAATAATACAGAATTCTTAGATCATATATTAAAAGCAATTATTGGAAGAGATAATATAGAAGGACTAGACCTTAGAGTATTAAGTAATGATGTAAAAATTCTTATAAATAATATTAAATTAGCAATTGATACATTTATGAGAAAAAATCATCTTGGTGAAATAGAAATACCTATGCAAGATCCTAATGATCCAAGTAAAACTATTAATACAAAGCAATTAATACCTAGTACTGTAAACTTACCAGAAACTTTATTATGCGCATTAGTAACTCAATCATCAAAGTTACATGATGATTCTATGACAATGGATAAATTAAAAGAAGATACTTCTTTTATGCTTATCTATAATTTATATAATGAAGTATTATCTGAATTATTAGGAAATAGAATCACAGATAATACAGTTTGTAAATATATTTCTTGTATAGCTGCTAATATTCAAACTATAAGCTTTATAAACCCTATTTTAAGAGTTAAAGATCAAAATATAGGTACTGCAGTGTACACAATTAGAGAAATAATCCATGATGAATATATAGCTGCTGGTAAAATAGCTAAAGATCCAGAACTAGAAATTCCAGAAGAATTATCATTAGTAAGTGAAGATCCTATGAATAGAGGTGAATAATAATGGAAGATATTAAAAATACAGAAATGGAAGACCAAGTTTTAGAACTTGGTCCTCTATATGATAAAGTAAAAGAAATAGAACAAAGAAATAAAGAATCATTTGCAGCAAACCAAAGTCTTACTATAGTTGAAATGGGAGATGTTTTTGCTAAAATATCTGATAGGGGGAGCTTTAGTGTAGATGACCCAGAACTTGCACTACCACCATTAAAGAGAAGTATTGTGAAGATATTTGGAATAATGCATAATATATTTGTAACAGACATTTATAAAGATGGTATTCCTAAGTCTGTACAAGATGAGATATATAAGAAACTTCAAACAGTAGTTAGCAAAAAGAAAGAATCATTAGCAGCTGTAAGAAAAGAACTAGACCAAGCTAAAGAAGATGTACGTGTAGTTGAAAGACGTATAAGAAAAGCTGAAATGTCTGGTAAAGCAGCAGTAGAGTCAGACAATAACTTAGATGTGCCATTACAAAGACTTAATGTAATTGAGTCTAGATTCAAAGCTACTCAAAAAGAACTTCAAATATTATCTGAAATAAAGACTAGAGTATTTAGTGGTAATGCTAAAGAAATGGGACATATTCAACATACAAAAGTAGTTCTTTCTATATTATATAGTATAAAGAAAATAATGAAAGAAAAACTTACATTAGAACAAGTGCAAGAAAAGAAACTATTTAGTTCAGATAATGGAATAAATGAAAGAATTTATGGTCTATTAGAAGAAATCATTAAAGAAGTTAGCCACTGGGATGCAAATGGATTTAATAAATTATTAGAAGACATAGCAGAAACTAGCTTAGAAACATATACTGCACAAGCAAATAATTATTATATAATGTGTAAGAATGTATTAAATATTCTAGTAGATATGTTTGGAATCGAGTTAAGTCTTCCACCAATTTTAAAATTATTTGAAAAGAAATCTGATGTTCCAGCTGATAGAATAGATGAATGGAATAAAGCTGAGATGTTTGCCATAAATCAAGCTAAGAATTATATTAGAGAAATAGTAGAAGGACGTTATGAAAAGAAGAAAATTGAAGGTAAAGATATAGACATGCTTAAAGAAATGCTTCAATTTATAGATGAATGGACTGCAATCCAAACATTACAAAATATGGTTCAAGCTACTGATAATACAATAATGCAAAAACGTGCTATTATAACAAGATTCAAGCAAAGTATTAGAATAATCGCTAGATATATTTGGAAAGATAAAGATGAAGAATTGAAAGAAAATCCTTTATTTGAAAATATTGCTTTAGCTGTTATGTTCGGTACTACTAAAGCAGATGGAATATACCTTACTATCTGTATGATTTAGGAGGTAACATATGATTTACGCATATGTATTTTATAATAGTATAATATTTAGATTCGAGCCAAATAGAATGACATTTAGAGATTTAGATGATTACGATAAAAAACGTAGAAATACTTATGCTGAATTAGGTAAACTTACTAAAAATGGACTTGATGTTAATAAAAATAACACCAAAAAACCATCATGGGAAGAATATGTTGCCATTACAGCATGGTCTTGCTATATTTTAGATTCTAGAAATACACAAAGATTCAAAGAATTCTATGAATTATTTGAGAAGGAGGTAAATATGAGTTATGCGTATGTATTTTATAAAAATTTCATATTTAGATTTGAACCTAATAAACTTACGTTTAGAACTGGTCTCAAAAATAAAAGGAAAATATATACAGAATTACCTGGCCATTATAAAAATGGCAAACCATTTCCTTTCTCTAAAATGTGCGAAACTTATAAACATTGGAATTATCAACATGCTCAGAACTATTGGTTATTTTATACACAGGATAATAAAGAAAGATTTAAAGAATTTTATAGATTATTTGAAGAGGAGGGAAGTATGAAGCATTATATATTCTTTTATACAGAAAACTTTACATATAGAATGAGTAAAGGTTTAATAGAAGCTTATGATAAAGAAAAGAAAGAATGGGGTAAAGTAGCAACTTATACATTACCGTCTGATTTTGATTTTAAATCGTTGGTTGGATGTATGATAACAAACCATTTTGGATTCTTGACTGCAGCTAATGGGGAATTACAACAATTTATAAATTATAAAGACACTGCACCTAGATTTTTAGAGTTTTTAAATATAATCGAAAAAGGAGTAGACGTAGAAGATGAAGAATGAAGAAAAAGACTTATTATCTGCAAATATAGTACCACATAATCATAAATATGCTAAATCTTGTTTACAGTATAATATAGCTCATGGATTCTTTAAAATAAGAACCGATAATGTGGATTTAGTATGGGAAAAATTAGTTAAATATAACTACAGTAAAGAGTTATTTACATTATTTCCATCAAGAAAAGAAGGAACTGATATTATAGTATGTAAGTATGTTTCTAGAACACCATTCTTATTTTGTGAAAAAGATGATATTGATATGCTAACATTACAACCAACTGATAAAGGTTTCATTACTTTACCATGGCTTAAAGCTAATATTTATATCAATCTTATAATATTAGATGGTCAACCAGATGAACGCCTAATTGGATGTAGTAGAGGCTTCCATTTCGATAGAACTATTAAAGAAATATTAGCATACTATAGACCTCAATATGTGTGGAATGAAGATAGTAAAAATGATAGAGAACTTCCTATAATTGTAGATGATATTATGAAGAATAAAATTTATAATTATTTGGATAGTAAAGCTGGTGAAATAAATGAATACCTAATAGATAAAAACGGTATGATAACTTCACTTGCACGTATTTTGAATTTAACTCATTGCTGGCATATAGATTCAGCAGTACCTTATAATAAATATGATATTCCTAATATTATTACTAGATATAGAATCAAAGGTTTTAAAAAGCATTTTGATGTTGCAGCTGAATTAATAAGAAATACATCTCAAAATGAACAAACATACATCAATAAAGTAGAAACTGAAGGTAATAAAGCTATTGTAGAAGTTATTAATATAAAATCTTTCCCTTGGTGGAGTAGTGTAGTATCAAAATGTAAAACTATACCTGAGCTAAGATATTATATTGAGTCAAATAAAGAAGATTCAGTATTCCTTGAAGATGAGTGTACTATAGATACAGATTATAGAATATATAACGCACCAATTGATATGGACTTTAATATATCTGGTATTGATCATTACCAATTTGATAATGATTCTAAGATACTTGATACTGATACTATATTTGAAAAGGAGCAAGATTATATGCAAGAAGCATTGAATGTTATTAAAGATAGAATAGATAGTAAAAAATTTGGAACTTCTGATAAAGTGGAATTAAATTTAAAGTTCTTATATGAAGAAACTGTAGAAAATGGAGAAATTGTAACAAAAATTACCAATACTACTGAGAAAACTAGTAATGTTGATATAGATTCTGTATTAAATTATATAAAATCTTATAAGACTGTATTCGGATTTGACGGAGATATTCGTGAAAGTATAGTAGTTGGAGATGAATCTAAAATAAAAGAAACTACAAACCTAATATCAATTATTAGATGTCAAATGGGATATGCTGGATTAATACCAGCATCAAATCTAAGTGCAACTAAAGATATTAGATATTATGTCTTAAATGGATTAAAGTCAAATGAGTTTGGAGCTTCTGTATATTTTGGTAATGTTATGAGTCATGTTATGTTTACTGTAACTATTGAATCACCAGAAACTAGTAAACCTGATTTATCTGATAAATGTATAGATGAATTAAGAAATGTATTCAAGCAAACAATATCAGACGGATACTTAAGTATAAATAGAAAGAAGGTAAAATATGAAAGAATTGACTAAAAGTTTGATAGATATCGAAGTTGAATATGGTGTAGTATCATTTAAAAATAAAAAACATAAACCATCACCAGATTTTTTCGAGCCTAGTAATGTAATTATATTTCCAGAACCTAGTATGAAGCCAAACTATCCAGCACCTGATAATTATAATATAAATTTTAGATATTTCATTATCAAGTCAATTTATACTGCAGAATCTGACAATGTAGTAAAAAATAGAGTGATATTTAATACTACACATATGTTTGACTATATTCATAAACATTATGATTATAGACTAGGTATACATGAATATAGATATACAGTATCATCATTTACAATAGATTCTACTATACCATATTCAGAAGTAAAAGCTATGATGGAAGATGATACTGATTTATATAAAAAGAATTTAATAAAAAAAGTATATGAAAATACCATGGATGATTTATCAGCACAACCTACCAATGATGTATCTATCGGGAGACTTCTTAGACTTTATAATGAACCTAATAGAGAAAATGCAGTTTATAATTCTGAAAGGTGCGGATTTAGCGTAGTTCTTAAAATAGCCGATGACAGTTATCTAAATAAGATTCTAAACATATTCGATAAAGTGGATTATGGTTTTATTAGATCTAAAATAAAGAAAGAAGATTATACTGAAGTAGACATATTTATTTATAGTACTAGTAAACATAAGAGAGAACTTGATATTGCTAGAGTAAAACAATTCGTCAAAGGAAATCTAAAATGTTATGATGATAGTATAGAAATTAAAAGATTTGATGTCTTAAATACAGAAGGTGAATTAATATATCATAAATTTAATCTTACTGGTCATGATGATGTGGTACTTGGTTTACATGGTGATAATATTGGAATGTTATATTTTAGATTTACTGATGAAAGTACTTATAATTTAGCAGAAAATGTTTATGAGCAAGTTGATGAAGCTGAAAGAACTCATAAAGATGAGAATAGTAAGAATGAGTAGGTGGTTATAATGTTAGATAAGATAATGACGACTGTGTCGTGTATGTTTACTTCTAAAAAGAAAAAACCTTCTATGAGTTTTGATTCTTTAGTTGAAATGGCTAATAATATAAATCAAGAAATTATAGATAATTATAAAATAGGTAATAGAATGGTAAAACTTATATTTTATGATAACTCTGATAATTTTGGAGGAATACAATATGAGATGATATTTAAACCATTCAAACAACAAAAGTCCGATAAGGAATTTTAAACAAAATAAATATATAATAGAAAGCAGGGGCTATCCTGCTTTTATTGTATTACAGATAAACGAAATTACTGTAGTTCTTTTGTAATACTAGATAATCATACGCGTCGTGTTTATCTTTTGTGTAATTATCTAATATCTCAGAACTTATTTTACGTATTTCTGTATCCAGAAACTCTTGTTCACGTTGATATTTATCTTTAAAATCAGAATTATAAAGATAATCTGTGAACTTTTTAAAGTTTTCTTTAACAGAATCAAGATAACTCATATTAACACCTCCTTTGAGAATAGTGTAATATGGTAGCGAAATTCCAAAATTTATATAAAATCAATAGCCTGATTTTATAACTAGAATATATAGAGTAGGAACTATCTACTCTATAACTTTATACCTATGATAGATATAAAGATTTACTTAAATCTATTTGATCTGATATATACGAGTGGGCATTTTGTTTATCCTTCGTATATTCTTGGTCAAGACCTATAGAAATTTCTTTCAATAAATTGCTAAGGAAAGATTGTTCTAAGATAAATTTATCGTGATAACTGGTGGAATTATCGTTTATAATATATTCATCAAAGAATTTTATAAATCTATCCTTAATAGAATTTAAATAAGAATTATTCATTTACACCACCTCCTTTCATAAGGTGATTAATCTATATAAAATAGATAGTTCCTATTTTATATTTAGGTTAAAAAAGAAGATACCCCAATATTAGAATATTCTAATATTGGGGTAATCCTTTTATTTACTTTCTTTGTTCACAGATCTGCAAATGCGATCTGTAATCTTGTAAGCGGCATAGCATATTATTGCTATGCCAATGTATCCTAGTCCAGACGCACTGGCCCTTATTATGTTGCCAGCTGCATCATATTCATAAGTGTATTTCATATTCTATTCATCTCCTTTCTTATTATTTATTTTATTATCATTTCCCTTAGCAGCAGCTACCACTTTCGCAGCTCCTTCAAATACTGCCACTACTAAGAAGAATGTTAGGTATGGATGATCACCCATCCATCCCAATAGTCCTTTATTTTCCATTTTATTCCTCCTCATATGATAGCTTATATCCTAGATACATACTACCTGCTAAAATTGCTCCTGTTATTATTTTACCCATAGTAGAATCAGAAGTTTCTTCTACTACAGTATATGTAACGTTAGATGCAACCGTTTTAGTTGCACCTAACATAAATTCAGCTAGATCTGATATATACATAAGAGATCACCTCTATTCAGTGATCCCTAGTATTTTATCATAACATTTGCATACATCTGGAAATGCTGTATGCATCTTAGAGTCATAATAGTATCTATCAGATTTACTATTATGAATTCTTAACACTGTTTTTAGATCTTTTGGATACAGATCTATAGCAGCTGAAAGAGTTTCTAACTCTTTTTCATTAAAAGTATAAATATCAAATGCTTCTTTATCATAAGATATTAATATGATATTTTTGTACTTTTTAGGAAATACTACAGTTCTTTGAACTTTATCAGGATCAAATTCATGTAATATTGCAACTTCCTTATGTGATACCCAAGAATTATCTTGAATATCTTCTCTAACAATTTTAGACCAAGCAACATCTGTTATAGTTCCTTGATCAATAAGATAGACAGTGACACCTTCACTGTCTAAATCTTTATTTTCTTTTATTATATTAGCAATGAATGATTCCATAGAATTATCATTGCCTATTTTTGAAATAGGTATCCATTTTTCCATTATTTCTCAACTCCTTCTTCAATTTCTGCTACTGATTGTAGTAATTTATATCTATTGTACGCATCCCCAATTGTATTAAAAGTACCAGCTAATCCAGCATATAGTTTAGACGAATTTATAATCTCTTTTATAGATCTTATATCGCCTTCTAGACGAATTCCTGCTGCAGTAACAGCAAATTTATTAGGATATGCTGAAGTTACAATGTCACTTTTGTACACTATAACATACGATAGTAACTCTTCTTTTGAAAAATAGTTTAATTGATCTTCTATATTTTTATACTTAATAATGTCACGTATAGAAGATCTTTTTCCATATCTTTTCTCAAGTTCAGATATAATATAGTTTTTCATTTCATCCCAACTCTTAAATTCTAATCCTTCAAGTATTTCTTTTGCTTTTCTCATTTTTATCCTCCTAAAATTTTAAGTTTATTTTAATGGGAGAAGATATTTATTAGATTTTATCTTCCCCCGTAATTTCTTAATTATGCATATCTATTTTCCCACTTTGCACCATGTTGTCTATCAACTTTATATCCGGCAATAAGATATCTAACCCATTTTTCGATTCTATATGCCTTTTTGATATATTGGTAATGAATATCATTTAAATATTCATTATATATTCTTTCAATTTCATTCATATTATATTCCAAAGAATCACAGAATGAATTATAATTGTCGAATACTCGACTTGGTTCTTTATAATCCCATTCCATCCATCCTTCCCATGGAATATTAAATAAACTTAATGATTTTCTAACTAATTCTTTAGTATCTATTTCATTTAAAGAATCAGCTAAACTTTCAGAGTTCCAGAATGCTTTTGATGCAACGATTGGATTGTCGCTACATTCTAAAGAAATACCTATTTCTTTTATTAAAATTTCTTTATTGTATTCTGTTTTATTTTTTACTTTATTATCTAAATCTTCCATCATTTTTTCAAATCTATTGATTATTTCTTCTATTCTTCTCATTTTTATCTTCTCCTTTTATTAATTTTATTACCCTACTAATCCCCATTGAATTAGTTTATTTATTTCAGCACACATATTATCATGTGCTTCTAATGAATCAAAATTATTGACATCTTTGATTAATTCAATCCTATCACGGATTACTCTTAGAAAATTTCCGTTCCATTTAGGATCTTTGAATCTACGGCAATCTAACATTGCCCAGTATTCCCTACGATATAACTCATCGTCAAATGTAGGATAGTACCAATCTCCTTTTTGGTACTGTTTGAATTCTTTGTATAATTGTTCTCTTAATTCCTCAATACTGATTTCAATATTAATTGGAATCGGTTTCTTGAAATATTTCTTATATGTTTTAGTTGTCCTGAAGAATTTCTCTGTTTGATGAAACTCTTCATATTTATCAAACATTTTTTGTATATCTTCATACCATACTTCTAAATATGGTATATTTGCAAAAGCTATTGAATTATTATAATTATTTTTAGCTTTTTCTATAATATCCAATGCCTTTGTTATCTCTTTAACTGCAAAATCATAGTCTTTACATTCAAATATGTACATGCCGAAAAGTATTTCCTTTAGATCGGCACCTTTTCTATTATTTAGAAATTCTACTATTTCTATGAAAGAGTACTTGTTGTATAGATATTCTTTTATCTCATCAATTGAATGCATTGACCAGACCGAAAAATCTGTATCTTCTAGAATTAATGCTAATTCAGTTACAACTTTGTCAATTTTATCTTGATCTAAATCTTTTGAATCTTTTAACTTCATATTCTTTATATTTTCAAATCTTTCTTTTAATTGTTCTATTTTTCTCATACATATCACTTCTCCTTTTAATTTAAAATTTTTATTTACTAAAATATAAAAGAGGGAAATTACTTATTTTTCATTTCCCTCGTAAGTTCTTAATTATTCTCCAGCTACTTCTAGTATGAAGTAATTATTATATATACAAGTTAAAAATCCGATTAAGCATCCCATAGTTATGTCATAATCAGTGAAGTTACCAGTTTTAATTTTGTTTATGTATATCTCTATCATCTTTTGATCATTTTCTACAGCTTTTTGATAAACGTCTCTAATTATGTTATTAGAGTATTTACCTTTGATGCTAAATTCAACATCTTCTACTATACTCTTTTTTGGACCGAATACGTCCAAATTTACCACTACATCATGTAAAACTTTGTTATTATTTATACCAGTTATTTCGTATTGAAACCAATCCTTAAATTCTTCAAAATTTTTAAATCTCATCTTTTTTTCCTCCGTATTTTCTTGAAATATTTTTAAAATTACCAAATTAGAAATAAGGATATTATATTTCAAATATCCTTATTCCTTTAAACCTTATTTTTGCATATTTCTTAATTGTTCATCATGTTCCTTTAATACTTGGAACATTTTATCCATTCCTTTAGCATTGTTATTGATAACATCTGAATGATTATCAATAATGAATAATGTTCCCAATCCCATCACAAATGTTCCAAGAATAGCACATTTACTATCCTTTTTTCCAAAACCCCATCCAGCTATTGCTGAACCTGTTAAAACTAACCCTGAACCAATATAAGCTTTCCATTGACCATCTTTCTTTGTCATTTTACATTCCTCCTTAAAATTTATTAGAATATATAACATCGCCTAATATTATATATTCCTTATTATCTACATTAGTATATGTAATCGTTAAAACGCTATCTCTTCATTCCTTCGAGCGGATTCTTGGATTTTATAAAAATTAGCAAAAAAAAATAAAAATCGGGATAATACAATATAAAATCATATTATCCCGAAATATTAACTAATTTTATAAATTAGTATTATATATTAGACTATAAACTGGTTGTATTTCTAATAAGTCACTCATATCATCATTAAACTCTCTAAATTCCGAATGATATGGTATTCTAAGCTTTTTCATTATATCTGCAGTTAGTCCGAACTCTTTAACTTTTTCTAGAATATGTTTAGTTTGTTCTTCTTTACTCATTTTATACTGCTTACTACACCAATCTATTAAATCTTCGTACTTACTTTTCTTATTATCTATATAATTTTCTTCTGTTGTATCTTCTATAAATTTTTCTAATAAAATTTTTAAAGCTTTACATTCTGCAATCATATTTATCATCATAAATTTAGCATTATAATCTTTATAAATATAATTAAAATTTCTTATAGTACCGATTAATTTAGTATTTGATTTAAATTTAAATAATAAGAATTCCATGTATCTTCTACTAGTTTTACTCATATCATCAAAATATGGTTTATCGTACTCTGATAACAGATCTAAAATTCTTTTATAGTGACCATCCTTAAGTTCTTCGAATTTTGAGCTATTCTCATATTCGGGATCAATTGATGGTATCTTACTAATATAAGACTCTATTCTCCACTTCATTAAAAATAAACTATCTCCAAACATTGTTCCGTTTAACATTTTTCACCAGCTTTCAATAAGTCATAATAATATTCTATTACTTTAAATACAGGTTGAACATTACTAAATCCACATGCATTAAAAGTTTTTATATCATCTCTGTCATAGTCTCTAATATCAAGCTCAGTACATCCTTGACTTCTAAGTATATTTTTAACATCTTCTGCTTTCTTATTTATCTCTTCTTTTGTTAATCTATTTAGATGCATATTATTAATATAATCTTCTAACTCTTCAATTAATTTAGTCCATTTACTAGTACTTCCTTTATAAATGTCACCTTTTATATTATTTTTAATCATATTTTCTATTATTAATTGAGATTTAACACATTCTTCCTGAATATCACGATTAAAGAATTTAAATGCACTTATATATTCACCAGGTATACTTTCAATATACATATTATAATATACATTATACAATATTAATAGATATTCTACCATTCTTTCAGTATTTTCTTCTAATTTATCCACATAACTAAGATCATTAATTCTATCTATAATACTAGTAATCTTTTTATCAAGGATTGCTTGTACAGTATAACTAATTCTAAGTAAATCAGATTTAGGTCCTACTATTTTATTATTATTTAAACATTCATTTACATTTTCTATAAATTTAGCTCTTTCTTCTTCTGTTAATTTAAGTCCTTTATCCATTATAACCTCCAGTTAAATAAAAAATAGGTGGCGCCCATAGACACCACCGTTATAATTAATCATCTGATGGTACTTTACCACCAGCAAATCTATATCCAAGATAGCTACAACCAATAGTTATTACTCCTGTTATTAATAACCAGAGTATCTTTTTACTAAGTGAAGTATTATTAACAGCAGCTGTACCCATCATGTCTGATACATTATTAGCCGTGTTATTACCCATAAACTCAGCTAATTCGGAGATAAATACCTTACTCATTTTATTCATCCCCTTCATTTGATTCCTCTTGCCCATTAAATATTGATATAACTTCTTTACTAGCTTCATCTGATAATTTATAACATAAACCGTCAGATATCATATAAGTATCTAAGGATTCATTTGATAATCTTATAAAATTATTATCAAAGTGAATTCTTAAAGGCATTAAAGTTTTAGATTGAAGTTTCTCCATTGCTTTTGGAGATAAACTAAATATCTCTGCATCTGAGTCTAATTTAATTGCAATAGTTCCAACATAATTACCATTTATAACATGACTTCTACCGACAACATCATCATAATGTATTTTATCTGTATCATTTGTTATAGTTATAGTATTACCATAACTATCAGCAGCTCCAACTTGAACTATTTTATTTTTATATATTAGTAATATATTATATTTATGATTATACATATAATTAAATCTTATTTGATTTAATATAGTTATTATAGCTGTATCAAACTCATTTGATGGTTTTTTAATGGACCAATTTTTTGGTTGATTGAACCCAAAATTTGTATTTTGTATACTATTATCATACATTCCAATTGATGACATTCCCAGATATCCAACTATTTTCTTTTTCATATTCTATTTCCTCCTGTTATTAATTAAGCTTTCACAGCATCTTCTACATTTTCTACTACATTTGCAGCTTCTTCTTTAACTTCTTCAACTGTTTCTTTAACTGATTCTTTCATTTCTTTAATTTCTTCTTTTAATTCTTTTAGATATTCATTAGATTCATCCATATTTGTTTTAATGATGTCTTCTATTTTAGCTCTTCCTTCTTCTTTAGAGATATTACCATGTGCAACATCATATGAAGTTTTAGCTATATCCTTATTTCCCATAACTAAACCTAAACCAAATGAATATTTAGTTAATTTATAAACTCCATATCCAGCCAATCCAACCAAACCTACTTTTACTAATCCTTTAATCATCTTTATTCCTCCTTTTTATAATTCAACATATACTAAATCTAATACCATGTATCTTTCTAAACCTTCTAATAACTTCTCTTGTAACTTGTTATCGAACAATTGGTAAGTTGTAAATAGATCCATTAATATAAATATTACATCTTTACCAATTCTCGTATCAACCGTAGCATTTACTACAGTAGCAGGTAAATATCCTTTTCGTATTAAAGATACATCATCGATAAATTGCATTAAAATATACACAATACTGTCAATATTATCCTCTAATAACATTATTGCTAAGCTATTATCACATTTTCTAATCAATGTTTTAATAACATCTCCAAGTATAGCTTTATTATGTTCTACTGCTAGAGTTTGTAATCTGATATATTTATTACAGATACTAGCTAGTCTAGCCCTATTTGTAGACTTTCTAGTCATTATAGGTAAATTACTAATATCATGGTATACTTCAAAATTACTATCTTTAGATAATTTCTTCTTTAATGCTGATTCAAATTCATTATACACATATGATCTAACTACTCCTGGGTAATTATATCTCGACTCAGATCTATAAGACCTATGTACAATATTATGAGTACTCTCAGATGTACCTAATTTTTTCTCCAATACTCTAATATTGTGTCTACAGCCTTTAATTATATCGAAATTATCAACTACATCCATAATTATCGTTTTAATGGCTGCTGATTCCTCTTTTTCTAACTTAGTAAACTTTACCTTCATTTCACCATCTCCTTTATATTTAGCACTTTATATAAGCAATTTATTTTCACCTCCTAAAATCAATTTATACGCATTTAAACACCATTATACGACGTTCTAATAGTTTGCTATTAATTTATCGTTATATATTATAGAACGTCGTTAAAGTGCTTTATATGGCTTTAAATGCGTATTTAAACATATGCTTATACTATCTTATTATATGTAATTAATGAAATATTAATTTCATTATGATTCTACTATATTATATTCTAAACTAACTTTGTAAAGAATATCTTTTATTCTATTATAGTATACATCATCCTTAATTATATTATGGTATTCATCACCATGTAATTCTCTATAAATTTTATCATTCCATTTAGCTATTGTATATATAATATATGCATCTATTAACTCTCTACCATCCAAATTAACGTCAAACTGTTCACATAATTCATGTATACAATGCAGTCTTAATATAAGCATTATATGACTATAAGTTGCCATAAAATCTAGACGTTCCTTTATAAATTCTGGAAGTTCTTTATAATTCTTACCATCTAAATCTTGACATGATTTTATATACCCGTCATATTTATACTTATTATCATCTAAGAACTTTAATTCATCTTCAGCTGTTTCAATGTTATTATCTTGCAAGAATTGCTCCATTTTACCATAATCGAATAGATCTGTCCAGTATACATTAGATATATGGTCATCTTTTATAACTTCTCTGACAAACTCAATCATTTTTGGTTTAAATATCTCTCCATACGGGTGTGTATATTTATTTAATATTTCTTTATGATTCATTTATTCATCTCCTATATTAATTTAAAACTGATTATAATTAAAACTATTATAAATACTGCCAATCCTATTAATATACCATAGTTATATCTTTTAGTTATTTTATTTATGTTGTCATTATAATCTTTTACAATCATTTCAACTTTTTCTTCAGTTTCACGACTAATTTTCTCTAATTTATTATCAATAGTAGCAGGATTCTTATTCTTTTTCTTCTTACCTTTAAATTCTTCTCCTGCATACTTATTATAATGTTCCTTTTTGTATTTTATTTTACCAGAATATACTTCTTCGGCAACTTCACTATTTCTAATAATTTCTCTGTTATATCTATTACGTTTTGATCTTTGCCCTTTACCCATGGTTCACCTCTTTATTTTTCCTTAATTTCACACGTTTAAGTGGTTCTACTGGTTTTGGTTTAGGTGGATCTTCAATACCACCTAAACGTTTAACTATTTTCAATATATCTTTAACATCTTTTTCTAATTTATCAAGTCTATTATTAATAACATCAAAATCACTAGATTCTTCTATTATCTTAACTTTAGAATCATCTAATTCTTCTAAAACATATCCATCTTCAAAGAAATTTGATGTTACTCTAAATCTTTGACCATTTATCGTTACTATCTTACCTAATATATTGATAGCTGTCAAATTAGTCACCTCCTAACGTGACAATGCTTCTACTAGATTTGCTAGCTTTATTTCTAATTTAGCAACTCTTTCTTCTAGCTCTTCTATTCTATCCTTTGGTTTATCAACTATGAAATTTTCAATTGGTTCTATTGTAAGACCATCACCAGATGAATCAGAAACCACCTTATACTTTTTTCCTTCTATTGTTACTATTTGTCCAACCATTAAATTATCACTCTCCTTATATTCTTCTATTTCTTCCATAGTACATCCATCAAAATTTGTTCTAGATAATATTTTATATTTACGTCCAAATATAGTAATGACATCACTCATTATTCATCATCATCCTTCTACATGGTTATCAAATTTTGCATCATATAGAGCTTTAGTTAATTTGTATATTTTATTAACCGATGATTCAAGTTTATCCATTCTATTAGAAAGAGCTTCGATATCTGCAATAATTTCTATAAATTTATCATCCTTATTTTCAATTACTTCTTCCAGAGTATATTCGTTACCAGATGTTTTGGCAACGACTTTATACTTCTTTCCTGCTATTTTTATTATTTTCCCTATCATATTAACTCCTTATGATATATAATATTTACCTTTTGGTATGATTACACCTTTATCACCTTTAGATATTATTAACGACTTATTTATTTTTTCAATAGAACTACAAATTTTAACCATATCTAAACTAGTTTCTTTCCATGCTTCAGCTATATTTTCCAATCTTTTCTTATACTCTATACTCCATTCCTTTTTCATATTAGACTCCTTATACTTCCATATTATTAAGAATATTACTAGTTTTTAATAATTCTTGCTCGATATCATTTACAACATTTTTAATTTCATCAATTATTTTTAATTTTTCTTTTACATCTTCAGAAATATCAATTGCTTCTAATAATAACTGGCATTGACTTTTGTGTTTACGTGATGATATTTTTATTATATCATAAATTTTACCATTTAGTTTAATTTTAATATCTTTAGTTTTCTCTAAATCAATTAACAATACAATCATCTCCTATTTTATTATTTCTAATAGTTTACCATAATCCATCCATTGCTTTACTTTATCCATTTTAGATTTGCTTCCATTTTCTCCTACTAATAACCAATCAGTTTTACTACTTACACTATCAGTTACATGTCCACCATGACTTTCTATAAGTTCTTTAATACTTTCTCTAGTATGTCCTGGTATACTTCCAGTAACTACAAAGTTAAGTCCATCTAACTTATTACTTTTAGTAACCTTAGTTTCAGATTCCATATTAAGATATTTTCTAAGATTTTCTATAAGTTTGATATTTCTCTTATTTTCAAACCAATTTCTCATAGCATTTAACATCTCAGTACCAATTCCTTCAACATTAACTATAGTTCCATCCATTACAGCATCTTTAATTTTATCAATACTTCCATAATGGTTTGCTAATGTTTTACTCATTCTACGTCCAATGAATGGTATTTGTAGTCCTGCTAATACTCTATTAAATGGTTGGTTCTTGCTATTATCTATTTCTTCCATAAGTTTAGTAGCATTCTTTTGCCCAAGTGTTTCTGCTAGTGTTCTAAAACCTATATTTCTTATAAAGCTTCCATATAAAACATCCAAATTATCATCTTCATTCATTACATAATATACTATACTAGTAGCAGCCGCATCTCCAAGCCCTCTAATATTCATAATATCTCTAGATGCAAAATATTTAAGTTGCTCTACTCTACATCCTACACAATGTTCTGGATCACTACAACCTATAAATGGATCAACTTCTAATATTTTACTATCACAGTATGGACACATATCTGGAATGTTTATATCTTTTTCATTACCAGTTCTAGCTTCAGTTATAACAGAAACTACTTGTGGTATTATTTCTGCAGCTTTCTTAACTATTATTCTATCGTTAAGTTTAAGATCCATTTTCTGTACCATTTCAGCATTATGTAAGCTTGCATATGATACAACGCTTCCACCAATAGTTACTGGTTTAAAACATGCTACTGGAGTAAGTATACCAGTACGTCCAATAGTCCAATCTACTTCTTCTAATGTTGTTACTACACTATCAGTTGGATATTTATAAGCAATTGCCCATCTAGGACTATTAGCTCTATTTCCTAAAGCTTCCCAATACTTCTTATCATTAACTTTAAGAACTGCTCCATCTATATCAAATCCATAATCTTTCGCTTTTATAGCATTAATTGCTACTTCCATATTCTGAAGGTCAGTTGATTCAACTATGTATCTATATTTATCCATAGTTGGAAGTCCTAACCTATGCATCATAAATATATCTTCTAATTGAGTTGGTGTTCCATTTCCTACTATATAATAGAATAATACATGAAGACCTCTTTCTTTAACAACATTAGCATCTAATTGACGAAGTGTTCCACTAGCAAGGTTTCTAGGATTTGCATAAGGAATTTCTCCTTCGTTTACCCTTTGTTCATTGACTTTATCAAAGTTTTCTCTAGTCATATAAACTTCACCACGAACTTCAATACTTACAGGTTCTTTTAATTTTAATGGTATATTTCTTATTTGCATTACATTTTCAGTAACATCTTCACCTATAGTACCATTTCCTCTTGTTATTGCTTGTACTAACTCACCATTTTTATAAATACAACTAATAGAAAGACCATCTATTTTAGGTTCTACTTCTATTTCAATAGTATTAGTATCACAAACAGTTTGTATCCATTTTACTATGTCTTCTATATTATAACTATTTTCCAATGATAGCATTGGAACTTTATGCTCCACTTTGCTAAACTTACTAATAGGATTAGCCCCTACTTTTGTAGGGGTAACTCCATTTTTCTTATATAACTCATTTAATTCTTCAACTAACTTATCATATTCAAAATCAGATATCAGACTTTCATTATTATTATAATAAGCATCTGCATACTTATTTATTAACTCTTCCAGTTTCTCTATTTTGTTTTTGTCTTCCATCATTAATCACCTCTTTAACTTTCTCCTTTAAAAGATATTCTATATTTTCTACTGGTGAATCAAAATATATTCCACCATATTTCATAATTCCAATACTAAATTTTAGTATTTCTATATCAGTTTTATTAAAGTTAATATCAATTTCAAACAGTTTCTTTAATTCTTTTTCTTTGATCCATGTATAATTTCCAAAAGAGTATTCATCAAATATTTCATATATCTTTACTTGATTATTTGGAAAATCTGGGCAATGATGCTTTAATTGTAGTGCTCTTTTTAAATAATTTATAAAATCATGAGCTTCAATTAATACTATACTATTATTACCATTTTCATCTTCTGTAGATGTGAAATCTAATATAAAGTTCTTCCATAAGTATAATGTATGACATATTGTCATAAAATATGTTAGAAATTCTTCTCTATAGTTATTTAATAAGAATTTTATATAATGGTCTACATCTATATGTGATACACTATTATAATGAGAACTTATAATACAATTTAACATCATACTAGCTATAAGTGATACTGTTATATTAAATAGGTCTGTTTTCTTAAAACCCTCAGATTCAAGTTTATATAATTCTTCTTTAAGAGACTTTACCATAGAAGTTACTTCAAATATATTACTAGTAGGTTTATATCTATGGATAAATCCCATACTAGTCCAACCTATAGTCTGGTCACATAATTCACTTAAAACTTTTACTGGATATGATCCAATCCTATCTTTAATATAGATATTCTCATTATTCTCTTTAATAGTATTTTTAAAATCATTACACATTTTAATTTTTATTACTCTTCCCATATTTCCAATCTTTTTATAAAATCTTATTGGTCTAGGTATATCATATGATCTATTAAAGTTAACTGTTCTCATCTTAGTCCTCCAATTATTAGTAATCCTCTAAAAGTGACCTCTTTGTCATCTACTCTAGTTTCATTTATCAAATATAAGAAATTTCTAATCTCTTCCATAGATTTACACATATCATTTTCACTATTTAGAATTTCTGCAATAGTATTATGATACTTATTTAAATCCTCAGGCTTTTTAAATATCATATACTTAAGTTCTTTCATCTTTCTAAAAAGTCTATTTTTACTAAAAGTTAAATGAAAATTTCCAACTCCTTTATTGAATAGTGAGTATTCCATTAAATCTAAATGTCTAGGTACATTTACGACTTTATATTGATGATACAGTCTATCAGTTACTAATATAGTTTTAAATATACTCATTATATAAAATTGAATATAAAGCTCAGCTATAAATTGATTATAACCTACTGCATCTATAACTCTTTTAAGAGTATCTACAGATAATTCACTTTCTTCATATAATATTTTATCTATATGACCATTACTAATACAAGATATACACATTAAAATACACAAGTAATCTACAACTATTTCAGTTTTATCTTTTTTAGTTTTATTTATAATTTTTAATTTACTTTCTAATTCTTTAGAATAAGATCTCCATACTCCATCAAACATGATGCATAAATCAGTGGTGTCATATTCACTAGCTTTGATGTAGTAACTAACTAAATAATTTGGTATTTGTTTAATTAAGCTAGTAAGTTGCATCTTATTCTCATATGTAATTCTGTTTCCAATATCCCTATGTTTGTTAATCTCTGTTAAATCTCTTATCAGAGTCTGTTTAAACAATTCGCCATATTTGTCAAACTTTTTCTTAACTTCAGGGTCCATTCTTTTACTAAATTTAATCATATTAACGCTCCTTTACATAAGCCTTAATTGGCTTATTATATACAATATAAATAATAATACAAGTACAAACACTGTTATAGATTTTAATTTTTCTATATTAGTTGTACTATTAACAGTTTTATGCATAGTTAATCTCAATATGTATAATAATACTACTAATATTACTATTGCTACACACTTAATCAACCATAATAGTTGCATAACCGACACCTTAATTCACCTCCTTTTACTATACTATTATATGTAATTATTGTATTATTTAATTTGCGCTGAAATAGATATCAACACAAGTACTAACATATGAATAAATGCTAATTTAAATGATATAACTATAAGAGTAAATATCATACTAAATCCTCTATTTTTAGTATCCTTATATGATTTAAAATCATCTATTAATGTATCACCAAATACGATTATTAGTGCGTAAGATATAATCATTTCTATAAAATAATGCATTTCTAATCACTCTCCTTAAGTACAATTGTTAGTAAAATATGTCCTGGTATCTTTACTTTATAATAATAATTTTCTACAGCTTTACCTTCTGATGATATTCTATCCAATATATCTAATATCTTTGTGAACATATTTCTATCAGAGTGAAGTTCTATTGTAAATTCATTTCTTTTCATTTGAACTTTCCTCCCATGTTGCAGGTTCATCTATAGTTTCAAGTTTCTCGATTAACATCCTAACAACGCTAGACACTTCATGCACATGTCTACGTTCTAACAGACTAACTGCGGTTCTCTTTTTAAATTCAACTTCAATATCAATCCAATGCGTGTTATAAAATCCCATTTTATACACACTATAATCATATATAAAGTATTTTTCATCATATTCTTTAAGCATTTTACCAAATGGTACTAAATCATCATCTTTACTATAAAACTTTGCTGTTAATATCATTTATTATCACTATCCTTTTTATATGTTATTATAATTTGACATGGTCTAGGATCATCAGCATCATCATGTTCAATAATCTTATCAATAGAGTACCCCTCATTTAATATAGATTTTATATGTTCAACTACTTCCATAATCTGAATTCTGGCTATAGGATCCAATAGTTTAATATTTGTCTGTCTTTTATTCTTCATGATTATCATCCTTTTTAGCTATTTCTGATATTTTATTAATTAAAACTTCATAATCAAGTTCATCAAACCATTCTTTATAGTCCTCATCTTTATTTATTAATTCAATATGTATATCATAATGAGATTTATCTCCAGCTATACTAGATTCCACTATGCTAGTTATATTAAAATCTATTAATGCATGTGTCAACTTATATTCTAATAACATTGCTAATATAGGTTTTGCATCAATATTTTTATTTATTTTAAAATCCAATTTAACAATTTCATCTACAAGACTTTTTTCATGCTTTTTATAATATCTTACATATATAAAATTTATGTGATCATGCCAAAATTCACTATAAGACCCACATGCGTGCTGTATGGACTTTGGATATATACCATTCTGAATGTTGACCATCATTTTCATTGCAACTTTAGTTAAATCAAACTCATACTGTTTTCTTCTTATAATTTCAGTTCTATTCATTTTTACCACTCCATGGAATAAATGATACTCTAATACTTTTAAGTTCTGGATTATGTAAATTTTCACAATTCTCTATTAAACTCATTTTCATACCACCATCGTTCATTTCACGTATCATTTTCATCAAATTATTTAAAAGTTTTTGTTGTTCTTCATTATCACATTTTATTAAGATTCTATCTTTCATTGCTTTCATTATTCATCATCCTCCTTATCAAACTCTAACTCTACATTATACGGAAAATCATCATCTTTATCATAAGTTTTATATATACTTGTAATACTATAACCTTGCTCTAATTTCTCTTGAATTTCTTTCATCATACCGTATACTGCATCTCTTAATACTTGTGTTTCATTTTTAATCGTCAATTTCTTAGTTTCCATTTCTATCTCCTTTAGAATACTGTTAAAATACTAGTAGTCATAATCTTTCCATTTTTATTTAATGGACACATAATTCCCATTGTAGTAACAACTTGTCCCAGTTTATGTTCAAATTCTGTAGCAATCGTTCTATCAACAAATGCAAACTTATTCCATTCTAATATTAGTGGATATTCACTTATATCCATTGGTAATGCTATTTTATCAATACTTTCTGGAATATCTATATACGGGTCAAATGTTACATCAATACCAAAGACGTTATATATTTCATCTTTAGTTTCCATCTTATCAATTTGTCTTATTAAATCAACTCCTTCCTGTAAATTAAACTCATTAGCATCTGTTAATGCTTTAGCACTCTGATATATTTTAAACAGTTCTTTTTTATCAGAGTTACTTACCTTGTACATATTCTTTTTATCAGTTTCACTCTCCTTTCCTTCTTTAAACTTCTCAGTTTTTGTTACAATACTTCTTAAAGCTTTCCATACAATAAGTTCCCATGCTTGATCACATAGTTTATTAAATGTGTCTGGCTGTTCTGCTTCAAACTTCATTAAGTTTTCTTTATCAAAGTTTAACTTTGCTACTCCAAAACTTCCAGGTACTTCAATAATATTATCTGGATATAATCTATTCCATAAACGTACAGCTTTAATTCTATGGTCACTCCATATAAGAGTATTATCTTTTGTTTTTAATACTGTTTTACCATCTAATAAGAACTTCTTAGATGTTACCATATCAAAAACCTCGTCTGCAGTTTCTCTTATTTTATTAAGAACTGATTTATAATCAAATTCACTCATACTCTTCATAATATCATTCTTAACTATTTTAGCTACTTGTTCTGATATCATTGGGTTTTGGTCTGATTTAATAAATCCTAAACCTTTAACTGCAAAACTATCTCTTCTCATAAAGTCTTTTATACTATAATTATAAGTATATGCCTTCTTACCACTAGCTAAGTGTATTTGGTCCATTACCATTTCACATTCAAGATCTATATAAGGTATTAAACTATCGTCTATACCTTTAGCTTTAGCATAATTCTTAAGTCCCAGTTTAATATTACCTAAGTATATATTCATTAATATTAATATAACTACATTATTAGCTAATAATGGACTAGCATCCTTAAATATATCTGGGAATAATTCCATTATATGTTTTCTATCATTACTTAATACAGTAACATTACTGTCTGTGTCCGCTAGACTTATATTATTTCTATGCATATTTTGTACAATATCTACCATAGTTGGCATATAAGTTCCTTCTAAGTAATCTCCTGCATAATAATAGAACCCATATGTAAGTTCTGTTATATCTTTACATAATGAAGCCAATAATTCCTTCGTACGTTCATGTTTTGCTGGATTTATCATTTCTCCACCATTTACTTCTACTATTAAATTATCGATTTTAGAGGCTTCTAATAGCGTTTTTAGACGTTCTTTAATAGAAGGTAATTCTAGTACCTTTGTAAGGTTATTACGCATATAAAGTACCTTTAAAGCGTTATAAGGCATACTTTCTAGTCTACTTTTTAAGAAACTCATTGCATAATAATTATCATAATGATATCCTAGCATAAATCTTATAACTGTATCTATATCTACGTCTGGTAATTGGTACTTTTCACATATTTCATCGTAGTTACATTCCAATACAGCATTAATTAAAGCCAAGTGTGCTTGTATTACATAATATCTATAACCATTACCAAGAAGTTCATTTATAATAGATACAACAGCGATTATATTACGTCCAGATGTCGTAACAGTATCTGCAATATCTATATTATAGATATAAGCTTTAACAAATCCACCAAGTCCATAAAATCCATTAAGTTTTACTTTAACCTTAGACTCTAGATTGGCATGCTTATTTTCTTTTATCTTATCACCTATATTAGCACTATTATTCTTAGCACGTTTCCATATTTGACGCACACCCATACCATTTATAAGCGTCCACCCAGTTATACTAGGTTTATTCTTATACGAATGAATACAAACTCCATTTTCATTAAGAATAAGGTTATTTTGACTATTATAATAAAAATCAACAGCATTATATTTAACAGTATCGAAATATACACTATTCATTATCTCTATAAATCCATCTTTATAATGATTATTAAAGATAGATTCAAGTTTTTCTTTATCAATACCTGTAATCATATTTGCTTGCTTAATCCAATCTTGCTTAAAGTGTTCTTTGTTACTTAATACATTATCCATAATTTCCTCCATATTTTAACGGTAAATAATATTAAATCCCCGATAGATTGTTAGTCTATCGGGGATATAGTTTTACTTTAATTTAAATTTTACATACTGATAAAGTGCGATTGTTTGTTCTAATAATCTCTTTTTATATAATAAGTTATTAGTTCTGTTATATATAACGTATAACACTATAGCAATACCAGCAGTAAAAAGAGATAAGTACACCATAATTATCGCTCCTGTTCTTTTTGTTGTTCTTTATCTTTAATATATCTTTTTCTGTCTTTAATGTATCTTTTATACTCTAATTTAACCATTTGAAGATGAATGAGTTGTTTTGCTGCACGGCTAGTGAAGCTGTATAAATATATTATTAATGGGATACTTATAATTATGAAAGCTATCATACATAATTTAACGAGAAAGATAAATATCTTACATATTAAAAGTACGAATATATTCATATATCTACCTTATTATATGTAATTATCTAGAACGTAATAACTAGCTCATCACGTTCTGGATAATACTTTATATTACCTTCTTTAAGTAATTCTATCTCATTATGATGTATAATATGAGCTTCATTTTTATAACCCATTGTGTGTAAGGACTTATACGCAGCTTGGTCTGATACAAAAGTATCTCCTCCATTATATATAGTTCCAAAACTATTAGCGTATACATTAGGTCCATATGTATATACAACTGGTCCTACTACAGAACCCATATATTGAGTTCCAAGGTATCCACTATTATGTTGGCTATATTTTTTACGCAACATAGTTTTACCACTAAATGCAGAAGTTTCTACTCTAACAAAAATACATAGATTATCACTATTATAAACAGGTGCTATCTTCTTATCGTAGATAGCCGAAATCATATTATCTATATCCGTCTTTTTATATTCAGTTACAGATATATTGTGTAGATTTTCAATGAAGTAATTTGCTTCATCTACTTCAAATAAAACCCATTTTTTAGTATAATCTACTTTCTTTTCGCTAAGACCAAGTTCATCATTCTGTTTCTTAGTTAAGTACTCTTCATGTTGACGTATTATATATTTTTCATCTTCATCTAATTGATCTATTTCTTTTGCTAGAATTTCTTCTATATTAGCCGGTGGAGTATACTCCTTAGGCTTTGGTAATGGTTTAGTATCTCTAATCTTTATTAGTTCTTGAACCACAATATCAGCTAAACAGTTAGAATACTCGTCGTTTATTTGATATTGGAATGCATCTGGAACTACTATTCTGTTAGTGTCTATAAAATGAGCTTTATAAAATTCATCATCATTTAGTTTGTCACTGTCTGAACTTATAAGAATTTTATCTAAATTAAATCCAAGACCATCTATTTTTATTGTCGATATAGGCTCTTTAACATCTGGCATATTATCAACAACTTTAGTCTTGTCAACTACTTTACCAAATATACTACAAGCTTCACAATAAGGATCTTTTTCTTTTACTCTTTCTACAAACTCTTTAACTTCTTTGTTAATCATTGTAAATATTATAGGGCTTTCCATTGTAAAAGTTGTTATATTATTGGCCTTACAGAATTCTCTTATTGCATTAGATAATAACTCATATAGGTTATGCACACTTTCGTCTACTAAACCTAGTTTTATATAGTACTCTAGAGTACGCATGTCTTCCAGTTTATGTTTCGATATATATGGTTTATATAAAAACATTGGAGTACTAGTTTTAGTTAATTTAGGTGCTTTACTATTCTGTTTTGTCATGAATACTAATTTCATCAATGTACACCTCCTTATCTATTAATTCTCTACTTCCATCTGGATTATAAATACACTTTTTATTCTCGTATTCTGGATGTTCTGCCCAGAATTCATCTCTTAGTAATTGTCTTATTCTTTCACGTTCACATAATTGATTAAGCCTTTCTATACCACCAGGTGTACGTTCACACTCATCATGAAATGCTGGACAATTCATCCAACATACACCAACATTTTTAACTATACAATTTTCACAACGTGGAAAATTCTTTATATTAGATAATACTACAGTAGAAGCTAATAAATGATCTCCTAGATTTTCAATTTCATCCATATTATGTTTAATGTCAGGATATCTTATACATGGAGATATATTTCCATCATATCTAACTGTGATATCTTCGTCGAGACCGCACATATATGGACTATGTTCCTTATCTATATCTTTACTAAAGTATTCTGCATTGCCTTCGTCATATACAGAAATATAATGTTCATATACTTGAGGTAGATGTTCTTTACATAGCATAATAAACTCAAACCACTCATTATTATCTTTAAAGTAATCTTCCATACTACGTAATGCATATATATGCCAATTATGTCCGCTTTCTGCTATAAATTTAAGATTTTCTACATATTCATCAAAATCTCTAATAAGTAAACCATTAATACTAATATTAAATGAAACATATAATCCTTCTATCTTATTAACCTTTTCTATCATTTTACGAACAGACGGTTGCTTTTTAATAGTTTGATATGCATAATCAGTACCTTCTATACTAATAGTAACATGCCACATACGTTTCATAAGTTCACATGCTTTAGGATTATCAACCCATAAACCATTACTAATAATACAATAACGGTATTCTGGATATTTATTCATAATATGTTCTATTAACTCTAAATTAAGAGATGGTTCGCCACCAAAGAACTCAATTTCTCCGTTGAAACCTGGTTCTTGTTTTATCTTCTCTATAGCTTTCTCAGCAGTTTCTATAGCCATGTTTTTCTTAGCTTTTTCTTTATGTTGGTAACAGAAAGAACATTTCATATTACAATTTTCGCTAACTAATAAAGATAAACCGTATTTATTTTCCATGCTAATTCCTCTCTATTCTTGGTAACCATATAGAGGTTCCCTATTTTCTAATAATTCTTTTTTCATCATATACATCATACGTTGTCTTTCACATAATAATTCTTGAGTTTCTTTCTTAAGATTTTTAAAAACTCCGGGATGTAATGAGCAGTGTTCTTTATTTTGAATCATACAATTCTTACAATTTGATATATAATCATTATTTATTATTTTATTAATAGTATCCGTATAATTATCTTTAAATGTACCAATTTTATCATCAAAATTCATATCAAATGGTATTATATTACCATTTGTATCAAATGTTAAATATGCTCCATCTAAATTATATAGGTATTGATTACCCGGATTTAAAAATCCATCGGAAAATGATTCATCATAACCTATATATTCTTTATACATCTCTATATCTTGTTCTCTCATTTCATTTACAAAAAACCACCATTGTAAATTATCAGTCCAGTTATTATTATCTCCTAGATTCTCTAATATATTTACATATATTCCATGATTTAATAGATGTTTACGAAGTCTAACCATCTGTTTGACATCTTCAACTTGTACTAAATCTGTCATAACCATGGAGAAACTTATTAATACATTAGGATTCTCTATTTTAAAGTTTTTAATATCATTCATTAAAAGCTCAAATTTATCAATTTTACGTATTTTCTTAGTTAGCTTTATAGTAGGTTCAATACTAATAACTATACTATCAAAATATTTACCCCACTTATGAATATTATAAGTAGAAGTTGCATTTGTATTTATTTTAATTTTCCATTTATTATATTTAGCATATTTTGCCATATCGATGAAGTCTTTATTTAATGTGGGTTCTCCACCAAAAAATATAATATTCTTATTACAATTTTCATCTGCGCTATCTAGTATAGATTTAAATGTCCTAAATTTCATAAATTTATAAGGGTGAGTTTTTTGAAAACAGTAAGGACATTTAAGGTTACAGAATTCACTTATTAATAAGTTTAATCCATAACCGCCTATATCCCTAATATCAGTGATCATAATTAAATATGTAATCTAATGGTTTGGTACCACTAGAATGCAACTCCTTACATAGTAAGTACATTATTTTCACCCTTTCACAAAGAATCTCTATTCTTTCAGTTTTACCTGCTAGTACAGATGCTTCAATTGCACCTGGACAAATAGGACAATGTGATTTATTTTTAATCATACAGTTTTTACATTTATCCCAACGATTATCGTCTACAACCGATATAGTTTGTAAGTATATATCCAACATCTCAGTATAAGATTTCTCATTAAATTTAACTTTACGATATTCTTTACCAAGGTAGTTACTACAAGGTATAAAATACCCGTCTGATGTAAAACTTAAACATTCTTCCATAGTACAAAATTGATTATTTTCTATATCAGCATTTTCAAATACATCTGGACTATAATTTATAAGACGTTTATATATCTCTTCATCGTGTTCTCTAAACCACATTATAAAGTTATACCATTCAGAATTATCTTTAAAGTTATTCTTATCTGATAAATTTGGTAATAGTACATAGTATATTTGACGTAATTGTCTAAGTATCTTTATATGATTTATTATATCAATAAATTCTACTTCATGTCCTAATATAAAATCAGATACTACTATATTAAAGTATAATGTAGTTTTACTATCACGTAATAATGTTACTACATCGAATATAAAACGTTTTAAATCTGGGATCTTACGCATATATTTAGAAGTGCTATTATTAGGTTCTATACTAACTATAAGACTGTCTAATCTTTTAATATATTCTTTATCTTCTGGTGTAAAATTGATAAAATTCCCATTAGATGTAATACTATAAAGTAGTTTTGGATATTTATCCATAATCTTTTTAATAAGTTCGAATTCTAAAGTAGGTTCTCCACCAAAGAATTCTACATTTCTATTAAAGTATGGATTTTCTATAGCTTTGTCTATAATATCACAGGCCAATTCAAATGTCATAGTTTTATTTGTATGACAGTTCCCTTGATAACAATATGTACACTTAAGATTACAGCTTTCGGTTACATAAAGAGTGACTCCAAAACCATGTATAAGATCCTTTGTATTTAGTATAGTTTTATTTGCCATTTTTAATCCATTCCAATACTTTAATCATATTTTGCCAATTAAATCTTTTAAATCTATTAGCAGTTTTAATATGTCTACCTCTACAGTGGCAGTCATCGCAATTACATTTACATTTTGCAGCAGACTCATTAAGAACACTCATCATAAGATCAAAGTCATTATTATCTATATTTGTAACTTCTGGAACCTTTGCTGCTGGTACAGAACCACCAACTCCAGCTGTAGCTTTAACACTATTAACAGCGGCTATAATTGCATTTATATGAGATGCTCTCATAAGATCTCCAGATAAGTTTCTAGGAGTGGTTTGACCTAGACCCCATTTAGCTTCCTGTTCTCTTAGCTTTGCTACAAAAGCATTATAATCATTAATACTTGCTTTCACTATTATACACCTCTTTCTACTTGGTATATATCATTATTAACACCATTAAATTCATTTGTTACTATAACTGCAAGAAGTTTAGAAATATCATCATCGTCTGGATATTCTCTATCATATACTAACATACATACAGGCAACTTTTCTGATGAATGTTCATTTCTTTTAAGATAATGAACTCCCATTTCTATATAGTCGCTATAGAATATATTAATCTTTGGATTATCATATAATAATTTACTCATAAGATTAATATATTTTTCATATTCAGAAACACCTGTTATATTTATATGATTTCTATTTTCTTTTAAAGTAAATGGTAATTTATCTTTAATTTTATCATATCCTTCATTAAGAACGTAAACAGTATATTCTCCAGTTAGATTAATATCAGCTATATCTTTAGTAATAGCATATTGAATAACCTTGTCTATATTACATATCTCAGTACCGTCATCAGTTGATACTTTAATATTATCTAAATCAATTTCCATATCTTCCAAATCATGTAACATACTTGTAGCACTAAGGACTATATCAACAGACTCATCTTCTGCATATATATTAAATTCTAAGAATTTATCTTGCATAAATTCATTATTTACAGTAATCATGTACTATTCACCGTCCTTAGTGAAATTAACATATACTCTTAAACTAGGTAGATTATTTATATCAGATTTACCGTATGTCATCTGTCTAGCTTCAGCTATATATGTTTCAACACTATACGCTCCTTCGGAAGTGTTAATAATGTTTATATCGTCTATATTTATTTCCGTAATAGATGATTTTAATTCATTTATTATATCATTATAATAAATAAGTTTTTGCATAGGAGCGCTTATTTCTATATTAAGTTCTTTTCTTTTATTTTCATGTTTAAGAATAAATCTAGTATCTACAGTTGTAGATAATTCTAAAACACGTCCATCTGAAATAATCTTAACGTTCATTATTCCTCCCTAATCATGTAACATTTTAAATGCTACATATTCTTTAATTCTATTAATTTCATTTTCCATTATTTTAGAATTATCATCATTCTTACTATTAAGATCTGTAGATAATTCTTCCATATTATTAGCGATTTCATCCAGTTCTTCTTTTGTAATAGGATTAAATAAATCCATATTATATCTAGATGATAATGCTAAATATTTCCACCAGTTAACTTCACAAAAGTATAAGTTTTGCTTTGTTATATCACCAGATTTATTATAGTTTGCCATTTTACAACTTGTACAAATAGTATTAGCTTTACATTCTTTACAATTATATAAACCTTTAAAATCATCTTGACTAAAAAGCTCCATATACTTGTCATCTAGTGTTCTATCAGTTATATTACCCATTATAATATCATTACTTCCGACATTATAATGGCATGGGATTATATTACCATCAGTATTAACAGTAATATAATCCTTACACATTGTACAATCACAGCATAAACTCTTTTTATTTGAATCAAAACCAAATAAACCAAGTACAGATTTAAACATAAATGCATCTATTTGCTTTGATTCATATAAATCTATAATCTTATTATACATATTTAATACATCTACTTTTTTATAAGCAGTATGTCCAGACTGGTCAAAACCTATTTGACTGTTACTTATAATATCTTTCATTTGTAAATCAAACAAAAATAAAACTAAGTCTGGTATATGTTCTATATTAGAGAGAGTAATAACTGTTCTAGTTGTAATACTTGCTGGTCCTAATATCTTTGATAATTCCATAAGATTACTAAATACTCTACCATAACTATTATCTCCGTTATAATCAACACGATTAGAATTAAAATCTTCAATTCCATCTATACTGACTTGAACCCTTACTCTATCTTTTATAGACATATACCATTCTAAAATATCTTCACTTAAGTCAAATAAGTTTGTACAAATATGTATATTTCCATTATAGTTTTCTGTTATTCTTTTTAACTTTTCAATAGTAAACCTACTAACAGGTTCACCACCAAAAAGAGTTATATCATTAATTCTATAGTCTTTTATCAACTCTAATATATCATCAATTGTATCATCTGAAATAATAGTATTTCTTTTATTTTGAAAGCAGTATGTGCACTTCAAGTTACAACTTTCAGTTACTATTATTTCCAAACTTGTAATATCTTGAATCCTCATTTAACTTTGATACGTACCTTTCCAATTCCTTCTGTATTCTTAGTTTCAACTGCAACCCCTATGATTTCATCATTAACGTCAGCAGCTATTCCTATTCCTGGAATATCACTAAGTCCAACAGCTTGACCAGCTTTAACTGTTCCATGAACATATACATTTACTCTTCCAGCCAAACTTATAGGAACAAACCCAGGTCTAGGCTCTCCACCAAGTAAGAAACCATACTCATCAGAGACTACTCCAACTAGTGGACCTTTTCCTTTAGTAGCTATAGTATATGTTTCCTCTTCGCTATCTAAATCAAGCATTACTATATACCCAACAGGTATATCTATACCAGCAGCAAATAACTCCGCTAAGTCATTGGCATTCCATTTAGCACCAATAACACGTGGAGCACTCATAGTACCAGCAACTGATAAACTACCAGCTATAGATACATGTCCGGAAATATGACCACCAGTTTTATCATATTTGGTATTTAGAGTATTACGTATCGCTTGGATATCACTTTCTATGCTCATAATTCCTCCTTAACTCTTTACTAGAACTCTTACAAGTCCATCTTTACTATTGGTAACAGCATAACCTACAAAATGGTCATTAGGAACATCAGACGCATATCCAGGCAGGATATTACTTAAGTATACTTTAGAACCCTTTTTAATATCAAGAGCACATTTTACATACACTCTTCCCTTCAATGCTACCAAACTCTCATTTTCATTCTTAGGTTGCCCTATAATCATACCAGTATCCTCTTCTGCAACTGAAATACCTATTGTAAATATAGCATCATCTGCAAAGCATGGCTTATATACTTCATTTTCAGGATCATATAAACTTAATATCAACTTATCATATTTATGTTCTGTATTTACATACTCAGACATATCGTTAAAGTTAGCAAACGAACCGACCCCTCTAATTTCTCCACCAGCATTTAAGTTACCAGCTACACTCATACTTCCACTAACTGGACCTCCACCTTTATCATATTTCTTACTTATTAAGTTTACTAATATTCTCAATGTTTGAGCAGCATTATCTGCAGCATTAGTTTTTCTAGTAAGAATTATAGATTTAATAGCGTATACGACACCAATATTATAAGCATTTCCAGCAGATACATGGTCACTTTGAAGCGATAATGGCCCTCTTCCAGGGTCATGGTCTACTCCACGTCCTAAGTCAAGCATACGTTGGAACATACCTCTCATATCGGGAACTCTATTAGTACCTAATACTCTATAAAGGTCTGGGTATGCGTTAGTATCAAATGCACTACCATCACATATTAAATAATCTAATGGTATATGATCATAGTTAGGAAATGTAGCAATAACTCCAACTGGGGTAGTATCTGCAGATCTTCCTTCTAACAGATCTTTAACTTGGTCATTTAATGCATCAAATGCAGCTTTAAGTTTTAATAACGACACAGTTTCCTGTGTACCGTCTTTCTTATGAAGTGTTGCTTCTACGTCATTGTAACTATTGATAGTATTTGTAGTAAATATTTGACCTTTTACATACAAATTACGTAACATTTCAAGTTCATGACTATCGTCTGCAACTTTAAGTCTATCATTATCCTTTCCTATATACATCATATTAACAGGTTTATTCTTACTGTCATATGTTGTTATATAAGATTGCCATGGGTAACTAAGAGCCATTTCCGCATATGATTCTATTGTATTATTAAAATAGGGTTTACTACCTATTTTACTAAGGTCTAGATTTCCTTCGTGGTATATACCTTCTAGTGCATCTATTCCCATATACATATGCTTAGTTAAGTAACCAGCAGGTGGGTCTGTACTCCAAGTTCTAGTATTATTATCATATTTTAAATAAGGAGGTAAATTATCACCTTCATGTTGATATTCAACCCAGTTATTATCACCGAATTCATTATCTAAAGCTTGTTTAGTCATAGGAACTATAGAAACTTTACGTACAACTACTTCTCCGAGCATAGCATGCTCTTTATTTAGATAATAGTATTTTATCATAATTTCCTCACTTTATTCTACGCCAAGAAGTTGGTCTTACGAATGGATATTTCCAACTACCATCGGCATTTCTTTTTTGTTTTCCTCTAGTAATAAAATACACGCTATTAACAACTGGTTCCCATCCAGTATCTGGATACGTAACCGCAGGATGTTCTTTATTACTTACAAGTATTATACTACCAAGAGGAGGTGGACTAATTCCTATTTTAGCCATAATAATCACCTTATCCTAATGCTTGGTACATCTTACTTAATAAAGTTTGATCTCTTTCAAGCATTTTAAGCATATAACCATTAAACATACGCCCTCTACGTAATTTAGCTACCATAACAGCTACTAAATAAGGCATATTATCTAATATATAAACACCACTATCACCAAGTCCAGTAACAGCAGCCATTATAAGATCTCTAACAGTCATATTAGTTTTAGCAATTGGTGGGAATTCTGCTATAATAGTATTTACTAAGTCATCTAATGATAACTCTTTTCCACTAAAGAAATCTTCATGTTTGATTTCTAATGTACGGTATTTATCTATCCCATATCTAGTACTTTCAGCCAAGTCTTCACCTTTAACTTTTCCATTAAAGAAGAAATATTTGATTATAAATCTAAATTTTTCTCCATCAATCGGGTTAGCAAATGCTCTACTGATAAGTTGACTAAATACATCAGTATAAAGTTCGCTCATAGAACTTACAACAGTTGGACTATTAAATATCTTTTCAGTTTTAAGAGATACATATGCACTTAATAAAAGATTATATAATACTTCAAATCCACCAATTATTTCCATTTTATTATTTAAATTTCCTTCAGTATCAACTCCGTTGCTTACTTTGATATAACGACTCAAGTTTACAAATACTTTATTTATTGTATTTGTACTTTTATCTATACCAAAAGCAAAGCCAATAGATGAAGAGACATCATTAGCACGACACATAATGATATCTCCACGTTCTACTGCACTATAAACACTACGAAGAAGAGGTAAGTTTCTAGTTTTCATAAGTTCAAATTCTAACTTAAGGTCAGACATTTTGATTACATTATTAACAAAACTTAAATCTAACTTATTTTGTATACTAGCATTTATAGTATTAACAACATCAGATGCTGAAAGAATAAGCCTTTTAGGCGATATTCTCATTTAAAACACCTCTTTTAATTTAATCTTATAGATGATCAGTTATGTATATCAATTCAGGTTCACTACGTGTTCCGTCCCATCCATATACATGAGCAGAACCATTATATCTTCCAAGGTCGCTTGGTTTAATGAAATAACCTGTACCTCTGTTAGAATCATCTACTCTTTGAGTATACACTTCATGTAATTGTAACTTCTTCAACTTAGTAAGTTTTTTCTTCTTAGGATCATATCCTGTTACTTCCATACCAAATTCATATGTATTGTAGTCATCAGCTTTAACGAAGTAAGGTTTAGAAGGGTTTTCTGTTAATCTAACTTCTGTGTTATATGCTGCATATTTACCAGTTGGTGGTTCAACTCTTGGGGTAGTTATTGGAGGTAATTCAGCTAAATCTGCTGGATCTGGAGCAGTTGCACTATTAACTTCTTCTTCAGTTACTGTTTCTGGTTCTGGTTCTGGAGCTGCTGCAGGACTAGGTGATGCAGTTGTTGCTGAACTAGCCGGTGTCGCTTCTGGTGTAACTGCTGCCGCTGCTGTAGGACTTGTTGCACTTTCTACAACGGGACTTGGTCCAGCTACACTTTCTTCAATCACTGATCTACTTTCACCAGATGCATGACTAAATGCATGAGCTCTTGGTACCTCTCCTCCTATAGGTCTAACCGGTGACCCTGCTGGAGCAGGTCTAGGCCCTGGAATATTACTACCAGCTGGACTAACACCTGTTGGTCCTACTACTGCTGGTCCACTACTTCCTATTGTAGGTTCTTGTTTACCACTATTATTATAAGCATCTAATTCAGCTTCTATGAATGTTTTAATATCAGGATGTTTAGTAATTGGATCTATTGGAGCTCCACTTGCAGCTTGTACTAATTCATCATATTTTTCTAATGTTTTACCTGCAATTATTTGTAAATCAGATAATCTCATTACACCTTTGTATTTAGCATTTTTTCTTACTAATCTAAGAGCTACGAATAACTTTACAGATTTTTTAGGAGTTCTAAATCTATTTACATAAGATTCACTGTTATCTGATATAACTTTCTTATATGTAGTTACAACTTCTTCTGGAACCGAATCTCTATCAGGAACCCAAGCGTCTTCTTTAGCAGCTTCAAATGCTCTAAATCTATCACGTTGTAATTCTTCGTTAGATTTATACTCCTTAGTTTTCTTTTCATTTGGTTTAAGAGGGTATACTTCATGTGCTACAGTAGTAACTTCAGTACCTCCCATACCAGTTGAATCTGGTGTTATATTTTTTTCAACTTTTGCCATAATTGTCTCCTCCTTTAAGGGTTAATTTTGTTATAAATAGGCATTTTATAACAGGGAGGTTGTTTTTTAGCGAATGGTAAATAAAATAAAATCCCCAATAGACTAAACATCTATTGGGGATAATAATTTATCAAGAATATACGAAGGAATCGTTAGATAGACATCTAACGATTACATATACTAGTATAGATAAGTAGACATAGTCTTACATATGCCTACTTATCAAACCTAACTTCCTAGTTAGAGATAAACTAATAAGAAGGGAGGTGTATAGTATGAACAATATACAAAGATTCATAAATCAATATCATGATGATATGATGCATAATATTCATAGATATCGTGATTTAATATCAGATTTACCACCAAATGAATTTGAAATTAAATATAAAACACATATCAATAATTGGGTTAGTAAATTAACTCAATTAAAGAATGATGTTTATGCTGATGAAATCATGAGAATGACTGCAGATGTAAATTTACAATTATTAACATCTGAGTTTAAACCTGATTTATTGAATTAGTATAAGTTCATTAGAATGTAGAATGCTGGCTCGCTACCTTAGGTCTACATTCTTTTTTGTTAATTTAATTGCGATAAATAATAAGGATATCCCCATGTAAATTTACATGGGGAATTATAACCTTATTAATTTCTAAGAATCCGATCGTAGGAATTATTAGTTAGTAATTTAATGATTACATATACTAAGATAGAATAACTAATATAATTTAGTTATTTGAATCCCTACGAAAGGAGGTTCTGTATTGTGGATACACTACAAAAATTAGTTAACGATTATAACGATACTATGTCTAATAGTATTTATGATTATGCTGTCTTGAATTCTAAGCTCCCAGCTGATGAATTTAAAAGCGTTATGAATAAACATTTATTAGCATGGAAATCTAAACTAGTTGCTATGACTAATAATAAATTTGTAGATCCTATAATGAGACAAGTAGCCGCTATTAATCTATACGATATAGATAGCAGACTACGTGTTACGTCATAAGGATGTATCCAGTTGAATGTGGGTCTTCACCACCCACATTCTTTTTTGTTAATTTTATTTAGGTATTTTACAATACATTACTACACGACAATAGAAGAATGGTATCCACCTGTTATGTTCTGCTTCTGGATGAGCTATAAACTCTTTAAATACGATATTATAGTTACCAGGAACATTTTTCCATTTACGTATATCAGCTTCTGTTATAGTTGCAATAGTTTCTTGCATTTTACCAAATACTTTAATATCAATACCATTCATATTTTCTACTATATTTGTATCTTTATCTATTTCTATAATAAAGTAGTTATCTTTAAACATATTTGTAACATTTATGCTAGTAATAAATCCACTACTAATATTATTAGGATTTCTAAAGATAGTTGTAGGAATATATGTTTTACATCCATTAAACATTTCTATAAATGATAAGAAGTTAGGGAAGTTCTTACCTATATATTCCATAGGAATAAGCCTATCTGGAATACGTTCTAGATTTATACAGTTTGTAAAACTTCTTCTATAGCTGTTATTAGGATTCAAGTATTCATTTCCAGTATTTATTATATTTATAAGAGCTTTACGTCCAAATAAGAAATAATCAGCATAAATACTGTATTTATTTTCATTATTAGAGTTAAACCACTTAAATCTAAATGCATTTTCTGGAATAAATCTTACCTTTACATGTTTAACAAGATCTATTATCTTTGCACTATAAGTTTGTATTTGCTTATTGCTAAGTGAACTATCTATACGGACTATCATGTTAAAGAATGCTTGCTTTGTGTCAAATTGACCAAAAGATAATTGCATTATATGTGTATCATTACCTTTCTTATAAAGCTCAAGCATCCTATGTATATCTAGAGTTCCGCTTATAGTACAGTTAATGTATTGACCACGATGGTTTATTACATGATTATTGACAAGATCTTTAGGAACTATTGTATCTGTTCCGATATATGATTCATCAATTGCATCATTATTAAGAACTAATAATGGACAGAATGCATATGTAAAGTCATTTGGAAGATATCCCATAAATACTATATGAGGTCTTAGCACGATATTAGGATTAAGCATATCTTTATGCTTTCCTATAGAATTAATAACATTATCAAATAGTATATGTCCTTTAGAAGGCTCTGATGCACTCCATATAGGCATATCTGATATATCTTCATATTGGATTTTACTATTGATGTCAATACCGTTTAAATATTGAGGAACTGCTTTAATATAAGACCCGGCAAACATTCCAATAAACATAAGTTTCTTATCAGAAAGTTTTCTATCTTTACACCATAAATGATATTTTTGGAATACTTTTGTAGATACAGTAAATCCATTATTATTACCACAGTTAGCAAATAATAAAGGAACTATATGATCTTTGGCATTTGATGTTATTTTTTGTTTACACCAATCAAGCCATGAATCATCATTATTGTAATATTTTTCTAAGTATTCATTTTTAATATCTTCTGGCATACTTTCTAATACTTGATATGCATTATCTAGTGTATTTCCATATATAAGTTCATACATATCTCCACATATAGCATCAGTACCTTCAATTCCGTCATTAATCCAGCTATTTTCTTGAGTTATAACAGGATCTTCGTCATTATTATCAGCCATACGGAACATAAGTGCTGCTATTTTATGGAATTCATTATCTGTAAGTTCTGCTACTTTACGTATCGGAGTAAGCATATCAATATTCCATTTAGTTTTAGTATGAGAACCTGCAAATGTAGAAATAAAACTTACACCTATATTAGAGTTACGTTTAGAACGAACTTCTTCGAACATATTATTAGGCATTTCTTTAATACGTCCAAATGTTAATATAAGTGGCACTATATTAGCTAGATTATTACCTCCGGCTTTATAAGATTCTACAAACCCTCCTATATCGTATTTATCTATAAATGGATTCATACGAGTAAGTGATTGATACGTAAAACTGTCATCAGAAATACATACAAATGGAAGATTAATCTTTACAACTGGTTCATGTTTATCATTTTGATTTGTAGCCGGAATAACACGCACTATCCAGTTATATTTAGCAGATTTTATAGTAATTTCTGCACGATTTATTTCTTCTACAATAAATGTATTATTTTCCATAATAATATTTATTGGGTCCCAACCAGAAAGAATTTCTACTCCGTTAACTTCAATTGAAAGACCTTCTTCTTTAACAAGATGAGAAGGATCGTCTATTAGTGGATAAAATTCAAATGTACATTCATTAAGTTGACGTCCATTTTCAACAGACTCAAATTCAAATATATTTATAACTCCAAGAGTATCTTTTGGATTTGATCTAGTAGCAGGAATATCAAATGTTAATCCTGTAAGAGCACTAAATGTATTTCTACTATACATTTTATCAGGAGAGCTTTCTATTACAGATACTGGAACCTTTGGAGCGTCTGCTTTAACTTTATTTAGGTATCCATAAACATCACGAGCGTAACTATAATGGTTAAGAGGTATAAGTTTATCAATCATTGTACCTTCGTATGGCTTAATACCATTATTATCATCTTTTGTTACATTGTAGTAAAGATTTTCAAAGTTTGATGTATACTGATCTATGTAACTATTTTCATTTGCGGTTTCTAATATATGTGTATTTGGTCCTCTACTTGTAATTGAATCTGGGAGCAAGTATGCACTAGTCTTATATTTTTTATTAATACTAGATATTGGCCTACTTAAATTTGTCATATTAGGAAAATACGAATGAAATCTAGGTACATAAAAATAGCTTTTTCCACCACTTGGTTGATCAGTTGTATCAAATATATTATTAGCAGATATAACTTTAAATGCACGATCATTTGAAAATTCTGATTCAAATATAACATGAGTATTTTTAAATAAATTATTAAAGTTATATATATTCAAATCATCATATGTCTCAATACCATAAAACATGCTAGTTCCATGATTAAACTTAGTCCATTTATTATTGTAACGAGGACCAGCTTGTGCTCTAATGTGTTCTATAATTCTATATGTTTCTGGTTTACGTCTAGCATCTACTATTTGCGTTTCATTTAATCCATCTAATGCACCATGAGTTTTATTAACTAATATAGTAGTGTATACATTTGTAATAGTAGATTCATTATAACCATATGTGAATTGACCGGTTTCTGGTGAATCGTGGTACATCCATAAACCATAACATGCATCTCTATAACGTATTTTTAAACTAACATCTGACATTCCACCCCATCCATGAGCAGTTCTTGTTAGAAGTTCTCTATATGGAATTCTCTGTCTATAATTTGGAGATGTTGGTTGTATTATCGGATCTCCGAATTCATCTCTATTATGTGAAATAATGCTAGAGTTCCACATACCATTAAAGTTCATATGTAATCTCATAGTTGCTATATTATATACATCTTGGTATATTTTCATAAATTCACCAGAACCAACAGAGTATACAATAGGTCCTTCATAGTATCCATTTGTACTTATCCATCTAATAATATTAGCAGGAGTTCCTGTATAATAATCGGTTAAATGAATAAATGCTCCTTTATACTGATTTGCTTCATTATCTTGTCTAGGTCCTATATTTCCGGCAGTTCTAATATTCCACCAATCAGGTCCATTTGTAAGACCTAACTTTTGTGCAGTATTCGCAAATAGTAAAGTATAATGTAAACCTATGACGTTAGGGTAGCTATACATATCATCGAATATAATTTCCCATTCACTCTTACCGTCTGTTAATTCCCCATTTCTATTAACATTTGTTATAATATTAGTTTCTGTTCTAATATTAAATTTAGTTATACGAGGTATATTAGCAGCTTGATACGAATATGACTCACCAGTGTATATATGCATAAATAATATATTAAAGAAATTATTTCTAATTTTAGTATTATCTGGTAAGTTGTTATTATAGTAATAATTCATAGCACTAGTCTTAATTGTATCACTATATGGAACAGTTTTATTAGCACCACGTAATGACATCTTAACGAATTCTGGGTATTGATTTATACTAGAAAGGTTTATAATATTACGGCTCATATTTAAACCATGTTGTGTATTTCTATAATCAACTGGAATATAGTCTTTACTATAGTCGTTATTTATTCCAGCATACCATTCTGCACTTTTGTCCAGTACTCTACCATAATTAGTAGCAATCAAATGGTTACCCATTTCCCCTTGTCTATTTATAGATATAACACGATTAATATTTCTATTATAAACATTTGATATATTAAACGAGTCATTATCTGTTATAAACTTATAGTTTTGTCTGAATCTATTATAAGTAGATATACTATGGTAATATACTTGCTTAGAACCACCATTAACTGGCAGTCTACTAATATGATACTCAAATACATTTCTAAATCCAAGAGTTCTACTCATAGAAACCTCATAAATTTTACAAGGGTGCATATAATATGCATCTCTCCAGCTTATAGCATAGTTACTAGTAATAGCAGGTACAGTTGGTGTACTAGCCATTTTATAGTTTAGTGCAAACTGATCTGGTAGTACATTTAAATTATTAACATTAGGTCTATTCTTTTGTGCTAATAATATCTTTATATAATCTTTTGGATCTCTTGTATAGTTATCTTTTTCAACAGGAAGACAATCGGAGTTATTATTGATTCCATTATACATATCAACCCAACGTATATCATCTAATATATCATCATTCTTCATCATAGAATCTATAACTCTCCTGTGATGATATATCTGACTTCTCCGACTTGATGGAGTATTACTATCAGCATATCGACCTAAGTCGTTATTATAATCCATAAATACCGTATATTTAGTAGGAACGTTTATTCTAAATTCACTACGTTCATATGGTCCACTAGCAATAGCAGCAATTTCTGGTTGTGTTATATTTATAGGAGTACTATAAATATTACTCATATATTGTGCACCACGTCTATAAATATCGAAATATGTCTTATTACTATAATTTATACTATTTTCTAGACTTATATATGATGGGAAACCACAGTATAAGAATAAATTATTCCATTCATTATCACCTTTAGTTAATTCAAATGTAGTTCTAGTATCACTTTGTGGATTTTGTGGAACTGCAGGTGGAGTAGTAAATAACGCATTACCCTTACTCTTTATATTCTTTTCTGTATGCATAAATGCAATTGCATCATCATAGTTAGTAGCACGTTTATATACAGTTATATCATTATAGTTAAAGAATCTACTATTACTATAAACCATATCTTTAACCATATTAAAATTACGCTTAAACTCAACAGTATTAGGAGTTTGATTATCAACGAATGCTGGTAGTTCTCTACGACTCCATAATGTTTTAACTTCATTATTCTTATTATCATTTGATCCTAATACATAGAATACTGGTGGAACCAACATTCCAGTAATAAGGCCGGAACCGTCTCTTCTACTCATATTCCAAGGAGATGGGAATGGAGTAAACTCTGCAGATTTAGTATAATCTCTGTTATATGCTCCATAGTTTTCAAGTCCTATATCAGTACGTTCAAAGAATGGACTATCCATGAATTTTTGATAATCGTATACCATTAATAAGTTATTAGCATGTTTTAATGTATCACTACGATATCCAAGCCATTGATCTCCACGCTCTGCAACTTGTTCTGACCAATCTTCTGTGATTTCTGGATACGCATTTATAGGATATTTTGTATCGCTATAGAAGTTTATATAATTATTAGCTAATATTTGTCTAGTATCTAATATACGAACATTCTTATATCCAGTTCTATAATTATATTGCTTTTTAGCTTTACGAGTTTTATCTCTATAGTTATAATATTGAGAATTTCTATCATATGGGTCTATATTACCTATTATACCAGTAGCTCCGTTTACTTTAAGTTGGAACCCATCATTTTCTGACCATAACATATCATTAGTACCATATCCAGCACCTAAATAATAAGAACCACGTTGTGGTAGTACAATTTTATCTATATAGCTCATAAGTACAGACTTAATATCAAAGTGATTATACTTATCTCCACTACTCCATTTATAAGAACGACCAAAATAATCATTTTCAAATGGAATATATTGATATTTATGTTTATATATTTCTGTATTAGTACCACTATTTATCCATAACACATTTCCAAGAGTTTCTTCATAGAAATTTTGCTTATAGTCAAGTTTATCATGATTTAGTCCTTTAATTTGATTAAAGAATGCCCATGCAGGGTGGTATGCTATGACTTCGCTCCATCTAGTATTATTAGATGTATGGGGTATTTTAGTTCTCTTAGTAATATCATCATCTGATAAGTATACGCTCTTAGGTGTTTCTGCACCTTTAGAAAGCAGGTCAGGAGAAATACTGTCAAGACCATAACGTAGAGGTTTAAATATTATAAGGTTTCTATACCATTTAGGATGATATTTAATTTGTATAAGTTTCTTTTGGTCTTCTGTTAAATTTGTGTTACCTAAAAATATTCCAGAACCTGCCCGTAATTTATTATTTGCAGTTTTCATGAAAGTTTCCCAGGTCATATTACTTTCCATATTAAATACATTCGCATCGTTAGACCAACCAGAAATCCATCTTTCCATTAAATCATCAGTTTGCCATCCGACAAAATAATTTGGTACCCAGCTAACATATTTAACTACATCTGTAAACTTCATCTTACCGATTTTCATACCATCTATATTATCTGATAGTGCCGACCTGTGATAATTGTATGCCGCACCAGTCATTGGTTTATAATATTTATTACATAATATAGTAGTTGTAGTTTTCTTATAATTTATAAGTGTCATCATATCTTCAACCATACCATTAAATGCATAATTTTGAGGATTATGATTATAATCATAAAATACTAACTGTTTTCCTATGAAATTATTTTTATATCCTCTAACAAATCTATAACGGTTTTCAACATCTTTATAATAGAATTGGTCTGGAATATAATGGTTTTCATTCCATGGCATTAAAAAGTCACCTTTTGTTCCAATATTCTGATAATCCCATGTAGTATGTGCTATATCTAGCCCAAATCCATCATATTTAAATAAACTATTAGTTGAACCAGCTGGTTCCACTATATATCTAAGTAATTTAGGGTCATTTATTTTAGCTATATAATACGAATCAATGTATTTATTATCCCAAATATAATCAGGAATAACTTCAACTTTTTGAGGTAATACTATACATCTACTGAACATACTATGGTATAAACTTTGCGGTATAACTTTTAAATTTGTCATTTTTAATAAGAACATAGTAGGTATTGAACCATACCAGTTTTCAAACAGTCTATCACCAATGACTTCAACTTTTGATAAATCTATATACTCAAAGAATTTTTTATATTGCTCGTTATCACCATGCTCTAAACTTCTTTTTAATTCATTTATCACGGTAGCGTTGTATGGTGTAATAGTTCCTGCATTACGTGGGTCGTAATTAGCATAAGGAAATGCTCCAGTTATACTAACTAAATCCATTCTATTATAATCTTGAGTATCGGTACTTGTATTAAAAAATGCAATTTTTTTATACCGAATTTCAGTATTTGTATTAAGTGGTACCTTACTCCACGAAAATGTATAATTTACCCCATTAAAATTATATGTTTTATTTGGATCAAATACGAATGTTATATATAGCATTTCTCCAATTTTTGATGCATTTATATCTGATTGGTTTCCAAAACTTCTCCACATAAAAGCATTTGGATATGTTTCCATAGTTATCGGTTTACCGTACTCAAAAATATCCTCTTGGTTATTATAATTTACTATAATTTTTTCACATTTATCAAATAATGGAATATAACATAAACAATTAGGTTTAACCATAGGATTATTAATTCTATAACCAAATGTTAATGTATTTTGTGTATAAGCATATTCTGGAGATAGTATATGATATTTAAATCTAGTGTATTTATCTTTATATATTTCTCTAAATTTATCTTTATCTAAATCGTTTACAAAGAAACTAAATTTAGGTTTTATAATAACATCAAAATCACTACCAACACAATAAGCATTAGTCATATCATATTGCTTACGAGTATAACTATGAGGTGCTGTATACCATCTATTAGTAACATTATGCTTCATATCATCTAATTTATAAGCTAAATCTTTATTAAATATAAAAGCACGCATTTCTGCTTGGAATCCAACTGCACCATTATTAACATGAGGCATTAATGGTTCCCAACCTTTACTACTTGGGAAGTTATCGTATACGTCCTTATCGTCTACCATTGGTCCGATAAAAGTAAATTCGTCTGTTATACTATCAAAATTATTGGCAATATTTGCAGCGTAACAATCTACCTTAGTAAGATATGCGTATGGGTTTTTACGAGGACTATATTGTTGGTTAGCAGTCATATAATATTCAAAGAATTTCTTATAAGCATCATCAGTTAAATTAAACTTATTTTTAAGATTAGTCAATATAGGATCAAATATTTTATCAGCTTTAGCAACTGCTCCTATACGATCTAATATAAAGTCCCACTTACCATGTGGCCCATATAAAGTAAATAAAACATGAATTAATGCACCTATATCACGAGGTGTATTATCATCGGTATATAAACTTGCATATTTACACATATTAGTAATATCATTATCCTCAAAGTTTACTTCATAAGTATCCATGAATTCTTTAATTTTATTAGCAAGCACCATTCTATCAATATTAAATTGGAACACAGGCCCGAGAATTTCTGTAACTTGAGCTCCACCTAAGAATAATAAAGGAGATATAACAGGAACTTGCTTAAATGATGTCTGATTATTAAATAAATGAGTATATTCTGATTGTACCATAAAACATCTAGCATTAAACCCGGCTGTAGTTACATTATCCATAGTGTCTAATGTAGCTTGGTCTAATAATTCTCCTGGCTTATACTCTATTTTAAACTTTACTATATAACTATATGCAGTATTATCCTCATTAGGTATTTTTGCTACAGCGTAATAAGATATCCATCCTATACTTTCAACATAGTATAAATTTCCTTCTGTTAAGTTTTCATCTACATTAATAGTGAATTCAACATGGTCGACATCAAGATTCTCGTCGCTATCTATTGCAATAAACGTATGTTTACCATATGGCATTAATATAGCTAAGTTATTCAAATCTTCAATCATAAAAGATTGCACACCTATATCCATATTCTTCATATAGTTTAAGAATTTAGGGAATTTCTTATCAATATCAGCAAATAAACGTTTATCTATCTCTTTATGGATATTACTATCTAATAAATCAACAGATCCTCCATGCCAATTTGCTTCTATTATAGATTTACAATCATCTAATGGTAACCATTCTTGATTTGATGTTCCATTGCATACTTTATGTAATATAGTAGCCGCTACATCTTTATTACGTACCATATTATCTTCGATACGTATATCGTTATCCTTATATGGTATTATAGTTCTATTGAATAATGCATAACGTTTTCCAGTAAACCCACTAAAACTTAGTTTATTTTGTTTTATGTATAGCCCGTTAACTTCATGATCATATAGTTCGGCTGGAGCTCTCCATGATCTTAAATCAAATTTCATACCAGTATCATTAATACCCATAAAAAATGCAGGTAATAAACCTTTTCTCATTAATTCTTGTGTACCAATATACATATCCACTGGTTTAATATAGTTTTTATCAAGGTCATTAGGTATATAGAATCTATTATAAGCTATAGCATTATATCTCAGACCTTTTCTATATCCAACTTTCATAGTATCGTCATAATATTTATGATGATTATATAATGTATCCATGCTAATTGTATTCAGGTCTAGATTTTGATACTCATTGAATATTAGAGGTTTATCAAAATCACTTAATGTGTAATAGTGAGACGCATAATATGATGCGATATCGTGTAAACTTTCCACATATTTTACACATGATGGAATTGTACGAAATTCTGCAAAATTTTGAAATGATATATAATCCGAAAAAGTCGAATCATACGAATTATATATTGATGTGCTGCTATTATATGTTAATGTATTTTTAAATCTGATATTTCTAATATGTTTAATATACTCACTATATGTTGATATAAATCCTTTTTCTATCAATGATTCGGTATATTTGGTTAACAATGATGTTTCATTGAATATTACGGTTCTATTATAGTTTATATACTTACTCAATGTACTATCTTCTGACGCAAACCAATACTGATAAAAATTAGTTAATAATACATATTCTTTAAAATCCATTCCACCATGTGTAAATGATCCATAGTTAAGTGGATTTTTATATTTATCAGGATTATCATAAGGTATATTATCACTCTCAGTTATTCTAGTCTCATATAAATCATATACATGAGCCATTACTTCTTGGTCACCTAATACATCTGTACCATTTGATGATGGTTCATCAAATGTTCTAAATCTATACCCGTGTTTAGGTCTTAAAATACCTTTAGTTGTATCAAGCTCTACAAATTTCTCATCAAATTCATAAATTTCTTCAAATTTAGAGAATCTTTCACAATCTGAGTTTAAAAACATTGCCGGAAATAAGTTTTCACTATTAGCATGTAATCCTAATGCATCCTGTGGATTAACATACTCATCAAATATATTATTGCGGATTATCATAACTTACTTCCTCCTTCCAATTATCAAAAATTGTTATAGTTTTATTATAGTCTATAATTTCTTTAATTCTAGCATTTAACGATGGTGCATAATAATTATAAGCATTTTTTAATTTTCGACCATATAGTTCACTGTATGGGTCTATTTTAATATATAAATTTTTTATTAAATCATCAAATATATCAATATATTTTCTACCATTAAATATTTCACTTTGTAGTACTAATCTATCATTACTACTATCTAATATCAATTTATCTAGAGGTTTTTCATAATTGCTAATTATAGTATTATCATAATTATAATATGCGAATATTCTAGGATTTAATGAGAAATTTTTACGTATATTATACATATTTGTATCAGAAACTCTATGAGTTAAGTCTGATGGATAACCTAGAACCGATTTAGTACGTGCTGAATTATATTGTCCGAAATCCACCCCATATATAACTGGACGATAAGAATAAAGTTTTCTATTTAATGTTGATAATGTAAATATATCATCATACTGTCCTATATCAACCCTAACATCAAACTCATGTCCACGTTCATCAGCGTACATATTATAATATTCTACGTAATAATAACGACGATATGTTAATCTTGGGATATTAGGTAAAATACGTTTTATATTAACTGGACTAAATGATATCATAGTTTTCATATCTTTAAATACATCTATACCAAAATCCTTTTCCTTCATATCTACTGTTAATTTTGGAAAAGTATCATTAGTAACATCTATACATACTGGTAATATTTGTAAGTTTACAAATATACTCATATCTTTATTAAGTGCTGTCAATATCGCATCTAGACGACTATCTTTGTTATGTGTTCTCATTAAACTTTTACCAATCGCATGGTTTACTACATCCCAATAGTTAAATATTATCATACTAGTTTCATGTTTATCCATTAAAGGTAATAATGCTGGATCTAACACATCATCTCTATTATAAAAATAATATTTATACCAATTAAATGCTTTATGCATACATAATTGCGATGGGTAATGACCTTTTGTTGCATTTAGTACATTATCTTTAACTATACTTGTATGAACTACTTGGGGTTGATTAGTATATCCACCAGTTGATGTATATATTTGAGCACGATTTGAATAAGGATCCTCAACATCATTTGCTAATATATTTCTATTATATCCTTCTGGAGTAGCTCCACCCATTAACTCTTCTATATCTTTAATTTTAAATACAGTATCAGATATAAAATCTTTCGCATTATCACACAAATAATATCTGTAATCTTTTATAGTTAATGGACATATTGCTTCTATAAAATATTCATATATTTGAATAGTTGGTAATGTACCATGAACACTAATTAGGTTTGTAGTCTCAATATTATTAATATGAAACGGCAATCCGCATGCTATAAAATTTTCTACATCACTTAATGGTCCATAACTCACACGTGTCTCTTTATTACATGGATGAATTACTATATTAGATATAATAATCCAACATTTAGAATCTTTAGTGTAATCACTCAATGATGCCGTATCTAAAATAGTCCAATCAAATACTCTATCAAATACTTTAAAGTTCCATCTAGGTTTTAGAGTTTTATCTGAGTTCATTTCATTCATATGAAAATTATCATCTGGATATATATAAGGGTGTCCACTACGGTTTTCCCTAACTTTTCTTTCTAAATCATATCTTCTACCACGATGGGTAAATGAATGATATTCAAGTTCACAACTTCCATTCTTAAGAATATCATTAACTTTTCCGTTTAAATCCCCGCTATAATCAGTTTTAAGTACATTAATAAAATCAGATTTTTTAAGTAAGCTAAGATTTACATTTTTTCCAGTAACCAACTCAGTACCATTTCCAATTATCATTTGTTTAACTGGATTATACGGGAATACTACAGCAAACGCTTTCTCTCCATTTTCCAAACCTATACTATTAGCAACAAATTTAACTTGAATATTCTTAATACTATTAGCTTTAATCACTCCAGTAGGTAACCCATATGTATAAACACCAACACCTAAATCAGTTATTCTTGGAACATCTACCTCAGATAGTAATTCTATCATTTTTAATGACGCTCTTATTGGTATATCTATGTTAGTATCCTCAGTTATAGTTCTAGTGTTAAATACAAATCCATCTTTATAACTTAATGTCACTTTAAATAGGTTTGGAGCTGTTCCAACTTTAAGATTCTCTGGTAATGGTTGTAAATCACTCTGAGTAACAGTTTCATTATATTTTCTAGTTAAGTTATAACTATGCCATACTTGATTTATATTACCATTTTTATATGTAGCCAATCTAATATATACATTAAATACCTTAACTCTTATATAAATACTAGTAACAGTAGCAGTATTATCCACTCTATTAGTTTGCTCATAACCAACTGGTATACTTATATTATAATCGAAACTACCATCTAAATAACGCCCAGTTTCAGTTTTATATACAGTTTGGTCTCCGTTATCATCTACTAAATAATACTTTATTGTAACCTTCTTAACAGGTTTTGGTACAGCAGTCCCAACTTTAAGTGGTACATTAAAAGAAAAGTCATTATTAACTACCAGCTCATCTGGGAATTCATTAAAGTTTGTAATATCTACATCATATCCAGAAGGAAATCCTGGATTTGCTATAATTTCATTTCTAGCATCTGCAACAGTCATAGTTACATTTTCAGGTTTCTTAATCACTATCTCTATAGGAGTAGCTATATTAGGATGTGTTAATTTAAACTTTAATTTATAACTTTCTTTTACTATTTCAACACGGTTTACACCATGAGGTTTTGGTTTAAATGTACTATCTTTAAGTATATACCCATTTGGAATGTGATATACTACATTTTGGCTACCTTGAGTTTTAAAAGATTCTCTACTAAGTTCTATACCACGGTGCATATAAATAAAGGTATGACTGTATATTATCATTTCTTTATCAAGATCTGACCATTTAAGTACTTCTTCATCACGCTTCCATACTGGATGTTCTCCCCAATATATATTAGATAAACGTTTACCAGCACGATGTGGGTTATCATCTATCCATTTTGGTTTCTTTATCTTCATAAGATTATCTCCTATCTTGTCCATACAACTTGAGAAGGACAATAAAATCTTCCATTTTCTGCTTCTTTAAAGTTTCTTGCAGTTATTCCCCAATATACAGCTTTACTATCATTAACATCTGATATTTTAAATAATTCTTTATTTTTTAAATCAAAATAGCATAATACTAAGTTTAAATCACTAATATTTGATTCATACTGAGGGAATGTTGTATCATCTGGGTTTGGTTCATATGTACATGGAATATATCCTCCGACTTTACATATCTTAGCATCTGGTATTAAAAACTTATCTTCATATGCTTCTTGTGCATCATAATAATCGCTTATATTATCAAAAACTTCATTTAGAACACCACTAATATCTTCCATTTCATACCCAGGATCTTCTTTTAAATATTTCTTTTGAATCTTATTTACAAATTTACTATAAACAGTAGGGTCATATATACTAGGATTATCAACAACTGCGTTTCCAAATGTTATTTTAAATTCTCCATTTATTTGTACTGTATCATCTGTTTTAGGATTATATCTTTCTTTTATTTCTTCAACAGGAAGTCCATTTTTCTCTTCATCTATTACATTATAGTAAATAAATTTAAAGCATCCATTTCCAGACTCATAATAACCTTCAAATGCTTCTTCTGGGTCTACCCATATTTGATATAAACCTGCAGTAGGAAATCCTAGCCCGGCTGGAATATCTGCACAATTTATTTGACAAAGCATTAGCATTTGATTTCTTCTATCATTACATATAGGAATTTCTGTTTTAGCAGTCATAAAAGGAAGTCCTCCTACTTTACTATCGGTAAGTCCTGCTCCTTTAGAGAATTTCATAACACTAGCTTTCTTTTTCTTATTTTGATTTCTAATTGTATTAGCTGTTATAAATATATCATCTAATACATCTTGAGTTAATTCTGGTTTTACTACTTTAGGTTTTTCTGGTTCTTTTTCTTTTTTACTTCCAAATAATCCAAGAAATTCCATTCCTATTTTCTCACTCATTTAATTTACACCTCTTTCTATTCTAAAATTCTTACATACAGTCTTAACATTACTAAAATTCGCATCTATTAAAGCTAACTTACTATTAATTAATGGTATTTTAGTAGCATCATCTAAACCTTTACATAAGTAATTCATATATTCTTTTATTATTAATGTTTTAATCTCATTATCGGTTAAACTAACTTCATCTTTAAATGCTACTCCATAAACTCTTAATACTTTTTCTGGAGTAACACCAGGTTTAGTACTCTTTTTATATTGTACAAATGGATAATATTCTACACCATTATACACTTTCCAATTATTCAGAGTCTTATGTTTAGTATATGTATATTTAAAGTCATGTCCTTTAGCTATTACTTTGATAAAGTCAAATTCATTTATAGGTGTAAATTCATACCTAGCTTTACTAAGATATTCACTAAAGTCTATACTTTTTCTATACTTATCCCAAAAAACTATATAACTATCAGACGGTAATGTCATACCAAAATCCTCTAGTTTAAGTTCATTAACTTTATCTTTTACATATGGTATTAAATCTCCACTACTACTTCCTCTATCCGAATTCCATTCTACAAATGCATAAAAACTCATAATATCTAGTGTTTCATCGGATTCAATTCCACCATATCTTACCCATTTTACTTCTGTTTCTCTTTTACCATGATAAACAGGCATCCATTTCACCTCCAATTAATAAATAGAAAGCCGTTAGCTATTAAAACTAACGGCAATTTATTTATATTAGATCTAATATATCTTTAAATATATCATCTATTATTTCTTTTATATTATTAATAAAGTTTCTACTACCATTAAAATACTCTTTTGGTAATATATCATCTATATTATCTGTATATGTATAATGTAATAAGAAATCCAATAACTCTTGGTAATTAGTTACAGCTCTAAGTGCTGTAATAAACTCTGTATTATTAATTGAATTAATATGAGAATTATTTAAAAGATTTCTTATTTTAGCTTGTAACCCGCCTGATAAACTGTTAAACACTGTGGTATTTAATGATAATATGTATATATGTTTTAGTTTATTTTTATATGCATCATCAAGATAACGTCCATAATTTTCTAATGTATTCTTACTAGTATCATTAAACATTGGAATATTATTATAAACAAATCTTAATTCATCAGGACTCAACGTATTATTAATAATATTATTTATTAATCCAGCTACATTCCTATCAATACTAGCTACAGTATCAGTAGTATAATGAATCTTACCAGCATATGATTTTATAGTATAAGTTCCATTTCCAGTATGTTCAAAACTAATGATATTATTTATAGCTCTATCAAAAGATTCACGCTTTTCATTCATTAAGATATTATCAAATGTTTTAAGATCTTTAAATCGCCATACTTCATCTTTAAATAATAATGGAATCAAGTATTTATTTATAAATATTCTATTAAATCCATTATTATCATTATATGTTATACAGAAATCATCTTTACCACGATAATATTTCTTTAAGAAGAACTCCATATCCAAATAATCGGCATCTTTAAGAACAGCTTCATTATAATCAGTTGGAGTTATTCCACTTTCTATATCAACACATGGGTCTAGACTTAATACAGTATTAGCTGGTAAATTACTAGACTTAATCCAAGGACCTTGTTTATGTTTATAATCTTCAATATAGTCAGCGTTTGTATAGTCTAATACTTCTATTTGACCCACTACATCTGCATATTTATTAAAGTATGGCTTATTACCTATATTACGCATATGGTCTATTACAAAGTTTATTGCAGTTATATCATTAGGGTCCATAAATCCATATGTAAGTAATATTTGATTTTTATCATATAGTTTTCTATAATCTATAAGATCACCAAATGATTTAGTTCCAGTTTCCCAATACTCTACAGGATCAAACAAGTTTACAATAAACTTATCACTCATAACTCTATCATTGCAGAATCCTACGTTGTCAGAACTAATCTTAGTTTTATCTATATTAAGATTATAATCAAACATATAATCATCTAGATTAGGGAAGTATATAGAAACACTTGGTCTAGGAAGTAAACCGTCTATATCATAATTTTTCATAAAATTCATATCTATATAATCTCTAGATAATAGTTTTACACGGTCTGTACATTCCTCACCTTGCTTATCAAATGCAATATAACGATAATCACGTAGTAACTTATCAGTTAGTTTAGGTAACTCTACTGGATTCATTACAGATATATCAGGAGCATTATAATAATATGTATCAGTATCGCCCATCCATATTCTAGTGTGTCCAGTAAATTTTACACCTTCATATTTAGAATACCATGGACCTAATTTATACCCGTCATCTATTGGAGCAGAATATTGCACCCCATATGGATATTCAAGTTCTAAACTACGGTACCCATTAACAAAGTTTACTCCTTTAATACCACTTTTCCAGTTATAATCACTATATTTATCAAGGCAACATGCAGTTCCTTTATAAAGATCTCTAGTAATCTTACCAGATTGCTTACTCATCCATATAGTACCATCTTTACGTTGTACTTTATTATAAGGATAGTCAGTAAATATTATACGAGGTTTATTATATTTAAGAGCATCTTTAAAATTTCTTTCGACCCATTCAAGATCATCCCATGGATCAGTTATTCTTTTACTTCTAGCAACATAAGGTTTAAGTCTACCCTCATTGTCTAAGTCTACACCACGGTCTACGTTATGATTTATATAATAGTCATCTTCTTTAGATATAATAGCAGTTTCATCCATTAAAAACTTCATAAGTTCTCTAGGGTCTACTATCAATATATCAGCATCAAATTTCTTTATTATTTTATAATCTTGATCATATAAACGATTACCAAAGAATAATGCTGGATACTTTTGTAACGGGTTCCATACATGGAATTGATATTTTAAATGCCAGAATACATCTTCATAATCAGATGGAATTATATTATATTTAGAATTATTATGTCTATAAAAGTAATTATAATTTATAAGTTCATCTAATTTTGTATAATATGTTCTAATCATATCAAAAGATGACTGTCTAAGAGTATATGGATGTAATATATCTTTAAGAAGACTAAGCTTATTCTTTAGAATATCAGAAATAGTAACTTCATTTACCTTATTAACAGTTTTAATTTCAGTTATTATTTTATCAATCTCATTTAATATAAATAATACTTCATTATTTCTTATACCGTCTTTAGCAATAAGTTTAAATCCATTAACGAATGTAACTAGTTCATCTAGTCTAGTTTCATCTATTATATTTCCAAGATTTTTATAAGTAGGATGAGGTTCATTTATATTATTAATAAGTTCTTCTCTCTTCTTATGTAGTTCTCTTAATCTTTTATATACTTCTTTAACATTTCCTTCTATAGCTGGTTCTATTTCTTCCTGTTCTTTAAACTCTCTGCTAACATTTTCTATTTTATATGTAGTAATATATCTATTAATCTTTTCTACTTCTTCTACATAATGTTGAGTTATTTTACTATCAGGAGTCCAGTTATTATATTTGTTAAGTTGATTTATATACTTAATATATTGATTCTTTATATAAGTCATGACATTTATATTCTTAAATGGAAGCTTTTTATAATGTTTAAGAGTATATTTATCTTCTAATTGCATATTTTGTTTAATTGCAGATTTAGGTATTAATGTAAAATCTAATATCATTTTACCATCTGTATTAACTTTTATATGGAAGAAATCTATAAACTCTGTAAGAATATAGTTATTTTCTAATCCAATACATAAAGCCGAACTTATTTCACTATTACTAAATTCATCAATATCATCTTGAGTTGTAAAGTCTCTAACGAATCCATAAGTAGTTTTAAGCTTATCATTACTATTAATACTAAGAGCAAGTCCCCATATATTTTTAATCCATTTATCGAAATCTACACCAGAAACACCAACTGCATCTTTAACCATAGATGGATCTGCTTTGTATTTAGCTAATACATCAGCAGATGCATGACTAAGTTTAAGTTTAATTCCAGTATCCCATTCACTAAAATTATCTATAGTTATAGTACTAGTAGAATTAAATTCATTAAATATAGGGTCTGTAACATTTAATATTCCTGCAGTCTGAATATTATTATAGAACGTTTCTAATAAGCTTTTAAAGTTAAATAACTTTGCTGGCTCTAAATCTTGTCCGTAACGGTACTTTTTAGCCCATGTATAAGTAAGCGTACACTTAATACCGTCATTATACCAGCTAACATTTATAACAGATGTGAATGGAAAATTATTAGTAGGTCTAGTAGGTCTTTCAGTTTCAAGCTCTCTAGTTTTATGTACTCTTTCAAGCTCATATCTAATACGTTTTCTAACAGTTTCACCAGAACCATTAATACTATCTTCTGTTAATGATGGATTATTATTAGATATACCATTTTTAATATTATTATTCCATGTTCTATATCTAGTAATAATTTCAGGATCTACTGAAGTAAATGTACTAGCATCTTCTATAGTATCCCATTTATTTAAAGTATTGGCTGGAATATCTCCAAGTCCATCCTTTTTAGGAACTATATACATTTTAATAACTATCTTTGTAGTTTCATTATGCTTACTATTATCAAATATTTTAGTAGTATTCTTAAAATGGTTTATAATTTGATGTAAATCGTATACTTTATTGACATCTAGTACAAGTTTATCATTTAAATTATTATAGAAATCATATCCGTCTGTTATATTATTAGGAATAACATCTTGATTATCTCCTTTGTATGCATAAACTACAAGTCCCCATATATCATCTATAATATTATCACCGACATCTGAATTCATATCTTTAGCAAGATATAATACATTATTAGCATGGTCTTTAATGTTTTGATCTATAACTGGGTCTAATGTAAATGGTATAGTTACATCATAATCTACGCTGTAATTATCTATTTTAAAATTTAGGTCATTACTTCTTATAGTAGCAGAACCGCATTTATCACAATATTGCTTAATCATAGATTTTAAATCAAAAAAAGCAGGCTCTGTCTTGTCACTATACTGTTTAATTCCATGGAATATAGCCTCTACGGCTAATTCTTTACCTGGAATATCTAAGACTGGACTTATACTAAATGTTAGGTCTACGCCTAAATTAATCTTTCTTTCTGGAATGTATGTTTCTGTAAGATCTTCTTTAACTTCACTAAGTTTAGTTTCTACATTAACCATTCTCTGTTTCCAAACCGTTCTATATTTAGCTGGTTTAGGTTCTATTTTAGATGCGTTTACTTCTGCAATATGTTCATCCATTAAATCTAATTGAACTTTATTATCATTAACTCTATCACGCCAAGCTTTAACTTCTGGATGATCTTCTGGTAATTTATTACTATAACCAAAGAATTTATCTAATGATATTGCAGTATTATCTAAATCTACTATATGTGGAAATGAATTTTGGATTACTTTAAGAACATCTAAGTCATTTTGATATCCGTATTTAACTATATCATCAACACACATACAAGTATTACTTAGTAAGTACTCATAAAGTCTATCAGTTCTGCACGCATATTTACGCATATGTTTAGCAGCACGTTGGTTTTTATTAAGTGCTTCATAATATGTAGTATCCGGTTTAACAAATTCATTTTTACCATATGGTTTAATAAACATAAATACTTTCTTTATATTAGCATCCTGTTTAACTTCTATATTATGTTTTCCTATACGTTCCACATATTTACCAACAGGGTTACTATAAAGATTTTCTACATGATATGTACCGTCTTTAAGAAGTACTAATGCAGTAGTAGTCATTATACTGTCAGGATCATATATATTATAACGTCCATTCTCCATATTAAACCATTTAGGTCTCATCCCCATATCACGCCATCCAAGTGATCTATGTCCTGGTATATCAGGGAAACTATCAAGTGATATATTGCTATAATCAAGCTCAATATATGGATACGCAAAACATATACCGGCTAGGTCTGATTGTCCAGGCATATGATTTAATATAGGATCTTTAGGATCTTCGGATGCTTTATTATCTTTATTAAGAAAAATCTTAAGAAGTTTATCATCTTTATATTTTTCAATCCACGATGGAGCAACTCTATCAGAAGCCCATCCATAGTCATTTATATACATAGAACTAATAAAATTATTATTATTTTCTACTATACCATCAAATAAACCTTCCATTTCGGCTTCTTTAAAGAAATAATATAGTTTTCCATTATGATTATATTTAAAAGTCCTTTTATTTATATCATAAAGTTCAAATAATTTATTATTAAGTATTACTATATTACGTCTATCTGTATCATATTGATTACGTTCAAATGATATTGGGATAGGATTCATACTAAATACATCAGGTAGTATTACATATTTATCGCAATATTTAATAATATCATCATACATATTAAGATTTTTTAAATCGTCACGGATATCCCAATGTAGATCGTTTTCTATATTAGATACATTAAAAATAGTTCCAACCCATTCAGAATTTACTGTTGTAAGCATAGGTTTTGGAATAGAATTTTCATATGCATAACGAAATACATTATCAAAGATAATATCACGATAGATACGTAAATTATCTCCTAATTTCATATAAAAACCTCCTTTTCAGTAATAAAATTGTTTAAAATTAACAGTTTCATTGTTCGAAATTGGATATAATAAAACCAGACGAACAACAAAAGTCCGGTCTGGTAATAAAAAATTCCTTCGTATATTCTGAATAAAAATAAATGGATGTGAAGTCCATTTATTTTTATATTATTATTTAGCTAGATCTTCTAGAAGATCGTCAAGCTGTTTTTCTGTTTCAGCTTGAAGCTTTTCTATTTTTTCTCTATGTTCTTTATCTGATTCATTTTCATCTTGACCAACTACTTCTGCAACTGCAGCTTTAGCTTCCTCCTTTATTTCATCAATAGTTTGAGTTGTCTTTTGAGACTCTTCCATTTTTCTTATTTCTTCGTCAAGTTTAGCGTGTCTTTCAGATATATTATTTAAAACATCATTTTTAGTTTTTGCAAGTTCATCAAATGATTTTTGAATGTCTTCTTGAACTTGATTATTAATGTCTTTCAAGTTTTCTGTAGTTTTTTCTACTACATTATTAACAAACTCTTCATCAAATACTTCATCTACTTCTTTTTCAATTTTCTTTGATCTTTTCCAACTCATGTATCCGCCAACTACTACTCCAACTCCAACACCTATTGCGATTGCTTTAAATATACTTTTCATTTCTATTACCTCCTAAATTTTATTATTATTATTATTTATCTATTTTTATTCATTTCTTGTAGTTGTTCTAAACTACAATTCTTTATTAATTCTAACGCTTCTTCATTAATTCCAATTGCTTTTTTAGTTTCTTGATCAAGTTGTTCAACATTCTTTTTAACTTCATCAAGGTCTCTTTTTAATCTTTCTTCCATAATTCTATATTTTTTCATTTACATTCTCCTCCTTAAAATTTATATAGAGCATAGCCGATAACTGTAATGCATATAGCACCAGCTAATTTTAATTTATTTATAAGTTGTTGCTTTCTATGTTTTTCTTCAAAACTAACAACTCTAACATTTATTTTACTTTTCATTTTCCCTCGCTTTCTCTTAAAAGATGAGGATACTATTTTTCAAGTATCCTCAAATTTATTTTTATCTTTTACTATTAACAAATTCTTCAAACGCTTTTGATAGCGTTTTATTTTTCTCAGAATCGATTATTTCTTTTAAATCTTTTCTGATCTTTTTATACTTATAATGATTAACTACAGCTTTTGTAGTATCATATATTAAGTAACTTATTATTAAACTTTTAACTGGATTCTTCATTGACCATTTCATTCCTTTTTGAATTAGATCTTTAATCATAATTAACATCTCCCTTCTAATTCATTAATACGTTGATTAACTTTTGACATATATTCTTGTATATCTATTTTACCACTTACTAAATCATTTTCAAGATCTTTTAGAGTTTGATCCGCAGTTGATAATCCTTTTCCATAACCTAATTTATAAACAATGTAACCTAATCCAATAATTGCAGCACCTTTTAACATATTTTTAAACATACTAATCATTCTCCTTTTAATTAAATTATTTTTTCCATCGTACTTTCTTAATAAGAAGAGAGTATACACAAGTACATAAATGTATACTCTCTTTTAAAATTTTATTTCTTTTTATTGAAATAGTTATCAGATAATTCTTGAACTTCTTCTTCTGTTAATTTACATTTATCAAGAAGATCATCATAATATTTTTGTATATTATCTTTTTCTTCTTTTTTGTTATCTTCAACTACTTCTTCTTTTTTCCCACGGATTTTCTTGTATCCGAAATATCCTAATCCAATAACTGCAACTCCAATTCCTAATCCAATTCCAACTTTTTTAACTAATGACATAATAAATCACGCTCCTTTTTAAATTTTATTATATTATATTATCTGTCATATCTATACTAGTATATGTAATCGTTAAAACGCTATCTCTTCATTCCTTCGAACGGATTCTTGGAAAATGCGTTTTAACGATTATTTTAACATATTTATGTGAGAAGTTTCTTTATACACTAACTTCTCTAAAAGTGTTTTTCAACATAATACTAGCTTACCTTCTTATCTAATTGATGATAATAGTATAAGTTTTTCTGAGTTTGGTTCAACATATTATTCAGATATAATAAAGAATCTATATCATCTTTAGCTATGTCGAATTCAGATTTAACTCTACTGTATAAATCTCTTAGATAACAGAAAAGGTTTACCTCATGTTGATATAAATCATTAGTAGAATGCAAATCTTCTCTAATAAAGTTATTAACAACATGTTGGTAATAATTTACTGATCTGACCATCAGTTATCACCTACCTTGGATATACGAAGATTTAATATTATATTGCAGTATAATATTACATATATCTATCTTAGTATATGTAATCATTAGATGTCTATTTAACGATTCCTTCGTATATTCTTGGAATGGTGTAAAAAGGTAAAAAAAAATAAATACCCCAATATAGAATTATATCTATATTGGGGTTATCTTATTATTTACGAAAATACTTTCGTAATATTTCCATAACTATCAAATATTTCATATATTAATAATGGAAATACTTGTTTATCTGGGTTTGATTGTACATAATAATAGAAATCCATAGTATTTTTATTCATTGTCAATATTATAGTTTCTATAAATAATCTTTTAAGATTTTCATCTGGAATATCAGATTCTTTTATAGCATCTTCAATCTTCCATGGTATATCACTAAACCATCTTGTATAAAGCTGTTCATCTTTATTTGTAAATTTCAGTATAAATTCTTTAATATTCTTAAAGTTTATTATTTTTGACACATATTCAGTAGTATTTATTATATGTCCTAAAATATTCATATCGTCAAACATTTCTTCTACTACAATGAATCCATTAAAACTATCAAGAATATCATTTATAATCGGGTTAGGCTTTGTTGGAATAGTACTTTTCCATAAATTTATATATTTATCTCTTATTTCTATTGCAACCTTTTGTAATATAAAACTATTAGCCTTTCCATGTATAAACATTTTAATGACATTACTATCATTATTATTATAAGTAAAAAGTTCTAAACCAAAATCTGTTTCTTTTATACCAACAAGTGGACTTATTCTTGGATTATTAATTATTTTAAATATATCATCTCTCCATTTAATCCATTCTTCTAGTTTCATACTTTCTTTATTTTGATTTAAAACATCTATAACATGAAGATCTCTACTAAATATAACATCATTACACATAAACATATTAGCTTTTCTACTATGGATATCTGAACCAGGTGGGGTACTAACTTTCTTTAAAAAATCTTCTAACTTTATTTCTTCCTCTTTTGTCATACATTTACCTCATATCAATTTATGTAGCTGTTGTTTCTTCTTAAATTGAACCATTTTCTCTCTTATTTCTTTAGCTCTTTCACTATCAGGTCTATAACCATTAACATATTTAGCCTGTATAGCGTCTGGTATATTAAAATATGTAATTTGCTTAAAGTAATCTTTATATATACCAAGATTAAGTTTCTTTTTATGATTTGCTTCTACTTTCCAAAAAGAAGTATCAAGTCCTTCAATAACGTAACCTTCTTTACCTCCAACTCTGGCAACTCTACTAATATTTTGTATATAACTACTAATACCAAAGTTAAATTCTAAAAATACCAATACTCTAAGGTTTGGATTATCATAACCACGTCCCATACTTTCAGTTGTAGTAATAATCCACGTCTTAGTTTCTGCAATTTCTTTTTCTTTATTAGCTATACTACTATTATAAATACCTATATCATTTTCATCAATTTTAAAGTTATTTATTAACTTTTTCTTAACTATCTCACAATTTTCTATTCTTCCACAATATAATACTATACTTCCGCCTTCTTTAATCATTTTCTTAATAATACCATCTTCTTGGATATAAAATCTCCACATAATATAATCAAGAAAAACATCTTTATTTGCAAGATAGTTATTATAATATGTTTTAAATAGCTGTTCCTCATATAAACTCATTTTAAAATGTTCATCTCTTGATGGATTAAATCTCCACTTTACCACATAACAGTTCCTATTATTTGGTACTTGAACATCAGACCCGAATGTATGTACATGCCTGTATATTGCCTGGAATATAACGTCATCCTGTCTTATATTCTTAAATTTTGTACCAGTAAGATATAAGTTATGACTAAAGTTTCCAAAACATTCTAGCATATATGTACTTCCAACTTCACGGTCACATTCGTCTATTATCTTTATACTTGCATTCATATCCAGCATAAATTTCTTAATAACTTCATAAATACCATATGTATTTATTAGACTTTGAACCATACGATGTGTTAAAAAAAGACCATTAACCTTTTTCCAATTTATATCCTCAAAATCAGATCCGTTTCTAAGACAAAGCATTCCATCTTTACCCATATATTTACAGAAATCTTCATAACTTTGAGTTACAAGCTTACTACTATATGTAATAAAAATGAATTTAAGACCAAGTCTATTAATTATTTCTGCTGTCATAAATGTTTTACCAAGTCCTGGCTTAGCACATAAGAATACACGTTGTTCCTGTTCATTCTTATCTGTAAATATCTTACAGATACTATCAATTAGTGGAATTTGATGTCCCAATGGTTTCCATTTCATTTTATTCCATTTGGTAACGTGTGTCACCACTGGAGATTTTTGATCTGAAAATATTAAAGGTTTTCTTAGTATGCTATCTAGTATTGACTTTTTGATTTTAGGTATAATAATATAGTCACCATCTTCAAATATGGCTTTTGGTATTTCATCGTTATCTCGGAAACTTAATACGGACATCTTTGCTTTCAAGTTGATTAACGTATCAGGTTTAAATTCATTTTTATGAATCCACCAACTTGTACTAGTTTCAATGTTCATGCATTCTCCTTTAAAAGTATATTTAAATTCCATTTAAACGCGTTTAGAGGCCTATTTTAGACGTTTTATATAATATAGACGACTAATTATATAGTAATAATCTTATTAGGCCTAAAACGCAAGTTAAACAGGTATATACATAAGACTGTTTTTAGTCTGTAATACCATCAAAATCAGCGAAATCTGTTTCATTTGTATATTTAACAGGTTCTCTATCAAGTAATTTATTATAAACTACATCGAATTCCGAAGGTTCTACTTCCATTTCTGGAACTAATATATTATTCTTTATATATCCATGGTGAAGTTTTACAGATAATGCATTAGTAAGTCCAGGAGTTCTTAATATATCACCAATATTAAAGAATTGTACAGAAGTACTATTCTTTGATAGACGTTTACTACTATCATTACCATCACGCATTAATCCATATATAAGTGCTTCATAATAAATAATATGGTCAAATTGAGATACTTCGCGACAATAGTTAAAGAATGCTATTATCTGGTCTCTTACAGACATATTCTTATAATTTTCATCTTGACTAAAGTATTTAGTTCTTATAGCAGGACTATTCTTATAATGTTCAGTCCACATTTCCTTTTGAGTTTTAGGCTCATTATTATGTTTCTTAAGCATTATTTTAAGATCTTCTGCTTTAATAAATACAGAATCATTTGGAATATAATATTGTATACAATCTTTATGCTCAATATCATCTTCATCTGGCTCGTATATTGGAGTATCAAATACTGCAATTTCTCCATTAATCTTTAAATACCAGTTCTTAGTAAATGGTTTTTCTTCAAAATCGTGAGAGAAACCTATGAATTCTATAAGTGTTCCATCAGTAAATCTTAACCAGTCAAACTCAACTGCTTTAAGTATTTCTTTCATATTATTATAGAATTCTTCTAATGTATATAGTTTATTTCTAAAATATACATGAGTATCAAGCATTTTAGCACTGTTATTATGCTTTATACTGATAAGATTTTGTACGATTGCTCCAATAATATCCATTACATACATATATGCAGAAGCTTTCCATGCTTTAGTATCTTGTAAGAAATCACTCATATAACCCATACATTCTTCACATATTGTATCCCCGTAGTTAAATAAAGCACTACGAATTTCTACATCTTGTCCGATAAGATCTTCTCTATCAGTATTTATATATCCAATATTTTTACCATCTTTATAAATATATTTCCATCTTAAGAATTTAAGATCTTCTTTACTCTTAATATGCCATGGAAGTGTTAATAATGTACCACAATCATGGATAACTTCTCTAGACAAGTCTTCATTAAGTTTAAATGTTGCCAATGGTATACCAATATGTTTATTTATAGTACCAGGATCTTTAACTTCTGTTTTACCTGATATAATAACTAGACGTCCACTATTATCCATTTGATATAAGTCTTTAGGAAGTCTAATACCATTCAATATTCCACCAAGTACGTTATGTGTAGTACGGTTTTTATCTATATATCCAGGCATAGGACCTATTTGTACTAATGCTTGTGCTTGTTTAGCATTTATCTTTACTCCGCCTTCAAACATTAGATTTATTGGATACACTTCTGCAGACTTTAATATCTTAACTATTTCATCTTCTTTCTTTTTTACTACCCAAGGTGGGTCCTTTTCAGTTATAATAGGATTATCCATAAGAGTACGGAATTCCTTATGACTATCATAAGCATCTATATATCCCCATAAACTATGGTCCATACTTACTGTTATACTAAGTTTCATACTAAGCTGGTGGAAACATGCTACTACCATTCCCAATAAAAAATATAGATGAATTTCCCTATCAGGTAGTATATTGATAACATTATCGCATACCATTTGTCTATATTTATCTGGTACTCCTTTAGAGTAGTCTCCAGTATAGATAAGTTTGGCTCTAAGTTTAAGAGGTAAATTATAATATGCGTATACTTCTTGTAAGTATATATTAAGAAGTCCATGAACTCCGTCTGTATGTATTCTAAACTTATCTGTAAAGTTTATTGTATACATCTGTTCAGAAAGGGGCTGCTTAATTACAGCAGCCTCAAGTCTTTTACAGTCTTCAGTATTTCTTGCATCAATTACTATATTTTTCATCACTTGATCTCTCCTTATTTAGAAATTCGGCAGTTTCTTTAATTATATTTTTTACTAACTCAAATGAATCAGTAAAATCTGTCTTTTCTATCCAATTATGAACATTTACATCTGCTGGTATGTCTGAGTATATATACTCTGATAGAAATGATCTAATTGATGCTACACCAGCGATTTTCTTATCTTTAAGACAGTATTTCTCACTACCTGGAACTATTTGGTATAAGCTTTCACTAGTAAAGTCTATACCCATATCATATAATTCCTTAACTTCATCTTCATCTAAAGATGTATCTGTGATATATTTATAGTATTTATCATTCTCATCAATTGTAGTATATGCTGTGATTATAACATCACTAGCTGGTGTTATTTCTTTACAGACAAATATATCTCTAGCATTTACTCCAAACCCGACGGTAAAGTGTTCTACTATATGTTTTGGAATCCCTTTTGACTCAAAATTAGCATATTCTTTTAACTTATGTTCCATACTATCATCTCCTAATTAAAATATTTTTCTAAACATTCTTCCAGCTGCATCAAATACAGTATCACTATAAGGATCATCTACTTTATCTAACGGTGTACTATATATTCTTTCTGTCAGTAACCCACATGATATTTCAATATCGTATTGATCACACATTTTATCAATTGCTGATTGGCTTATATCAATAGTTAGTCTATTAGCTAAGAAATCTCTAATAGATGTATGTTCAACTATTTCACCAACTGTATATGAATCTTTCATTTCCCATATATAAAATCCAGACCTATTCACCCTATCAGCATATTTATGTCTACTATCATCATAATTGAATTCTTTAATTGTACACACATATTCTCTATCATTAAATATCACCAATACATTAGGTTTCATATTATCCACATTAAATTTACTAAATCTATAGTTATTTAGTATAGTTAATATTTTATCCCTATTACTAAGCGGATTATTAAATATATCTTTTCTACTTAGTTTACCTTTAAATTCCTTAATTACAGACGGCATTGTATTATTTTTAGAAACCTTATTAATATTTCTCTCGATATTTTGCAATAAATTTTCTAATTCTCTAGACATTTTTACCTCCTATTGATTCTGTTATATTCCTTATTATATGTAACTGATCAATCTATAAGTATTCGCACATACTAATAATATAAACATTAATAAGCAAATACTAAGTCCCATGTATTCAATTGAAAGGCAAACCGCTCTTCTTCTACTGATTTGTCTAGCACCAGCCCTGATTTTCATAAGGTTGTATTGTATTTCTTTTCTAACATCATTCTTTAAAATTCTGCATATAAATGCTACCACTATTTGTAGTCCTAATACGATCAAACTATCACTATACGTAGTTATAAAATCTAATAATGTCATCGTTACCTCCTAAGCTCCTATAATTTTTCTAAATAATTTTACTATAAATATAAAAATTTTAGCAAATGTTCCATACTGGTACATATTATATATTAACATAGTACCATTAAATAATACTAATAATGTATTATAAAATGTATATTTTGTAAACTCTTTTAATTTAATCTTAAAATTAAATTTAACCATATCTGCTTCTTTTCTTACATATTTATGTACGTCGTCCATTGTAATACCTTCTGGAATCTTTGCATTAGCTAACTCTTTAATCGTATCATCTTCAAGATTCTCAGCTTCCTGCAGTATTCTACTATAAATACTGACATTTTTAAGACTACGTTTAAGTAAATGTATACCAATTAATAATGATAATGCATTTAATGCTACTAAAAACGATCCCATCATTCTGCATCACCTAGAACTTCATCAAATGATTTAAGTTTCATAACTCTTGTATTATTATCTGTTTGACCTCTATATATAATCTTCTTTATACGTTCAAGTATATTAGAATCATAATTTTTATATTTTTCTGGTAAATCTTCAACTGTTATTAATGCTGTCACATCCGCAAACGGATTATATAATTTAAGACCTGTAAGTGTTTCTTTAACTAACCCTATTTCTGGTAAGTTCTTTTCAACTACGTTTATTAATCTACTAAGTCTTAATAATTCTCCACTAAGCTCATCTTTAGTTATCTTTATTATTCTAGTTTCTTTTTCTTTAGAAATATACATATCTAATTTTAAACTAATTTTATCTAGAACTTCATACATTGGACTACCCCAATCAAATAAATCCATTAAACCTTCAAAACTACCAGATGCATACATAATATCATCCATTTTGATAACTTCAGCATTAATTATATTATCTTTAACATATTTAAGTAAACTTGGTATTTCTACTTCCTCAAATTTAAATAATATATTACTAAGTTGTAATTGATTCATTAATATATCATTACTTTTATTAGTAGCTCCGCCTGTAAGCATATCATAATACTTATCATTTGGTGCTTCCCTATCTACTTTTAAATTACTCATTACTCTAGCCATTAACAAGTCTTTTTTCTTCATTCTTATTTCCTCCAGTTATTTTTATATTTAATTAATATATCTTTTGCAATACCTTCTATTCCCTTTTTAACTGCTATTCCTGCCATTATGCAGTTATATATAAGAATACAAGCAAAAATTACTATCATCGTGATTATAAATATCTTCATTTATATCCCTCTTTTAAGATGTATAACGCGTTTTATACATATCACCCTAATTATTCCATTATAAAACGCGTTATTTTATTACATTACTATAAATTGGCCCTTATGTTTAGTTATACCGAAATAACTATAATAAGTATTATCATCAAGGTTATTTATATCAACCTTAATTCTATATTGGTTATTTACTAAATAGAAACTATTATATTTTTCCATCGTATTCACCAATTTTCCACCTGTCCATACACGTTTACCATGCATTCCAGATGTAGTCCCTGCTTTAATGATAAATTTCTTTAGTTTAAATTCCCCCTGCATTATAACAGAAATATCATCTCCGTTATAATTTGTTGTGTACATACCTACTATAGTGTCCTCCCTCTTTAGTCCAATTATAGTAGATAAGTCTATATATGGATTACGCATAATCTTTGCAACCTTAACTACATACATATACCCTTTATCTGTTATTATGTAAATAAGTCCATTTGTATGCGTATCGATGCTCATAGTCCCTTTATACTTAGCACCGACTACCATATTATAAGTTTTATCATTAGCAATCAGCCATACTTTACAAGGTATTATAGACGCAGCTTTATTAAGATTATCTTTCTCTATTACATTATTTTTTCTTCTACGTCCAAACTTTACAATATATTCATCCCATTCATTTGTCATATATTTATCCAAATGTTGGTTCTTTTGTGATATTGTAAGCTTCTCTAATTCAATTCTACGTTTTTCTAGCTTCTTATATTCTGATAATAAATCATCAATTTCCATATTAGATAATCTATAAACACGTAGCATTACAATATACTCAGCTTGCTCATATGTAAGTTTATAAGCTTTCATAACACGATGTATTGTATCTTGTTTATTTTTAGCAAGTCTTACTTCTTCCATAAGTCTTTGTAGATTTTTTACTTTATCTTTATTAAGAATTACAACTCCATCTATTAGATGCATCTGTTTTATAACATCTTTAAGTTCTCTCTTAAATCTATTATATAAACATCTTTCTCTAAATTCTACGAAAGCTTTTATTATATCTAATAAATTAACCCCTACTTTGAATTTATCATTTATAATTACGTTATTTACCATACTATGTTTTACTTCTAAACATGTATTAGCTAGTAGCTGACTAACGGCATTATCGTAATTTTCAGGATTATCAAGTTTAAGTTTTATACTAATTCCATCCATATTACTGTGGTCTTCATATGATACAATATGACATACAAGTTTACCTTGATCTGCCTTAATTGCTAGATTCTTTACATTATTTATAAATTGTTCTGTTGTAGTATCATATGGAATAGAAGTTACTTCTATAAATGTATCCTTTCCGTCATCTATACGTTTCCATATTCCACGTTGCACACAAGAACCAGAACCATTTATATAAGCATCTTTAAATCCTTTACCTACTATAGTTCCAGCTAATGGAAAATCTGGTGCTTTTAATATATCTGCCAGTTCTTGAACAGATATCTTTCTATTTTTAACATATGCTTTACATACATTAGCAACATCTGTTAAATTATGAGGTAAAAGATTTGTAGTATATCCAACTGCGATCCCGAAGTTTCCATTTATTAAAACATCTGGAAGAACTGCTGGTAATACTAAAGGTTCTGTACCAGTATCTGTATAGTTATTTTGATATGGTACTACATCTGGACTTAACTCATGAGTAAAAACATCTTCCCCATATTTACTCATACGAATTTCCAGATATCTTCCAGCGGCTGCCGTATCCCCAAATACGTTACCTCTATTCCCATCAATCTCAAAATAAGTTTCATTTTGTTTCCACTCCTGACTCATTGTAACGTAGGCTCCATTTATTCCACTGTCTCCGTGTGGGTGATAACTCATACATTGCCCTACCATTGTATTTAATTTCTTGGCTTTAGCATTTGAAAGCACGCCTTCTTTAAACATTACGAATAAACATCTACGTTGGACTGGAGTTTTATTGTCTAATACATTCGGGATCATACGGTGGTATAGCACATAGTTAGAATATCTCTTTAACGCATCTATCGCATATGTCCCAAGATTGACCATTTTGTATTTATTCATTTTTTCCTCCGGTAATAAAAATAATTTGGCGGGAATTATTACACCCCCGCCATCATATTAATTGTCTTTATTTATCATCAGTGAATATTAAATACACAAAATTATCACTGACTTTTACGTCAGTTAATATAGAATAGTCTACTCTATCTTGCTCTTGTCTTATAACTGCATTAATAGCTTCTTCTCTTTGGTCGTATGTCTTACTACCTACATATACCACTTTACAGTATTGTCCAGCAAACACATTAGCTGATAGTAATAAACCTAATCCTAATAATAACTTTTTCATAATAGCCTCCTATTTTTTCTTTTTAAGTTTTAAACCTAAGTATATTTCAGAACCTGCTCCTGCTATATTCTTTGCAGGTTCCACACAGTATGACATGATGCCTTCAACGTCATAGTCTGTTTGTAGTAGTATGTATAATTCATCATACTCATTTCTTGGTTCTTGGAAGAATGGTACAACATAGTGCACACTTCCATTATCTCCATTAGCTTCATCATCAGGGTCCCCTCCTGAATGTAGTCTATCAGGACTTACTCTAAAAGATGTATCTAAATCTTGAGGTAATGCTTCATAAGGTACTTCAGTTATAGATACAGTTTTAACTGATGAGTTATCTGATTTATTATCTTTAGAAGGCTCCTTATAATCTTTCATTATCTCATCTCTAGATTTATCATAATCAGATTTCTCTTTAACTATAAATTCATCACCGTTAACCTCAACATCATAATCATTTGGATTTAATAATGCACTCTTGTAGATTTCATTTGATGCCTTAACCTCAGCTAACTCAGCTTCTAACTTTGATATTTCTTCACCTTTACAACCAACTAACAATCCACAAACTCCTAATACTAATAATAATTTTTTCATATTCTACTTCCTCCTATTTTATTTAAATTAATGTGTTAATCCAAGCAACTAATTCTTCATATGTTTTATTTACTGATGCTAGTTCTATTATGAAATTATGAGCATCCTTAGCATTTTTATTTAATGTATAACCATTCATTTTTAAAAGTGTAAACATAACGTGTAAACCCGTTCTTTTATTTCCATCATTAAATGGGTGATTCATTATTATATTATATCCCATTCTACACATTTTATCAATATCAGATGGATATAAATCTCGACCAAACATTGTTTGGAACGGACCAGTAATTGATGATCTTAATAAATTCTCATCTCTAATTCCAGCTAAACCTTGTGTATCAGCTAATATATCAGAATGTAATCCTATTATATCATCATAAGTTAATGTTTTCATGCTAATGCCTCATATACTTTATGATACTCTTTAATTAGTGATTTTGATATACGTTTTATTTCAGCTCTTCTCATAACTTCTGCATCAGATAATGCTTCTAATGAAATATCAGTATAACCGCATTCATTTATTAGAAAATTTTTATCATCTTCTAATCTTGAACCGTTTACATTTTCAATAATATTAAATATATTTTTAGCGTTCATAATACTTCCTCCTGTTTATATTTTTATAAGATAATTTAATTAGTGTTACATAACATGTATCATAAACCACACTTAATTTATGTATTGGTTTATTAATACATAAGATTTTCATAATTTACATCCCATTTGGCATCCTTACTCTGGTATGCCTTTTTAATTCTTTTACTCATCTGAGCTCTATCAGATGGATTATCCCTATTATAAGGTCTATATTCACCTAAGTCCGTACAGCCTACTAATAACAATCCTAATAACAATAATACAACTTTCATTCAACCATCTCCTTTTTCTCTGTTCGAAAACTATGTTTCTTATTGGTTTTCTTTTTGTCCTTATTCTTCTTATACATCTTTTCCAATAATTCATCATCGTCGTCAAACTTATTTTTCTTTGTTAATTTTTCTTTCAAATTGTTCACTCCTTTGAAACGTTTTATTACTTTATTATATGTAATTATTCAATACCTAACGAATCTATGATATCTTTAACAGCAGCTAAACTCATTTCATTATTAAGCTTCTTCTTAGCAAGACTATTCTTATCTCTGTCAATTTGTATTAATAATTTATTAAGTAATGTCATAAACTTACAAATATCAGATTCTAATACATATCTACTATTCATATAATGGTCAATTGACATTTCCTTCATATCATCCAGTTTAAGAACATTCTTTCTATAAATGTAATTTATTTCTACTAATTTAACCACAGATTCTAACATATCTTTAACGTACTTATAAATATATTCTAAATCCATTCTGGTACTTTCATACTCTTCAACTACCATTTTCTTTAATGCATCACGCATATTCATTACATAGTAGTATTCTATTAAGAATATATTATCAGATTCGGGTACCATATCAGGTACCCTATATTTTGGTTTAGCATTTTCTTGTCTTTTAGTTTCAATCTTTTCAAGTGTACTAATAGCTTTACTACCAGCTTTAACTACATTACTTCCAAGACTTACCAGATTCTTTAGATTTTCCCATGTACCCATTTTTATTACCTCCGAATTTATTATCTTTCTTAACGAAAGGTTTCTTTGCTTTAACAGGTTTCTTTAATAATTCTGGGTCACTAAGCTTAGTATACTCAGTTTCTCCTTCAGTCAACATTACATCTACTATAGGTTTATTAATTAATGCTATATTATCTGTATTAAATAGTTTAAAGTTAAACATATTTACAAATAATATTCTTCTATAATCTGTTGGTAATGATGCAAATAAGTCATCAGCTATAGGTTTATCGAAGAATAACACACAATTAGAGAAGTTTGGTAGTCCAACATGCATACTAGTAAACATTAAAGCATTTTCCATATAATTTTGGAATCTATTTACTAATTCTTTTTGTATAAATCCAAGATTAGATGTATCTATACCGTCTATATTAATAGATGCCATAACTTCTTTAACTTTTTCTTTATCAGTTCCTTCTATTTTATTTTTATTTATTATTTCTTTTACAACATCACCAAATTTATTAATTCTATTAGTTAATTCTTTAGTAGCATCATTTCTACTAAATAACTCAGCTATTGCATTAATATTATTTAAATAACTAGGTGCCCATTTCTTAATTTGTTCTGTTTCTTTAGTAAGAATAATAGCAGTTAAGTTATAGAACACATTTTTATAGAAGTTATGTCTAATAATACAATTCTTTTCTCTAGATAATATTTCTAACATTTTAGTCTCATAATTAACAAGTTTACCATCAAATAACTTATCAGTTATAGCTTTATTAGTTGTAATGAATTCTTCATCTATTAAATAATTATCTCTTACATATCTTTGTAATAATATAGAAGCTAATACTCCTTCTGGTTTAGGAAGCATTGGTCCTATTAAGAATTTTGCTTTCCTAAAAGTAGTTTTACCGCTAGACTTTCTGTCGCTTCTGGTGAATTTAAAGGTATTTTTATTTGAACTCTTCCCCTTCCCTTCAAATCCTTTTCTTTCAGTTCTTTGTGTTTTTGAATCAAATTTTCTTTCCATGTGTTATCCTCCATTTTATTTATATATTTATTTAATCCATATTTTTTAATAGCATATTCTATAACCTTTTCTTCTGTATCGAAACGCTCATCATTAGGGCTAATATTATGTGCCATTCTATAAACCCAATGTTCTAAACTTGTCATTGTGTGATCTATTAATTCAATAACATCTTTAGGTTTACGATATTTCCTTATTTTGATTTTAAGTCCTTTAACTCTAGAATATATCCATCTATTGCATCTAATAATTCTAGCCTCATCAATAGATATTCTATATTTACGGTTTCTTATATTACGCATTGTTACCTCCCATGAAAGAACGCCATTTAACTAATAACTTTACTACATCTTCAACACCTTTACCTTCATTATTAACAGGATGGTCTGTATCTCCAGGATCTATCATTACATCAAAACCTACATGAATTTTACTTAATTCTGCTATAGTTTTACCATTATAAGTTCTGTGATTACATACGCTATGGAAATCTAATGGAAAATACTTACGTTGATGTCTTAATGTTCTAAGTATATATTTTCCCATAATATTACATATACCGTATTTCTTAGCTAGATCTTCATAAAAGATATGTTCTTTAAATTCTTCAGAGTATTCAAGTAGATTAACTATATGCTCAAGATCTTTAAATTTAGTACTTCTTTTAAACTTTTTTACTGCATCATATAGATGTATATTTAATGCATTCCATTTACTGTAATCTATGGCACAATTATATTCATCAATTCTATCTAATACTTTGTTCATATTCTATTCCTCCAACTTATCTGATAACCAATCTGGCCACATTACTGTTTCTATTTGCATCTTCTCTGTTAATTTAATGGTATCTTTATGTTTTAAGTATTTTTTCCAATATCTATCTATAATCTTTTTCAGACCATATTTAATATATACATCTTCATAACATTCTTGTGCTTTAAATGTTTCAAGATTGGCACATATCATGCCAATCTTTCTATAGTCTGTATATCTCCAAGATCTTCTTAATTTCTTAAGTCGAAGTTTTAACTCATTTTCATATAGGTTCCAATTACTTCGTATGATTTCATTTAATGTTTTACTCATTTTTCCTCCTTAGATACAGTTTCTTGAAATATCTTATTTTCCAAATCCGCTGGATTGTATTCATGATCTTCTATTTCTATACTACTACCATAATATTTAACCATTTCCTTCGCATCTTCTGAAGAGATTTTACCTACTTCTATCATGTAGTCTAATCTACCAGGTCTAATCAATGCTTCTGGGAGATAATCCTTATTATTTGTAGTAATTATAGTAATAGCCCCGTTTGGACTTGTATTACTATCTAGAAATTGCATTAAGTTATTAAGAACTTCTCCACTATTAACTAGATTGTTATGAAAGGTACCAATGTATCTTCCTTCGCTAGTAAATGCTCTTGCTGACCGGATTTGTGGTGGGTCTGAAGGTTCTGCTTTAGTTTTCGCATCTCCACCTATTTTAAGAACAGATTTATCTATATCTTCTATCACAAGTAGAGACGGTTTACCAGTTTTCTCATAATTTTCTATGATTTCCTTAGTATTATACACTATCATCATATCATCATTTCTAGCAAACATTTTATCAATATAATGAACTTTATCGAATTTAAACTTATTTGCTATATATTTAATAATACTAGTCTTACCAGTCCCTGGTTCCCCATATAACAGTATATTTAGTTTAAATTTTTTACCAAATTTATCGTATATATGTTGCTTTTTAAGAAAATCATTTATGATATTTTCTACTGTAGTTATATGACTACCAAATATCTTCTTATCAGTTATTTTATCTATAAGAATCATAGCAGTATCACATATGTCTAAACCAGTAGTATATCTTATGATGTTATCTTTTTGAGACGGCATTAAGTAATCTTTAATACTCTTAAAGTACATTCTTCTATTTTTACCCAGTATATCACAGTTGAAGAACTGTTGAGGACCTCCAGCACTATTTTCATACCAGTTCCAAATAAGCATCCAAGTAAACTTATCTAGTTTTACTATATAATAACCAAAGTTTAGATTACTATAATCTGCATTACGTCCTAAATATATATTATTTTCTAATATATCTATAGTACGTTTATCTTTACTATTAATTTTAATCCAATCAATAAGTTCAGATATTTTTTGCTTATTTTCTTGTAATAATATTCCCATACGAGTTCTTACAATAAACTGCTTACTTATCCATTTAATAATGTCTTTAGTTTGACTTAATATATAAGTCAATGCAGTTATAAATACAATGTTATTCATGTTAAATAGTTCTTTCATTTTAATTTCTCCTTCCAATACAATTTTTAATATTTATGATAAGTATTTATCATTTTATTTCTTTTCTTTCCATAATATTTAGATTTAGGAAACATAATTACACTTACTCTAGCAATCTTATTAGGTCTAAATAAAACCATACCTTTTTCATGGTCTATTTCTACATGCAATCCTTCAACTTCTTCAGAATACTTTTCATTCTGTTTAACTGATGCTAATATATTCTTAGCCATTTCTTTAAGTTTGTCAGATGTATCACTATCAATATGCTTACTTAATGTATCGATTAAATCTTTATTATTTTGTCTAATCAGTTCATTAACATCTGAAATGGTTTTAGCATGCTTTTTAACCATATTTACATAATCTAATGTTCTTTGCGGACTGTATTCTAACATACTCATTATAACTCACCTGTCTCTATAAGTCTTTTTCTATGTGTACTATCATTACCTTGAAGCATGTGTATTACCTCTGATACCTTTTCAAAGTCATCTATATGTACTTGAAGTAATCTACGAGTTTTAGGATTCATTACTTGTTCTCTAAATACATCGGCATTAAGTTCTCCAAGTCCTTTAATACGTTGTATATCAGATATCTTATCATTTTTGTGTTTTAATAGGAAATCTTCTTGTTCCTTTTCATCATATGTGAAATATTTCTGCTTTCCAATAGTGTTAATGAAAAGTGGGGAGGGACCAATGTAGAGATGTCCAGCTTCTATAAGACCTGGCATATACCTAAAGAAGAAAGTTAGCAATAATAACTGAATATTCATAGCATCGGCGTCAGCGTCAGTTTCTAGTATAACTTTATGATATTTTAACTTTTTAATGTCAAAATCATCCTTAACTCCACACCCCAATGATATAATAAGATCTTTTATTTCTTTATTATTGTATACTTCTATTTCATTATGCTTTTCAGCATTAATAATCTTACCTCTTAGAGGAAATACTGCTTGGAATTTACTATCCCTAGCATTTTTAACTGTTCCGGCAGCACTGTCCCCTTCCACTAGATACAACTCACATTCTTCTGGTTTCTTACTAACACAATGTGCCAGCTTACTGTCAGTTAATATTAAGTTGCTTTTCTTTGCTGCTTTGGTACCAAGTACCATTTCTCTTGCTTTCTTACTAGCCTCTTTAATTCTTCTAGTAAGTAAAATTCTATCAACTAATACCTTAGTTTCCTTTGGTTTATCACTTGCCCATGCTATTAGCTTATTATACACTATTTCTTGTACAAATGGAATGATGTCAGGAGCACTAAGCTTAGTCTTTGTTTGGTTCTCAAATGGAGGCTCATTCATTTTAAAACTTATAATACAACTAAGTCCTTCACGAAGTTCATTACCTCCAATATTGCTATCTTTATCTTTAAGGAATCCATTTTGTCTACTAATATCATTAATAGCACGTGTAAATCCTCCACGGAATGCTTGAACATGAGACCCGCCTTCTGGCATATGAGCAGAGTTTACATATGAAATCATATCTTCATAGCTATTATCTGTATACGTAAAGATTGCTTCTATAAAGTATTTATCATTTTCTGCTATTATATGAATAGGTTTAAATAGAGGTTTATCATCTCCAAGTCTAGCCTTCATCATATCAAAAAGCCCGTTTTCAGATTTAATTTCTTCTTTTTTATTAGTTCTTTCATCAGATAGAATAAATTTATTACCTGGATTTAGATATGCTTGAGTTTGTACCATATCTTTAACCTTATTGTAATTATACTCGATAACTTCTTTAAATATTTGGTTATCTGGTATCCAAGTAATCTTAGTTCCAGACGGGTATTCTGGGATTTTATCAGTCTTAGTAAGTTTAGATGTCTCATAACCTCTGCTAAATGTTTGCTGATAAACTACATTATTACGAGTAATTTCTACTGTAGTCTTTTCAGACAGAGCATTGATTATCTTACATCCAATCCCATTTTGCCCTATCGCATTCTTATAGTTTACATTAGCTTCCATTTTACCTCCACTATGTGGTTTAGTAAATAGAATAGTAACAGTTGGAATACCAGTATTTTGGTATGGGTCGATTGGCATTCCACGTCCATTGTCTGAAAGCTCAAATCCAATTGGGTTTAATAGTTTGATTTTTACTACATCCCCATGTCCTGACCCGACTTCATCAATGGAGTTTACGAATACTTCTGTAAGACATTGGATTAAACCGTTTTCTAATGTATTTCCGATATACATATTAGGTCTATGCCGAATACCCTGCAGATCTTCGAAAACTTTGATGTTTTCAGATGTGTACTTGTTTTCACTCATACAATTTTCACTCCTTTATATTTGTATTTTAAAGCGTTTATAGGTATCTATAAGCGATTCTATAATATTAATATATAAATTATAGCTATATACTATAGAACGTCTATAAACGGTATATAAACGCTTTATAATTGATTATACTACTATATTATATGTAATTAACGAAAATGTTAATTAATTGGTGTTTCTGGTTCTTCTTTATCATCAGATTTACCTTTGATAACTAGTACATCACCGCTACTCATACCTTCTGTTAATGAATCTAATGCTTCAGTTAGTTCATGCATATCTCTAAGCTCATTCATTTCTTCATCTGATACAAATATACTATCATTAACAGCTTTAACAAATTCATCTATTATATTATTAACGATAGCTGCATCTGATGGTTTTAAATCTTTAGATGTAAGTTTACTATGGAATATTGTATATAGATTAACATCACATACACATTCAGTTTCATCTGCAAGTATCTTATCAATAAATTCATTAATGTATACTTCATCTAAATATTCTATACCATCAAGCCACATCTTTTTATTTTGAGCTTCAAAGTCTTTAGATAATTCCATCCATGAGTATAAAGCTATATATGCTATAGCATAATTATGTAATGCGTATTTGGCATTAAATGGTAATCCTTCAAATGCAACAAGAACATCTTTATCTTGAAAGAATACTTTAGATATATAGTCTAAAGCTTCTTTAAATATGCTATAATATGGTACTTTATTTGATGAATTATTATGATTAACATCAAATATTGCTTTAACAAACGGTTCTTTATCACCAAGTACAAAATACGCAGATTCAGATATATCACTATCTTTATAACTAAACCAAATTGAATGACCTAAACGATCAACGCCATCTACTTCATTGTAGTCTTTGCTAACACGTAAACTATATTCTCTTTTTATATCCATTATCTTAATTCTCCTTCCGAAATATCATCTGTTACAAGTTCAACTAATTTAGACCCAGGTAATATATAATCTCTTCTACTAAATAAAAGAACTCCATTTTTAATATAATTCCATATCTTGATAGTATACTCATCACCCAATGTTTTACCTATTTTATTTCTTACATTAGCCTTAATAATATCACTTACAGTAGGTTGTAAATATTTTAATTCATAATCTAATTTATCATCTAATGTAAATACATGTATTGGTATATTAAAATCCCCAGTTTTCTCATTACTAAGAACTAAATCAACCTTCACTGTGTTCTTATCATTATCTTTTTCAATTGTATATACAATATTTAACGATTGTGCAATGTACTCATTGATAGGTATAATATAACTAAAATTTAAATATTTATCCGGGTAGTTATTATCAATATTTAATTGAGCCATTTTAAGAAATAACTCAAATCTTTCTTTATTTTCAGATGCTAATACTTTAAATAATCTTTCCTCAAAATCATCATATTCAAACTCTTTCATTAAATCATCAATTGTTGATATAGGAAGATTTCTTTTAATATATGCTATATTAGCAGTTCTTTTCTTACTAATATAATATATAGCCAAATGCCCAGTTTCAATCACGCATAAAAATATTGGTTTATCAAAAATAGTTACTATATCACTCATTGTCGTTACCTCCATTATATTTCTCTATATTATTCATAATTCACTCCTTTATAATTTGACCATTTGTTCCTAAAGCATCTGGTAATCTTATTGTTAATGTAGTATTAATTGTTGGATTTAATCTTATAAATACTTTTAAATTCTCATATATATGATGTACTAGATAATCTAAGTAATTATCTGTTACATTATCTATCATTAATAGATTATGTAAAGATGATTTTATATGATTTTTTATATATTTTACATTACCTTCTTTAGTAAAGAGTTCAAGTAGAGCATCTTCATCTTCGTATATATCTTTATGAATTTTTCGTGCTCTAAAATTAAAGTTAAATATATCATTTATAAAATTAAATGATACAGTTATACTAGAATCACCTATTTTCTTATATACACTTTCAACATCAAATTTAAAATTTAATTCAGCAGGTATTATAAATGCAAAGTTATCATATTCTTTATCTAAACTTATATATTCAGATGGTGTACTAATAAGTTCTAAAAATTTAGTTAAATTACGTTTATTATTTTCTACTTCACATTTAAATAGTTCTATTAATAATGTACTGTCTCTATTATAAGTTACGTTATTTAATAGGTCTTTAATAGATGTATACTCACATCTTTTAAAATTTCCATAGAGTAAAGGTACTCTATTATTTCCATTAAAATAATATATATCTAATAAATCATTCATAACTACAAGTTTAAAATATGAATTTCCTATTTTATTCATTATTTCCTCCATTTACAAATACAGGATTATCAAATATCATAAATGTCACCTCTTTCATTTTCTTTTATTTCTTTAAAATATTATATATTGGTATATTAACTATTTTAGATACCGTTACGTCATTATACTCTAACACCGGTAATGTTGACATATATTTCATATCCTTGTCTTCAATCGTTCTTTTAAGAATATCTCTAACTGAAACAGCGTCTATATTTAGTTTATTATTATCAATATCGTTTTGTAGTTTTGCTGAATATATTACTGTATATTCTTTATTAACATAATCAGATAAACTACACTTAATTAAGGGAATATTTATCTTATTGCCATTCTCATAACATAGTACAACTTCTGTTTTATTTTTATTAAATTTAAACTTAAAGTATGTTTTAGCTATGAACCGCTCTTTATTAAACTCTAGTATATGTGAATCTCCTATGCCTAATGTTCTATCTCTATACTTTGTCATAAAATCATTTAACGTAACACGTCTATAATCATCTTCAGTATTATGTAAAAATGATATAAATCCACATAATTCATGTCTAACATCTTTAAGTCTAGGGAATTCATTTGATATTAGGTATTCTAATATATTAGAATTAATTTCTGCGTCACCATGTAGTAAATGTTTATCTGTTTCATACTTTACATGGCTAACGACTACAAAATCTTTCATATCTCTATCTTTATAATAAACATCAAGATCTAAGCTGGAATTTATTTTAAATATCAGCAACTCATTCATATTCTATTCCCCTTTCAATATTATTTGATCATATCCAGTAAAATTAAACAGATCAGATAACCAAATATAATGATCTATTATATCCTTACTATAATTTTCATAAGAACTATAATGTAAGTTATGTTTAAATCCGTTATATTCTTCCTCGTTATCATAATATTTAATTCTATGATTTATTATACTCCATTCAGCAGTAGATATATTAAATAATCCTCTTATTGTTAACTGTTTAGCAAATGTTACAAGCTCATTCTCTTTTCTAGAAAATTGAAACTCCATCTCTGCACGTTCTATTAAACCTTTCATATCAGAACCGCTCATTTTTCTTTTATAGAAATCCACTGGAAACTCTCTATTTAAATCTTCAAAAGTTTTCCATCTACATTTATATAGATAGTCAAACATATTCATATTAAATGTATACATAAAGTTTGGTAAAGATATATCAAAATATCTCTTATTTTTTATTACTACATTACGATATTTACTCCAGAAATCTTTATCTTTAAAATATTTAACTAATCTAGGAGCTATATCGTAGTAGTTTAAATCCTCAAATTGTTTTTCTGTAGATTCTTCTAATTTCCATTCTGTTGTTAAATTATAAACTCTAGTAATCTCCATATCATAAAACTTACTTATTTCATTATTTTTAAACCATTCTTGTATAAATAATCCATTTTGTCTTACAAATCTACTATTATTATAACCCCAAGACCCAATTTCTCTATATCCCCATCTAGCATTTAACCTCATATTTATAGCGACCGCTTTAAGAGTTATACTACCAGTTTTATTATCATAATATGTAATAAACGATTTTATATTACGAAACCTTGTGTCATTTTTATTATTTTCTTTCATTAAATTATCAACGATGCCACATACTGCTTTTCTAGCTATACGTTCTTTTGGAATAAGTTTAATTTTATATAACTTTGCTATAAATGTCATACTTCTTCTATCTTTTTTAAAATCAAAATACATATTAATCTCCTTTTATTGAAATTTTGCGGTACATAAAACACGTCCCGAAGGACGTGTTAAATTAATTCTATAAAAATCTATCTTGAGTAGCAACTTCAAATGTTTTAAGATTTACAGCAACTCCATGGTCTGGGTCCCATACACATTCTCCTAAAACTAATGGAACTCCATCTAATATTTCAAATTCTTTAAAGTCAACATTTTCACTAAGCCATTTAACTGGTTCTGAATCTATTAAATCTATATTTCTTATGTGTTCATAATAATCAGAACCTTTTAATGTCTTAGCATATGCTGCAATGTGTTTCGCCAATACTTCCATAGTTTCATCCATTGCTACAGATAAGTTAATTAAAGATGGAGCTTTACTACCTTTTCTTTCTATTTGAACAGCTTCAGTAGCAACTTCTTCTTTATTATTTTTTAATTCTGATTGCACTTGTTCTATAGTTTCAAATATTCCTTCACTCATTTCTTACCTCCACGTCCTATTAGCTCTACTCTAGGAGCAGAACCTTCGACTTTATCAAATAATATATTATTCCATGAACCCAGTATGATACTATTTCCAACTTTAAGTGGTTTATAATTAGTAATACTTTCTTTATACACTTGTCCATGTACATAGTATTTACTAGATTCTAACCATTTTGACATACTTTCTAATACTTTATCCATTATAGTATTAATATCTGTATTAAAGATATTACTATAAGATGTTGGCGTAACTAGAGCTTTAGTTTTCTTGTCTGTAGCAAATTTAACAGAGAAGAAATCTCTAACTACGTTATCAATAAATGATTTTCTCATCTTTCCACCTTGTATCATACCTTTGTCATCCATAAACATTAAGAAATTACTGATATGATGTTTTTCAAAACCATAATTCTTTATAGTTGCAACTAATACACGCTTAGCATTATCATCTACAAGATCAGAAGCTTTAACTTCATGGTTACTCTCTTTACTAGTAGCATCATAAACATATCCTAGTCTAGTTTGTAGACATGTAGTCCAATCATTTGGTATGTAATAATTACATATAGGTATATCTGTAATACGACCATATTGAGCCATACCTTTATTATAACTCATTAAAGTTTTAAACATTCCAGTAATTTCCATAGCAGCTCTTTTATAAAGCATGAAATTTCTAGGTTCCATACCAGCGGCAGCTGCTTCCTTTCCTTGTTGTTTAAATCCGAATGATAATCTCAAGTATTTACCATCTACAGATTTAAATTTATAAAAACCATTTCTACGACCACTTGATGTTAAAAAAATTTGAAGAATGTCATCATAGACAGGTTTTTCATCATTATTAAGTTCATACTTTTTCCATATGTTATAAATACTATTAACATCAACAGCATCATAGTTTACACCAATATTTGCACAAATATCATTAATAATAGTAGTAACTAATCTACCGTGAGTATCAAAGTGGGTTTTAAGATATAAACCAGCACCTAATGCATTCCAAGTAATCCCCTTATTATTTTGTCCATTAATTATATGAGCAAATTGTGCTAATGCGCCTCCCAATGAATGTCCTGTAAAATAAAATTTCCAGTTTCCTTCTCCAAGTAATATTTTACAGTGACGTATAAACCAGTAGACAGATGTAAGCTGGCTACTGTATCTATCAAAAAGTGCCAGCTCCATATCTGTCATCATGTCCATAAAATCATTTGTACCACGGAATGATACAACTACATCTTCACCTCTTACAAAGGCTGCAGCATAAAATCCATTAGATTTAGTATTAAGATCTAAACCAAATAAGTCTTTATATATAATAGTATCATTTCCGCTATACAAATAAGTCCAGCCCCTAAAGTGGCTATCCCATAAAGGGGCTTCATTATTTTCATCTTCGGAGAACGCCATATAACAGAACCTGCTTTTGCTACTCAAATTGGCTGGGTCTTTTGCCCAGTCATCCCATATAGTCTCTGAAATTTCAGAACCCCGTTTAACTGAATCCCAGTTACGTAAATAAACGAGATTCGCAAAATTCGCATACACTACATCAGCTAAAGCATTCATTATATATTCCTCCCTATTTTTAGTCTGTCATTATTCCATAATATCCAGCTTCCAATTCATGGATAGCTTCTTTTGGTTGTTGTTTAGCTAAATAACTTTTAATTTCATCTTCAGATGGAGCATATTTAGCTTGCAACCCAAGTAAATTTTCATAGTTACTTTCAAGTACACTAATTTTGTACAATATAACATTTGTAAGACTATTTCCATGTTTTTTATACATAAGTTCCAAACATAACAGTCTTAACTCTCTCACTCTATGTTTATTCTCAACTAGAGCAAAACTATAACGCATATATGTGGCGTCATTGTAGATGGCCTCTAAAGCATCATACTCGCTTAGTAATTCTAAATTACTAATTTCATTATACTCATACTTAGTATTATAGAGTCTATCATAACCCAATATGAGCATTAGCATAACCAATCCAACCGCTACTGCCACAAATATTCCAAATAACACATTTCCCATTAATACATCATTTAACATCTTTCTACCTCCTAAAAATTTTAAGTTTATTTGCTTATATTTTGATATAAGTCACCTTATTATATGTAATTGTCGAAGTTTTTATTCTTCTGAGATTTAGGAGGTAGATTTATGTATTAATACAATTTTAAAACTCCGCTAGTAGATAATATCTTAAGAGCAGAAATATCATTATAAATAGGATAGAATTCTGTCCCATCTCTAAATATAATACAGCTTGCACTAGAAGTACGAGCGTATGCTATATTTGTATTATTATCTACTAATGCTATAGTTTCAGACGGATTTACTGATGTATGATATAATGGATAGAAATCTTCTATAAATTCCACTTCACTATCAGTATACTCGTCGTATATAGCGGAAGTTTGTTTTAACCAAAGTCCACTATTTTTAACACGTTTAATTTCAGGAAGCGTTTTATCATTCATTTTAATAAGTCCACGTATTTTTAATGTTTTTGCTATATCTGTTATATCATTAGTATTAGTAATATTTACTGTATTACCGGCTAAAGTATAATTACTATTAGCTACATCTATTATAAGTGGATTTACAACAGGTAGATCTTCACAGAAATGAGCAATTAATATCTTACTATTATTTATATCAGAGCTACGTTTAAAGCTAAGCTTTACTTTATTTTGGATATTAAATCCAGAAGTAACTCTAGCAACAGTAAGCATATCACCAGGTTCATAATTTACAGCATAACATAAATCATAAAATGCAGGTAGATTTAAATATATATTAACATGTGTAGCAGTTATATTAATATTATATACATCTATTGCTTTAATAGTAGTATCAGTTGTGTCTACTATATTTACACTAGATGGAGTAACTGGCATATTACCAATTATAGCTCTTCTACGCACTTCATTTAAACGAGGAGATAATTGCTCTAATCTACTGTCTTCTAGTAATGATAAACGTCTTATAACCTGTTTTAAAGGCTCAGAGTAATAAATATCTAAAGCATTTGATGGAAGATTAAAGAATCTAGCGTATCTAGATTCAATATCTATACTTGTATCACCTATATTAGTAATAAATGTATTACGGTTAGGATCGAATTCATTTATACTATTTAATAGACGAGTAACATTATCAGTTCTCTTAATAGGAATATCATAAGTAATAGGAGTTTTTCTAACTGGTAGAGTCTCACTATTAAATAATGTATTACTATTAATAAGATCTGTTGTTTCTACAGTCTCTATATTGATATCAATCATTTTATCTATAATCTTAGTTTCAAATGTTTTAAATAAATAATATACACGTTTAATATCATCATTTAAATAATGTTCTTTATTTATTGGTACTATCATATCATTATATATTTCTTGATAAGATAGTTCTGTATTATACGGTTTAAAGTATGTCTTAGATATAGTCTTATTACCAACTTTAACATTTATATTAGCACCATAATATACATCTGGTATATCTTCTAAAGTTTTATTCACCTTTGTACTCATATTAACTATAACTGTAGTATCATATGTAAAGTCATAATGTTTTATTATATTAGGAACATTTGTTGTAAAATGTTCATGAATATTTGAAGATTGGAAAATATCCCAAAATTCACTTTCAGATATAGTGCTATGAGAATATTTTGTAATATTAAATGTACGTTGTTCTTTAGAAAATACATTAGACTTAAATATAAGAGTTAATGTATGTGTATCAATGATATCTCTTGCAAATACAGAAATAGTCTTTTTGATAGTATTAGTGTACATATCTATTGTGTTATCCTTGAAAATAGTCATATTTTCATTATCATTTAGACTATGCCAGATATTTTTAATAGTATCTTCAGATGGTTCTTCTAATAATCTAGTAGAATAGAATTCTTTATTATTATAAATAAAGTTTAAATTCCAACTATTAGAAGGAACTACGTCCAAGTCGATAGTTAAATTAAGAGGTTCAACTACAGATATATACATATTATTCTTAATAGTATAATTATAATCTATTTTAGAAATAATAGCATTAATAAGTGTAGATCCCTTAATTTCTTCGCTAGTAGATAGTATAATATTATCATTTGATATACTATTTACATTATAACCATTAATAAACCATTCATATGCAGGGATACTAGATGATTTAATTGTAGACAAGATACGTCTTAAAGAAGGACTAATAGTAGTCTTCTTTAATAACTGTTCTATTCTAGTATCTAAATTATCATTTATTTTAGATAGTAGCCATTTCTTATCGAATTCTTTAGCTATCATTTCCATTTTATCTAATCTCTTAGATTTAAGAATAAATAATTTAGATTTTGACATATCAAACTTATAGTCATTAGTATTTTCAAATTCATATACAGAATTATTCTTCTTATTAACTACAAGCATTATAGAAATATCATTTACAAAATCATTTAATACCTCTTTATCATCATCATTAATGTCATATTTATATTTAAAATCAGTAAATATGTCAAGTTTAATAAAGAAATTACTTCTATTGAACTCAGATGGTGGTGCAGGAGTATATTTATTAGTTTTAGGTCTAATAGTAAACTCTCCAGCTTCTAATTTATTAGTATTAATTATAGTTATCTTTGGAACCACTTTATCTGTATCTTTATATGTTATATTATCTATGTAATCAAGCATATTAAAGTCACTTAAAGTATTTCCTTTGTATTCTACAAATATTTCTTTAAGTTTATCATTAAGATCAGGTCCTAATACATTTATATTACATTGAGTATTAGCTCCAAGTTCAGTTGGATTATAAATATTATGAATATTTAATAAATCTTGAACCATAACTTGGTGTTCTCCTGATATGAATTCCCAATCTATAACGATATCTTTTAAATGGAAAATATAATGATTTGTATATTCTCCTAAGTAGTCGCTATCTATTGTATCAGGTATTTCATATAAATAACTATGTTTTACATTATTAAGATTATTATAAACTATTCCACTATTATCTGCAATAGTATTATAAACTCCAGTAGGGTTTGGTAAATATTCTACATAATAGTCTATATTACCACTAGAACGAAGTCCTGCCCTAGCATTATTATATACTTTATCAGTATTTATTAATAAATGTATATTATAATGTAATACTCTATAAGTTTTAGAAGTATCTCCGTCTATAATTTCAGTTTCATTAGTATAATATCCATATAATGAACTACGATTTGCTAATGTAGCTGGTCCTAGGTCTTCTAATTTACTATAGTCTACATTTGTACTAGTTACAGTAAGATTAGGTTCGTATGGATTTCCACTAGCATTTAAAATAGCTTGACTATAAACAGCTTCTATAGATTCTTTAAATACTCTAGCATTTATTCTAGATTTAATAGTTTGAATTCTATCATCAAATTGACTAATATTTCTAACTACTTTATCAAAATAATCACTACTTGTAAATATATCATTTAATATATCAGCATATTTAATCTTATTAAATTCAGTATTCTTATCTATATTAGTAACAGTTTTAATAATATTAATTGGTAATATTTCATTATGCGAATCAAATGATCCTAGTGCTGGTATATAATACCAAGGAGATTTACGTAATGCTCTATTATAAATATTAACATTATTAGTAGTTGTACTATTAAGACTAGACATAGTTATATCAAAAGATATATAATCTACATCATTTCTAATACTAAATCCAGGACTATTAATATATTCTACGATATATTTTTCATGATATTTGATACTTACAGGTTTATACTTAGAATTTTCCTTATTAGCAGCTTCCCCTTCATATATAAACCTGTTATAATTAGTTATAGCTGTTTTAAGTTTATCTAATTGTAAAGAATCTCTAAATGTTAAAGTATCTTTCTTATATAAAGGTATTATTATATTATTATCGCTAGTAATATAACGTTGTATATCTGGAACTGTTAATATAAAGTTATTAGAATCTTTAACTGATGTATTAGTTATAATGTCTCTAATAGTTTGTATATTAAAGTTAGACATATTTATTCCATATTCTTCTAATCTTGTATTAGTTGGAAGAATATTATTAAATTTACCTTTAGAGAAAGGTTTAAGATTATTATCAGTTGTAAATAACTGTTCAACTATTCTAAACTCATATTTTTCTACATTATTTACTAAGTTTAATAATGTATAATCTTTTATAGATTCTAGTTCCTTATAAGGAACCCATACATATAGTGCATAGAATTTATTATCCTTACGATATAAGAAGAATCTAAGCTCTATTGGAGCATCATCTGGATTAATTGCTGTAGAAGTAGTTATAATAGCATTATATGGACTTCCTTCTTTAGCAATCTCATTATTGTCATATTTAAGACCAAAATTAGTCATATCTAAGTCGATATTTTCATTATATTCATATTTTTCATTAGATGGATTAATATTAATATCAATTATGATTTCATTTTTGACACCAGAAATCAGGTTCTTTGACTCAGTTTCATTATTAAGCCATCCAGATTTAGCAAATTCTATACCTTCTGGAAGAATAAAGTTACTTGCAGCTAATTTATTCATATTAATTACATTAAGTCTAAATTCTTTAAGTTCTGTATCTAATCCAGTATAATTAACATTATTTATAGTTATAGGATTAGTTGCAGCAAATCTAGACCAGTCATCTGGAGTTCTATAATCCCCTGTATTATCTACAAGTCCAGACAGTCTACCATATCTTAATGCATTAGTGATATTTTTAACTCTAAACTTAATACTAAGATCATAAATCTTATCAGAATTTTCTGGATTTCCTTCACCTTGCTGTTCGTGTATAGTTCTAGTTTCACATTTTACATTTGATGGTACATATATAATATCATCAGTTGACTCTGATATCGCACGATAACATACTGTAACCTTATTTAAATCCCCGTCTACGCCAAATTCGTGTATACTCATAATTTTATATCCTTGAGCTCTGTCTTCTGGTGTAACTTTTACATTTTTAAATTCTAATACCTCTCCTCTAAGTTTAAAGTATACAGATGCCTCTATTTCACTAGTAGTATTATCAATATCAAATTTAATTTTAGACATATTATTTTTAGTATATGTAACATCCCATATAACATTAGGAGATCTTTTAATAGTATACGTTCTAGTTACATTATAATCACCTATTTTATAGTTAATATTAAGATGTTTATTTATGTCTTTATTACTAATTAGATATTCCTTATTATATTTAACATATGGGTAACTATCTCCTATTGTTGACACTATAGGATCATCAGCATCTATAGTTAAAGTATATTGAGTATCTTTATTAAATACATCTTTAACTTCAGACATATCAACATTTACAGTCATAGTTTCTTTATAAGACTCATTAAACTCATTGTATTGATTATCTTTAGATGCAGGTGTATATTTAGGTACAACTGATCTATTAAATATAACATTTATATCAGACTTACTAAATACATACTTACTCTTGAATATAAATGGCTCAACTACGTCAGTTTTAGAAATAAAATTATATTCTGTTATATTAATACTATTTTCAGCATCAGTTTTTGATACTATATCAGGGAATATAAGAGGAGTATTATTATTTGTATACTCACTATTATATGTAAAATCTACATTTATAGTACCGTCTGCTGTAATAGTTTGATTAACATTAGAAGAAAGTATTTCATTATCAAATTTTGTATAATATTTTAACCATTGTGAATCTATAACAGTGTGTTTAGGAACAGTATAGTTTAATGTAATAACTTTAGTAGGAGCAATAACTTTACTATCCACAATATTATTATATTTATACTTTAAATTAAATGGTAATATTTTACAATTTAAAGTAAGGTTAACTAATGTAGGTGAGTTTTTAAATTCTGCATACAACTTATCATAATAAGTGCCTCTCATATGTCCAGATACCATACATAATTTATTTTCAACTGGATGTTTATCAAACTGTGTTATGTCTGTATTACCATCTAAAACTATTGCTTTAGATTCCCAATCTGGACTAATAGGCATAAATCTATGTATAATAGGTTTATTATTTAATATTTCTGGCATAACTTCCCCAGTTTTCCACTTTGTTGACGAATTGTATGTTACAGCATTTATAAAAACATCTTCTTCTTTCATTAATGCATAATTCCATTTAATATAATCTGTTAGGTCACCACTTATATGACCAGCTTCTTGATATCCAGGATATACATGTTTATCAAATGTACCAAGTGAGTGTTCGCCTTCTTTTTTACAAAATACTCTAACATCATTACTTATTTCATATTCACCACTAGGAGTTTTAAGTCTACTTTTATTAATAATATCTTTTATATTAGCGTATATTTTTCTATTATCATTATAACGCTTATATTTAATAGATACACTATTATGATATACAACTGGATCAATTGATCCGTAACCTTGAAGTCTTTCAGTTTGATACGCTGCTAATTTTAAATGAACTGTAGTCCATGTAAAATCATTACGATGACTATCAATTACATCTTTAAAATAATTAGCCGCTTTTTGTAATATAGGAATTAAATTATAATCACTTGGAACTTCTTTTATACTAATGTGACTAGTGTATGACATATATCTATCACTTTTTGGAATAACCATATTATATATAACATTACCGTATGCATCAACAGGTTCACTACTTGTATATAGATAAGCACCTTCTTTATTAACAAAACCTTTAGACATAGTTTCAGAAAACTTTGTAGCAGTCTTATTATATCCACTAATTTCTTTAAGAATGTCTGTATTTAATGTCATCTTTTCAATTTCAACAAAATCGTTAAGCTTTTTATCTTTATTAGTAAGATCAAATAAATTATTTGTATAAGTATATAACTTATCGCTACCAATTGAACGTATATCATAACGATTCCATCTAAATGTAATGGTATTAGTAACAGGAACACTTACACCATTCACTATACGATAACCATATGTTAGTGTTATATCTTTCTTATTATAACGTCCATACCCAATATGGTTTTCTGTAATAGCATATAGAGTAACAGCATTACCGCTGTCTTCTACAGTATTATTAATTATATTTACTACATCTATTTTATTATCCATGTTATAGAATGTATCATCTTGGTTAGCAACCATATCTGCATAACCCCAGCTATCGTCTACTCTTGCATATTTATTAGTAGGGTCTGGATAGTATGATAATCCAGCTATATTACTATCTATTACATCATTTGAACCTTCATACTCTTTATATAGATTATCTGGTTTATTTAAATATTCAGTTGGTTCTACTACTTCTAGAGTTATATTTTCATTTACATTTATCATATATCCTCTAGTTTTATTAACTAGTAATCTCCAATCTATTTCACCAGATGTTATAGGTTTATTAGGATACTTTTTAATAGTAACTTTAAATCTAGTTATACTCATGTGTAGATTGTCATTTGTAAATCCACTCATTACATTAATATATCTTGTAGTAATAGTAGGTTTAGCATCCTCTATTTTCCATGTTGCAAGATATGCAGATGTTACATATGGTAATGCTGGAAGCTTTCCAGGTTCTTGCATATAAATATGGAATGTAAATATTTGAGGTAATTCAGGATCTAATTCAAATGTTACTTCACCTTTATTTACATCGGCAGCATTTACTGTAAATTCTTTTGTTACTAGTAAATTATGATTTCTATCAAATATTTCCACAAGTCCCATAGTTCCAACTGTATATGATACACCGTCATCTTTTCTAATATGAATTTTATTTTCATTTAGAACCATTATATCATCTGGTTTCTTATCGAAGAATGGAAGCGTAGTTCTTACGAAATCTTCTTCATATTCAGTTTTATTTCTAGGACTTTCATAATAGTCAATAACATCACTGTCATTTCCTATTTGAATGTCATTTATTAAAGCAATTTTAGTCTTATATGTAATAGTTTCATCTTCACTAACATCTTCACGAGGGAAGCTTACGAATCCATTTCTTATATATTCACCATAAGTCACTACTTTAGTAGCAAGTTTCTTTTCAACACCATCTTTAACTGTATATAATTGTACAGCTATCTTAGTATTATTATCACGAATATATTTATGTGTAAAACTTGCATTTATAAAGTAGTCAGCGTCATCGTCTTCAGTACCATCTTTAGCACTCAATGATACATCTAAACTCGCAGTTATAAGAGAAGGACTTATTCTTTCATTACGGAAGTAAGTTTCACTTTCTTCTAATGCTGGATATCCAACAAGTGTATCAACTGTCCATTTTATATATTCTCCATAATCTATTCCTTCCATAGTAGTATTATTAATATATTCACCATTAATATTACTTAAACTATCATAATCTGGTAATTCTGTTAATGTATTATTTTCTTTAGTTACACCAAATATTTTAGTATCAGTTATTAATGGCCTGTCTATATTATTATACATCCAGATAAATCTTTCATTTCCATCTGGGAAAGCAATACTATTAGGAAGATATGTATTATCTGTACTATTTTTAAGGAACTTACTACTATCAGTATTAGGTACATGAATATCTGTAAACGTTTTAGTATACTCATAAGTATTAAGTTCTGTACCATCAAAGTCACAAGTTTCTACTATTATTCTATAAGATTTACCTGGTTTTGCTACAAATGTATTAGGATATAAGTTATAGAATGTACTTATTTTAGCATCATAATTATTATAAGAACCAATAGTCTTAATAAAATCATAATTACTCTTAGCATTATTTTCATTTATTAATACAATTGATCTTTGATAATTATATTTATAATTCAATCTATCTTGTGCAAATGAATATTCCCATACTAAATGTTCGTCATCTGTAGGATTAATCTTAACTCTAACATATGGTGCAAGAGTATCTACGTCTATCTTAATATTAGGTGGAAGAACTAAAGGAAGATTTTGTCCTTTAATTACATTCTTATTAAGAATAGATCTTTCATAATCTGCAATCTCATTTAATACACGTCTATTCATAAGTTGATCAACTACATCAAGAGTTATATTATTAACTACAAAGTAATCATCTGGTAATACTTCATATTGCTCATATTGGTCAATAGAAGCAACTGAACGGAATTTACCTAGCTCTTGGATTACAAATGTAGATATTACATTTCCTTCAGGCATCGACTCTACTTTATATTCTATATATCCATTATTAATATCGTCTATACTCACAGTACCACTTCTAGTATAAACTCTATTTTCACTATCAATAATTTCAATATAATATTGAGCACCTAAAGTCCAGAATATTCCATTTCTAGGAATATATCTTATAGATTCTGGATGTCTTTTAGTCCATTTATAATTAATACGACCATCAATTGTCTTTTCTACAACCTTAGTTTTAGTTATAGCTTCAGTTTCAACTATTGGTTGGCCATTCTTATTCACAAATGTTGCAGTAAAATTAAACGTTTTATCATTAAGTTCGTGTGGTTTTACTACTACTGGAACTGCAATTGGAGATACTTTAATATCTTCATAAGATAATGTATCATTAAATATTATATTACCATAATTTTCAGCATTAATATTAATAAGCTGTTTCTTACGTATATGATATCCTTCAACTGATAATAAGAATCTTTCTTGGTAATTTTCATTCCAATAACGTCTCTTAGCAATGATATTTCTCTTTTCAGTTATAGTATCTAGTCTATAATCAGGCTTTAGTTCACGTTCATGATAATCATATTCTGCAAGAAGATCACTAAACTCAGGAGTTACAGATATTTCATCTATTTCACCAATTGTTTCAAACTTACTATATATAGTTTTATTTTCATTACTTCCCCATATCATAGTCTTATCAGTAGGAGTTTCCCCTGTATGATTTATAATGATATCTCCGTTATATTTACTATCAAGTAATATCTTTTTATCATATTTATTGATATCTGCATTATTGATTTTACTAGCAATAACTTCTGCAGTATCGCAGTTTAAAGTAAAATCTACACCAGATTTAATTACTAAAGTACTATCGGAATTAGCTGGAGCTATAAATACAGGTTTACATTCACGATTTCCATATACAGTAGTAAATACTCTAATAGGAACTCCATCAGAGTTACATTCTATTTTAGCCACATGTAAGTTATGGTCGTATATAGCAAACAGACTACATCTAATCTTTGGAACATTAGTATCATTTTTCCATTGTATTCTAGCATTTACATATTCAGATGCATTATCTGTAATACTCATAGTATTGCTAAATATGTAAGGCTTTGTAGTATCTGTAATTTTATTTATTTCAGATTTAACATTTTGGAACTTAGTATGTACATCTATAAATGTACCCATAGTTCTAATAAGTCTATCATCAAGATTTATATTCTTTAAATGAACTTTATGCCAACCATATTTAATAGGATCTTCTACAGAACTATAGAAGTTATTAATTAGATTTATATATCTGTCAAGTAATACAGTATTATTCTTAAGAACATGTGTTATAAGCTTATAAATACGTTCTTCTAATGTTAAATAACGTGTTTTCTTAACTTCTATTTCATCTTTAGGATCCACATACCAGTCAACATTACGGTCGTCTAGTTCTGTGTCGATATCGACTGTTAAATCTTTCCATGTATGTGACGGTGTGATATAGATGTTATCAAATCTACTATCATTTATAAAGTATGAGTATGTAAATCTCTCATTAGTAGTAATTTCTTTAGAACCAAACCAAGATAATCTCTTAATCGGGGCATTATCCGGGTAAATATCATCAAGATATATAGCTGGTCTATAATCTAATGAACGATTTAATTTTGCTATATTATCTATTCCAGCTATTCCATTAAATGCTTGGATATCTTTAGTAGATAATGGCGTGTGACATACTTTTTCTATAACATCTTTATAGAACTCATTAAGTCCTCCACCTTTATAATATTTACGGAATATAGTTATAAGTTTACTCATATCTTTCATTACATTACGTACTAAGATATCATCTTCTTTAGAAAGCCAGTTTGTTTTCTTAGCTTCATTACGATAATAACTATAATCTTTATAAATATTACTATAAGTATGATTATTATCAGCTACAGTATACATGATTTCAAATAATGAGAAGAATGGGTATACAAACTTCTTAAAAATAGCTGCAGTCATTACTTCTATATCATTATTAATAAATTTAGACACCATTTTAGGTAAATTTACCTTTAATCTAGCCCAACTATATTTTAATGAGTTAACTGCGTTGTTTTCAAGTATATGATTTCTTATTTCTTCTGCTAATATAGTTTCAACCATATTATCCATATTATGATAAAATAAGTCATACATCTTTTGTAATAATGTTCTATTGTATGCACTAACATCTAATTCTTTTATTGCTATAAGCTCATTATTACCCTTATTACCTTCTGTTATAGTAAGGTTTCCACTAAGATTGTATATATCTTGTATAAGTTCAATTAACTTTGTAGCATTTTCCCATGTTATATATCCGTAATCATCATATATCCAAGTATGGTCTGGACTTAATCCATGGTCATTTGGTATATCTGATTTACGGAATTTAAATCTATTAATTATAAGTCCATAGACATCTTCATTTAATATTGCAAGTCTAAGTTTTGCTATATTAGCATTAAGTCTTCCGTATGCATTCATTCCTATATATTCTGGAATAGTTGTTAAGTTTACATCAGATGGAACGTTTTGTAAATCACGTATTATACGACCGTTTGCTAATGCTATAAGATCTTCATGTAGGTTTAAATGTGGACTTGTATATCCAGTAGCCACATTAGTTTTTAAATCTATAGTTAAGTCTATATACTCATTTAATTTACTTATTAGCGTATTATAAGTATTAATATCAAACTTAATAACAGAAGTTCTATCATCTGCTTCGTTATAGAATACTAAATCTCTCATAATACTATGGTATATATTATCTTCTTTTATATTACTTATCATATATCCAAATGGAAATTTCATTGTATATTCAAGGAAACGTTCATTGTATGCATTAATATTCTCTAATGCATCTGATACATGATAATCTTCTATACTATTATAGCTATATTCATCTAGTTGGAATAGATCTATCTTATTGTATGTATTAAGATCTATAAGCCGGTTAAAGAACATATCATTCTTCATAATCTTATTAATCTTAACTCTCATTTCCTTATCTGAAACTATGTCTGTAACAGTTTGTAAACTAGAAGCATCGTCACTACGTAATTCTTTAATAAGATTATTAATTTCTAATATACTAGAAGAATTATGTAAGCTAAATAGAGATTCTGTTATTCCAGATAATTGGTTTGGATGTTTCCATATACTAGTTTTCTTAGCTTTAGCTTTTGCATTATTAATCATATCATTCTTTTGGAATGTTATTTCTGGGAAGTTAATATCATCTTTAAGATCTCCAGTAAGATTTTCTTTAAATGGAACATTAACACTCCAATATTGCTCTAATTCACCATATACAGTAAAGTTACCACTACTACGTATAATTTCATGGTCATAACCATCGTTATCTATTCTAAAACCTTTTACAACATCGGTAACCCATGTTGGATTAAACTCACTGTCGTATGGAACATTAAGAGATATATTACGAACTACAACGTTATTACGTTTATCACGAACTTCTATATTAATTCTTTGTTCCTTAGGTAATACTTCTACAATAAATTCTGGTTTATTAGGATTCCATCCATCGAAATATCTAGAATCTTTAGCTTTATAACCAGTTGGTATTGTAATTATAGGTTTTCTCCACCCACGAACAGACACTAGTTCAGTACCAATAAGTTTTTCATTAAACATATATTTAATAGTCACTTTATGTAGAACTCTTTGTGGGTCTATTTTAATTACAGGTATAATATTATTATCAACCATTATACGTTTATTTCTAGCACCATCTATAATTATAGGGTCAGAACTTGTAATATTATACCCATAAGGTATATTAATACTAGATCTATCTATAGTATCTCCAGTATATCCTGTAAAGTTTTGTCTGTGTATAACTTCACCTGATACATTATCTATAAATAGTAAAGTATTTGTAAGGATACTACGTTGAACACGAACTGTATTACGTTCTCCTAAGTTTATAATAGGAGATTCTGCTAACGTGTATCCAGCTGGTATATTAAGGTTGACAGTCTTACTATTAAACGTTAATAACTCTTCAGAGTGAATTAAGTTACCATCAAACTCATAATCTATTATTGTAAATTTATAATTATGATCTTTATAAAAGATATCACTCATTTATTTAATCTCCTTTCTACACCGTATGTTTTCCTGTTCTAGTTAAAATAAATGGATCTACTGGTGTTGCTGAACTATTTATATATAACCAGTTACTGTTTTCTACAATATGAACTTCGTCTATAGTTCCACCAACCGCATCATAACGTTTTTCTTGTGTATATTGGAATACTACATTAATAACTGTATCAGCATTAACTGTAATACTAGTCGTATATCCTGATACCACTCTTAGGTATGGGTGCCACTTCATATTTAGATTTACAGTAGTACCCTGAGCAACTGTATAACTAAATGACATATTATTATTCGGGTTATGTGTTGGAGTTTCTTTAATACGTTGACTAGGTCTGAACTCTTCACTTCTACGATTATAAAGTTTACCATATCTAATTCCAGTCCTAATATAATTAAATGGGTTAATTCTAGCATTAACAGTAAGAGTAACCATTTTAGGTGCTGGTGGTGGTGGTGGCTGAACAGGTGTAGGCGGTTTAGGAGCTGGTGGTGGAGCTGGTTGTGCTGGAGTAGGTTTAACATAGTATAAATAATCCCATCTAGGACTTATCGCATATATTTGATAGTGTCTAGAAGTAGTACTCATTGATGTAAAACTCTTAAGATCTATCTTTTTATCTTTATCTATAGTTAAACTCTTTCTCTTTTCAGCATCATCCTTATAAACCCATGCATAATCATAATCTATCTTATCTAATGGATCATCTGCTGTTGTAACATGGAATACATCAGGATTATATCCTTTATCAGTTATCAGCATCTTTCCTTGAGCATATTCTTTATATCTGTTAAGATTATCAAAGTTTAATTTATAATTACCACTAGTTCCATTTTCAGCTATGTTATGCCACACACTAAGTCTATAACTTTCAGCTTGTTCAAATGCTTTCCAGCTGTCATTTACTCCGTATTTATAAGCATAACTAATAATATTTTCTATACTAACATTATAGCTAGGAGCATCATCGTCATATTCGTATTTAAGAGTTATTCTAACTCTTTGATTATCCGATCTATTTTTAAGCCATTTAAATCTAATCTCTATTGTAGATTGATTTTTAAAAGTTTGTTCTGGTATTACAAAGTTTCCATCTTTTATTATACGAAGACCATCGTAAGATGAACCTCCATTTTTATTAAACTTTAAAGCACTATAATCATACGTTGCTAATTCATCAGGTTTAAGTCTCACATCTGCTGTATATCTTAAAACTATATTTATAACAGTATCATTTACTATTCTAGTTGGAAATATATTCTCTATATTTACTATACTAATATTAGGTACATACATTAATGGATTTGTAATCATTGTACCATATCTAACATTTTCCATAGTAAAAGTTCCAGAAGTTCCTGGTATTTCTCCATCTTGTACATAGTCCGCTTCAGTATACGGTTCACGGAATTTCCATGTAGTAGCTTTTTTATATCTAATAGGTTCTAATACCCAATTAATTCTAACATTAAAGAATTTATCAGTTAATGTATTATCTATAACATTATCTACTTTATACATAGATACATAATGAAGTTCATATGTGAAACTATATTGCATAGTAAAAGGATCAATTTCATCCTTTAATTTATACCCTGGATATGTAAGTTGAAACCCGATGAAGTTTCTATCTATTAGGGTTCCATCTTTAACATCATAATGATTAACTGTATCTACCTTTCTGTCTATTATAACTTCTACTGTTAATCTATGTACAATTGTATTATCAGGTGGAGTAGCAAGATCATCAGCAATTCCTATATCTTCTTCAGTTATAGTATACACAACTTCATCATTTAAGAATGGTATATTTTTCCATCTATTACCATCCACATTTGTGTGCATAACGTATGGTTCTAATATTTCCTTATTATTTTGAAGTATTTTAGCGTAACTTTCAAGATCCGGTTGTGTAAATCTTTCAGTACCGCGTTTAATAATCATAAGGCCAAGATCAATATCTTGGCCCACATCTACCATATTCCCATTTTTATCGAAAGATTCTCCTTCTTTTTGAGGAATAAGCATATTCTTTTTTAATTTATCTAAATTTTCTGCATCTGTATCATTAAATGATATTACATCATGCTCTGGAGTTACTGTACGAAGTTCTACGGCATTCCATGACGGAATACTTTCTCCAAGTATAAGCGTATCTGCAGAATCATTACGTGATTTCTTATCACGTAAAATAACGGCAACTCTTATATCATTTTCCATTTATTTCCTCCCGTTATATTATTTGCACAACTCCTCTTACTTCATTAGAAGTTACATAGTTAGGAGCTTCAATTATATATCCAACTGTAGCCCCAACTGGGATATTAAGTTTTTGACCAAAATCAAATAATAACATTCCATTACGTATTTCTTCTGGAGTTAATACATTTTTAGCAAGGGAACGATATTTAATATGTAACTCATTATTTGTGTATAAGTTTACAGTAAGTATCATTCCAGGTTTCCAATATGCTGTTGGAATCATTATTGTATTTCTAAGTTCATCATATCTTACATATGTATTCTTAAATGAAAGTTTTCTTAATGGAACAGTAAAATCTTCTGTAAGACCTAGATTTGATATATCTATGTCATTATTCCAGTCTTCTATCTGTTTACCAGCATATCCATTAATTAATGTCATATTTTCTGTAAGTTTAAGTCCTCTAGGCACACTTATAGTAGCGTCTCTAGTTATTACTGTATTTCTATGAGGTGTAAGACCGAATGTGTTATAGTCACCATGTCTATTGACAAATACCGCTATATCATTTATATTATTAGTATTCTTATACACCTTTGTAACTAATGTATCTAGATATGCAGACCATAATGTAAATTGCATATCATAGTTTACACCAACATATATTACACCATTTTGAGAAATTTCTGCCATAGATATTAAATTAGAACCTAATTTAGCACCATATTGTGCTACAACGATATCAGAAGTCTTAAGTCTATTAATATCATTTATAAGATCATTAGTAGCAATTTTAGGCAAGTAAGCATTAATTCCTGGTCCTACCTCGATATAAGTTTTAGCAGAATTAAATTCTCCAGTTAATATAATAGGAGCTAGTAATGCTTCTGGTCTTATATTTGCACTAGTATATTCAACTGGTTTAGGAACTACTGGTTTCGGTACTGGAGTATATCCACTAGCATTAGGATATACTTGGACTTGTCTAGAACTTGCTTCAGATATTTCACGTTCTACTACACCAACTGCACGCAAGTTACGTCCACTAGTAGCCATTATATTAGTTAGATTACGAGGAACTCCTAATATATTTTCTATCTTAGGTACATTTAATAACTCATTACCATTAATTTCACTACCAGATTTATTAATCATTTTAATATTATTAATAAATTCTTTAGAATTAGCTATAAATCTATCTTCAGCTTGGTTTTTGAATTGAAGATTAGCTGTACTAAATCTATTTATATCTGGTGATAATATTGCTGGATAGTCACATATAAAATAATCTCCTACATTTACATGACCAGGTGGATTTTCTACATATCTATTCATTATATTAGGTATATTAGTAAAAGATTCTAATGGATTACTAATATATCTAGCATTACCTAAAGTAAATTGCTTATAGAAAGATTTTTGATTTTCTTTATTTCTAGTTACTATATCAAATTCTATTATAACTGGTATATTAGCAGTAGGTTTATCTGGATAAGATGCAATATTATTAGACCCGTCATTAATAAACTTTCTAATAGGAAGTTCAGTATTATTTATATGCATAAGACCATTTGCATGCCAAACTGCTTTATTAATATAGTCAGAATTGCTACGATTTACCCAATTGTATAATAATCTATTAAATAAATAATCATAACGAACCATATTATTAACAAATCCTGCAATTCCAGAACCAATAATATCTCTACCATAACTATACATTGCACATGCTGGGATATTAGCGTTTATATGAGTATAAACATCATGGCAACCACTATATCTAGTAGAACTAGAACTATAACCTTCTATGTCGTAAATTGGAGTATCTTTAGTAAGTTCTAATTTAGTAGCATTAGGAATTATAAAGTTTCCTGTCCATGCTTGCCCAATCGCAGTAGTAAAATATGTAGTCTTAGTAACTCTAAGATTATATTTATAAGGTTCTTTCATTATATTAGCTAATGAATGATTTTGTAACTGTGTAGCTAACTCATAATATGGATCTAATGGTATTCTAGCTGATACTGTATTGTGTTCTGTATATTTAATTTGTAATATAGAGATATTTTCTCCAAATGATTTTACAGGTATCATTACTATATCATTACTGATATCATAATTAGGAACAGTACTTACTGGAATAAATCTATGGTTACTCTTATCAGAGAAACGTTTAAGTCCAACTATATTAGTATCAATATACATTTCTCTCTTGGTAGGATATTGAAGGAATCCTGGAACTTCTTCTTTACTCATTATATTATTATAATAAGTAACATCTACAGTTTTAGTAGCTAAAATATTATTAGGTTGACCTTCAAGATGGTACTTAAATTGAATTGTACGTTGAGGTTTTTCTACTTTATAAGATGTAGTTTTAATTATAATATCTACAACAGGAGCAGAACTCATATCTATATTAATTGATGTAAATGTACTAGATGTTATTTGTAAATAATCTGGCAGGTACTTATTAACATCTGTCATACTTATGGTTTTCATTCCATCTCCGACATAATACTTAGCTTCGGTTATGTATAAGTCTCTGTCAAGACTGTCTCTATAAATAAATCTTACTATTTTATGTATTTCCTTATGAGATAATAAATCTACAGTTATTAATGATACAACATCATTTACAACAGTAGTTTTATCAGGATTTTTATAGATAAAGTCTGTATTAAGATGTGCAAGACCTATTTCTTTATCTTTAATAATACCTATGCCTTTATCTATATAAAGTCTCTTATTATTTCCAGGTTCATAAACATTTTCCCATCTTTTATGGATAGGGTTCCAGTCTTTATATTGATATCTAATACCTACTATATTCACTTTATCTATAATCTTTTTATTTTCTATATCTATAGATGGGTCATCTGATGTTATAATTGCAGCTTTCACTAATGTATCCATATTAGATAGCTCAGTATCTGTATACCAATTAGTAGGTTTTATAGTAAATGCAGTTTTATCAATATCTGTATAAGTTTTACCAGATTTAAGTTTATATCCAAACGTAGTACCTCTACCATTTGTAGTAAAGTCATCATTTATATTAGTAAGACGATTAGCAAAGCTATCTGGTATTATTTCAAGAGTATTAATATCATACTCAAAGTCTGCTAATTCTATAGTAATATTAGGTTTTACTATATAAGTAACCCATATTTCTCCAAGTTTATTAGCATCCCAGCTACTGTCGTCAAATATTTCATGTTTAAGTCTTAGCGTAAAGAATCTACGGCTACTACTATCCCGTTCAAATATAGGAAGACCATATCTTCCATCAATCATTGATATTTTACCTTTAATTTCATCATTTGTAACATCAATTGATGGAGTATAGCTTAAATTATACTCATTTGTATAATATTTAGTAGTTCTTTCTGTATATTTACCTTTATATGCTATATCATATATTTCTGTAGAGCTAAAGTAATCATCAAATAGCATATTTCTAGTATAAGTTTTCTTACTTTCGTCTCCAATTACAGTTATATCTGTATCAATATTAGTAGGAACTACATCAACTATCAATGTACTATCGGCTTTAACTTGGTAACCATTTAAAAATGTATTTACTTGTCTAGCACTTGTAGATGGCATATTATATAACATATACCCACTAGGAATATTTAAATGATAGTACATAAGTGTTTCATTTTTAAAGAAACTAAGCTTTTGAGTTCCAACTAACCAGTTATTTCCATTATTATCAGGAAATTCACGTTTAAACTTATTTACAAATTTAATATCTAATGTACATATATTATTAACGTCATCATCTTCAGTATCTTCCTCAAATACATTATTTTCATCTTGGTAAATACTATCAAGGTTTACTATAACTGTTTTATTATCATTAAATTTATAATTAGTAGTAAGATGTTTATTATCTCCTAGTCTGTAAAATGCTTGTCTATTATGTTTTATTATAAATGCATCAAGTTCACTAGACGAAATACTACTACCTGTACTCTTATTAACTAACTCTGTTACACTCATATATGTAGGCTTATGATATATAAATATAAGTTTAAGTATCTTTCTAGGATCTTCTCCATCTACTTCCCCGTACGTAGGTATTTCTATAGGTGGTATTTCTCTATCATTTTCATCTGGAAGTCCACCTTTTGTATGTATAACTAATACTTCTCCAGCCTTAAGGTCTATAGTTTTGCTTTTAAACGCGCTATTAGATACTATTTTAGCGTTTTCTACAATAGTAGTCATATCATTAAGCTGACTTTTTACATCACGTATACTGTCGTCTAAAACGTTTATAGTGTTATTTATACGTATAGCTGTTTCATTTAGGTTTACTATAGATTGGTCCATTTTCTTAGTAAGAGCTTCTATATTAGCAGTAACACTACTAGCTATATCTGTACTAAGTTTATATAATAATTTAATAACGTCATCTAAGTTATGTATACTTTCATTTTCTATAATCTTAGATACATCGTAAAATATAAGATCTGATGTTATATATGGAATAAGAACATCTCTTTTACCATCTTTAAATGTTTGCATTATATATGGAGTAAGTTCTTTTTTATTCTTTTGTATAAATCTATAGAATTGCTCTATAGTAGAATCATTATAACCAGTATTTCCATTATTATCTTGACGTAACATTAACCACATACTAGGTTCATAATCTTTAGTTCTAGTAACAGAAACTTCTAAAAAGTTTGCTATAAATTCACGTAATTTAGTTCCAGTTAATGTAGTAATATCTACAGGTCCTTTAGGTCCCATTATTTTAATAGTACCTCTAATCGGTGTTCCATCTTTAGGGAAATTATTATTAAGCGGTCCTATAGGAATTCCATTTTCGTCCTTACCGTAGTCTATAAAGAGTTCGTTTTGTTTTATTTGATTATAACTATCTGTACTTAGTAGTGAAAAGTTCATACGTCCTGCTTTAATCATTCTATCGACTTGCATCAATAAGTCTCTAGTATCATCTAACTTCAAAGACATTGTAAAAACCTCCTTTTTATATTAAAATTTTATTAAAATTCACAGGTAGTTGTTCCAAAATGAGCCATCAAAACAATATACTTACAACTCGTTTAGAAACAACAGAATGTTTTAAAATCATATGAAAAGGAGGTAAATTCTAATGAAACTTGTTACTTACGGTGGAATTTCCCTAGAAGAATACACAAAGACATCATTTGCAGAAGAGTGTGAATTGGTATTTGAATCTATCGAAATGCCGACGGAAATAGATTTACTTAGCGACGACGTAGACGAACTTGCTACCGAAGGTATATGGGATCTAGCTAAAGGTGGAGCTAACATGATAGGTAATACATACCAAATGGCTAAGACTACTACAAGAGGAGCTACACAATTAGCTGGTGTTATGTTACGTAAATCAAATGATTTACTTAGATTTTTTAATAACCAACTTAAAAAAGCGCTACCAAAAATTATAGAAAATTTAAGAAAAAGTTTAGAACAATTAGAAATTACATTCATGAAACTTACAAAGTTTGATAATAAGCTTAAAGAGATTGCAGCTAGAGCAACTAATATGATTATGACTAAGAGTTATATGAATGTTGCAACTATACAACCTATGACTATTAAATTTTATAAGGTTCAGGCTAAAGTATTCAAAGAAATAATAGATATGCTAGGAGACTATCACTATTTATGTTCTAAAGTATGTGGAATACAATTAGATGCTAGTAAAATCTATGTAAAACCAGATAATACTACTATTTTTACTGAAAGTAATACTGGGGCACCACTAATTGCTCCAAGTGATCTTATGGATAAAGTAAGAGAACTAACTAAAGTAAAAGATAAAGTCGATTTGGGAGAAATATCTAGAGTGATAGGAATAGCTAGAAAATCAGTAGAAGCTTATAATTCGGCTATGGTTAAAGATGGTGAAAGTAGTATATTGAGAGCATGGGTTAAGAAAGATGGTACTTGGTGGAATGGACTACCAGTAAATTTCTTAAATATGGGAAGTCTTAATGCTAAATCTAAGGCTAGACTTAAAGAATCTGAAAAGAAAAAAGGTTTAAACCCTCTTAAGTATGCACTTATTCCTGACGCTGATACTATAACATTTAATCCGAATGCATGGAGAGATCAAGTTGCTAAATTTGCTAATAAAGTGGATGAAGAGGCTGCAACTGGTGGTATGGTCAAATCATTCGTACAATTAATTAATGGTCAAGCTGGTGGAACTATGCAAAAGAGTACTGCTTCTGTTCTTGTAGATTTAATTCGTAAAGGTGGAGCATCTGTTAAGAAACACACAGACCAACTTAATAAAACTGCAAAGAAAGAAATAGATGAATTAATGGCATTTAGTAATGGACTTAGTAAATACTTAGCATCTGAAGACCAATTAAAAATGAATGCAGCTATTCAAAATGATGCTAGTAAAACTGCAGCTGGAAGACAAACTGTACAAGCTGACACTGGAGTTGGTGGAAATGCTCAAGATAATATAGGAGCTACTAAGGGTGGAAATGATAATTCTAAAGTTATATATAATATAAGTACTGGTATATTAGCTTATATGAGTGGATGGTATAGTATTATATTTAAATTAAACTCATTCTATGCTCAATGTAGTACAGGTTTATTATCTGCAGTATTTGATATAACTAATGAAGTTGATAGTTGTTGTAATATGGTTGAAGCTGGAAATGCGGAGATGGCTAAAGGTTTTGATACAGCTAGTAATGATATGAAAGAAACTGCTCCTGACACTAAAGAAGAAGTTACTATGGGTAATAATACTAATACTACAACTGTTCAACCTGATGATACTGGAGGTTTCTTCAATGGCTAAGGTAGAGAGAATATCAGCTGAAACTACCGCACCAAGACCAACAAGAGAACAAGCCGAATTACAGATAGGTCTTAATAATAAAACCTGGTATGATAGTCCGATAACTAGTATGCTGAATAACCCGTCAGTTATTTCTGATTGGTGGAGTATAAATCCAAATGAAACTACATTTAGTGAAACTGCGAACTTAATGAAATCTAAAAATGATGCTACAAGATTCAATATGATTGAAGGCTTTGTGCATTATGGGCGTAGTAGTCAAGAAATAGAGGATAAACCAGATACAGAAAGACGTCTTGCTATTAACTTGGCAGATGGTCAGACTATGGTATTAGGTGGAACTATTGAGCCTAAAGAAGGAGATCACTTTATTCCTTATAGCCATAAGCATATAGATGTACCGTTTATGGTTACTAAGGTAACACCAGCAAATCTTATCAATAAAGAAGTATGGATTGTAGATTATACTGAATCTACAGTATTTAAAAATAGACAAGATTTAATGGAACATACTGTTAAATGGTTAGTTTATAAGAGTGAGAATGTTGGCACTGGTAAGAGTACGGTAGTTGACAAGGACACAGATGAAAAAATGACTACATTAGAGAATACTATGGATAGTATTCAAAAGATGTTAGTTGAAGCATTTTACGACAAAGAGTTAGACGTATTTGCATTCCATAGTAGTTTATATGGTAATTATATATTTAATTATTATGCGAATGATATGTTACAAGAAACACATAGACTATTAAAATATGGACATAATAGAAATACTTTATTTTTTAGTAATATATATGCATTTGATAGAGTTACTACAAATTATAAGACTTCTATTTATGAAAAAATGTTAGGTAGAAAGTTTGCTAAATTATCTGAAACATTCCCAGAGCCTGATGATAATAGAGTTACATCTGGTGCTGGAGAAATATTACATCAACTTATGGATATAAGAGATCAAATAAATGAAGAATATGGTAGTTATACTCCTAGATATAGTTATAATATAAAATTATATTTAAGACAAAAAAGTAATCATATGATATTTAGTACATTATATAATACAGATTATGTATTAGTAGATATGCTTAATACTGCAGGATTTATAGATCCATATCTTAAAAGTTGTTATTATACATACGAGATCAGACATCCATTATTATGTCAATTCTTCGATGCTTGGATGGATAAAGATTTTGATACATTTGATAAATTAGTAAATAAATTAGATGAATATTATGTTGATAAGGATAATATAGATGATTTCTTTGGTGCTACTTTATTACTATTGATAATAAAGCAACATTACGGAGAGGTAAGTAAGGATGTTTTCCAACCAACATATGCTAAGAATTTCAATAGAGGAGGTAAATAATGGGTGAATTATCATTATTTATGATTTTTATGCAAAACTATGATACAATAAAAAAGAAAATAGCTAGTATCGAAAGTACTGAGAAAGCTAGTGAAGAAAGTGTATTAATAATATAGGAGATGATAATAAAATGGCAAAAGATAAAAATGTAGAAGAACTAACTGTAGAAAATCCTACAGTGGAAGAATTAAAAGAATTAGAACAACCTAAAAAGAAAAGAGAACCTTTAATATCAGGAGAAATGTTTAATAAACCAGAAGAAGAAGTTAAACATGCTGAAACTGTTGAATTAAAACAAGTAGAAAAAATTGATTTAGTAACACCTGAAAAAGTACATGCAGTATTACCAGAATGGCATTATCCTGAAGCTAGTTATGCTTTTAGTGTTTCTGGAAGAAATGGAAGCCAAATATTAGATAATAAAGAAGATGTAAGTCCTTGTAATAGAATGATTCTTACTATAGATGAGGCAAAAAAAGTAGTAGATAGAGGATTCACAATTAGATGGGCAGTTGCTGGATATGAATCTAGTGCATGGTATAACCAAATACTTGCAAAATGGAATTTCGATTTCTTTGCTGCATTCATTAAAGGTGAAATTGAAGCTGGAAGATTAAGTAAGTACTCATTTTAATTAACAAAAAAGAATGTGAGGGATTAGTTATACACGACCCCTCGAACGTGTGAGGATTTAGTTAATTTGTCCTCTTATTTTAGAATGATAATAAAGTCTTTTCTGAACTTCATTTAACATACTATTTAGATAATTTAATGTCGATAAATCATCTGTAGTTATATCAAATTCAGACTTAACGTTATTATACAATTCTTTTAAATAACAGTACAAATTAACATCATGTTGAAAACCGTCATAATTACAAGATATTAAATCTTGGTTATTAAAGTTATTCAACATTGAATGAACTGTAGTCATGTTGTACATTTCATTCACCTCCGTAAATATATGAGAATTTAGCTATTTATAATTTTATCCGCAAATTATAAAATATATAAATGCTACATATATCTACTATAGTATATGTAATCGTTAAAAGGCTAAGTTCTCATTCCTTCGGAGGCTCTTGGAAAAATAAAAAAAAGAATATACCCCAATATAGAATTATATCTATATTGGGGTAATCTTATTATTTACCATCAGTTACTTCAATGTAGAAGTTGTAATTAGTATTTCCCGATGTTTGATGTATAATACTGTATTTAGTTTCATTGTATAATAGGTAATATATTGGTGCTGGATCTTTTATTTCAATCCATGGATTATCAGTATCACAATTTTTTGTAAACTTATCAAATAACATAAAGTATACAATTTGTCTTAAATATTTATCATTAATATCAAACTGGTTACTAAATTCATGAGTTTCAAGAGTTAATCCATGATGATTACATTCTGTATATGATACAACTCCTAGTCTCAATACTGATAAAGGATTTATACCATCAGCTTTAAGATTTAGAGTACAGTCTGTAGTTTTTAAATGTCCTACACCAGCAATGAATGATTCTACATATGGTATTAGGAAGTTTATAAGTTTATTCAAATTAATTAATGCATGTTTAATATATTTAAAACATGCATCAGAATGATCTATACCAATTACAAGTCTCTTACCCTTAACTGATATATATTTAGAATCTTCAAATATATGAGGAAATATCTTATAAATTATAAATAATCTCATTACAAATATATCATTTGTCATATTTAAATTTATAATCTCCATATTATAGTTAATATCCATACCATTATAAGCAAGTTCTACAGCTGGACACATACTTACAGAATTAACGTCATTAGTTAATTCTACATCAATATTTAATGCAGATTGCCAATTATTTGCAAATATCTTAAATTCATCATACAATTTTTTACATTCCAATCTTCTAATATTTAATTTATTAAATTTGGTCATATTTATTTCCTCCCATTTATTATTTGGTTTTTATTTATTTTATTAGTAACCACTAATTTATCATTACTAAATACCACCAATGTATTATCAACTAGATATTCTAATACAGATACAGGATAATCTGATGGCGTTGCACAATTTAATAATGTATTTATAAATGCTAATGTCTTAACTACAACATTATGAGAATATTTTTCAATATCTACTGCATATCTATGAAGTCTAACATTAAATGCTTGACTAAATACTCCAATATTTTCAAATGTTAATGAACTAATAATTCCGTCATCAGATTCTATGTATAAAGGACTATCAAAGTCAAATTTTAAATCACTTGCAATATTGATATATTTAGTAGTAGATTGTATTCTATATATCCATTCTCCGAGTTTATTCCAATCCATTTCTAAAAGCTTACATTTATCATCATATGTATCATAATATTGGTATCCTAGATATAATTTGATTGAGTGACTTGGTCTATCTGACTTATTACGTTTCAATTCATAAGATAAGTCATCATGTACTTCATAGTCTAAATGTAACTCAGGTTTACTAGAATCACCTATATGTGTTACACAGTTATGTATAAATATAAGTATATAAATCCCATATTTGCTCCATTCTTCTTTAGTAAATTTTAGATCTTTTTTAACTACACCTATTATATTTTTATTATTTCCAGCTATAGAAGGGATATATTCTATAATGAATTTTATCTTATCATCATAAAGATATTTAGATCCTTTTTCTATCATTGTTTCTTCATCTATTACTATATTATTTTGTACTGTATAATAGTTATTATTTATATAATTGGATATATCGCTTATGATTGGAACATTACGTCCAATCATAAACCCACTATTTATAAACTTTGGTCCATTAAATATTGACATATAATTTACTCCTTTCTTAATAATATATTTAATCCAGTTTTATCTAAGAAATCCTTAACTGCTGGAACATTAGAATAATTTTTACTATATTCTAACAGTCTATCTTTTCTATTTGAATCTTCTGATTCAATTCCTGTTATATTGTATATAAGAACATCTGTTACCATATCTAATGTCTGTCTATAATGTCTATGTGGGACATTAAAACTGTGTGCAAGTGCAGCAATATTCCATAATACAATATATCTTATTTGAAGTAATACTCTATCAATCGATGTTAGATATCCAATTGCATCTCTGCTGAAATCTTCTTCTAGTTTATCTTCAAACGCTTTAAGAGTTTGAATTTCATTTTTATAATCTGGATAACTGAAATTATCAGTTGGTAAAGGTCTTGAATCATAACTAGCTTTAAGATCCATTCTCTTCTCAAATATTTTCTCTTTCAATGTAATAATCACATCATTTGGGTACAAATCATATATCATCTTCATTACACCTTGTCCATATGATAATTTTACAAGGTATCTAATTGCTAAACTTCTAATATCATCTATTGTGATATCTAACACATCTTTATTTTCTATTGTCATAATACTCCACTCCTTCTACATAAATGTCATAATTTAATTTAAATAAGTTAAAATATGCACTATATTTCTTTATAATTTTATCAACTTTACGTTGTGTTTTTTCTGTAACCGTAACAAACTCTTTACCGAAGTCAGTTTTCCATTTTTTCTTTAAATTAGACTTCTTATAGTTTTGTAAGAAGAATAATATTATCTTTTCTAATAGTATACTTCCAACATCATGTTTCTTAAGTTCAAGAAGTCCAAGATAACCAGTATATAAATTCTCATGTTGGTAATATTCATGATTAAATAGCATACTAACCATAGCATATACTAAGTTCTTAATCATAGTTTCTATTGTAAATTGAAGATAAATACCATTATAATAAGCTGTACCTATATTAAATCCATATTTATACTGATTTTCAATATAGTATTCTACTGATAATATTTCTTTAGTATGAATATTTAAGTTTTCTATATATCTTTTATGATAGAACCAAAAGGCATTTTCAAGTGCGACATATGGTGCAGTACTCATATCAATACAGTTTCCACTACGAGTTAAATCTGGAAAATCCCACTTCTTCTTTTCAGTTTTAACATACTTCCTTATATTTTTTAAATTTTGACTTATACACTCTAATTCATCTTGAAGTTTTAACACCTCTTTAATAGTTTCATGTAATGCACATTTAACACTATATATTGATTTAGTTTTCATTTTGATCACCAGTCTTTCTCATATCTCTGATACTTAAGAATGCATCTATACCACCAAAGTAAAAATCAAATAATTCTGGCATATATTTATACATATCTTCTATTATATTGATTTCTTCCATTGTTGTAGTATCTTTATAATTATCTATAAATGCTTGAGATATTATGCTTCTATCAATATGATCTTCAAAACTATTTGCTGGAGCCATTATGAAGTCTATTAAGTTTATAATTGCATATTTTGTCATATGCTCATCTATATCTTCTCTTAATGAGAACAATTTATACATTCCATAAATGTGTTCTACAATTTCCATACACTTAAACTTAAGTGAGTTCTTTCTATATAGATATAAATCTATTAATATATCAACTGCTTGATCTATAGCTTTAAAGTCTTTTGTATTTAAATTAAATATATCACTTACTCTATCAATATTTAATACATTCATTAATTTAGTTTCATTTATATAAATATATCCATCTATTAACATACTGTATTGACTACTTCTTGATTCAGATAATTTTGTATTAATTAGAGTAAATGCTTCATTAAATATCATTTCTTTGTAGTACTCATCAGCATTTAGCAAATTTACTCCATTCTTTAAAGCTATAAGCTTTTGGATATAAAACTTATAGTTCTCTAATTTCACTACATATTCTTTAGTTAATGCAATTGCACCCTTAATCTCATTAATTTTTACTTGCTTCATCTTTTACCTCCAATGTATTTAATGTATTTAAAACTACTTCAGTATCTTCACGTTTAGTCATTACTTGAGATATACTTATTAAATTTTTCAATAATCTTATCTCTGTACTTGATTTAAATATATCACTAAAACATTCAACTGCAGCAGCCTTATCATTAGATGTTAATACATCTCTTAAGAAGTTACCTATTCTAAATGCCATCATAGGTGAAGATGTAGTTATTAATAGTTTAAGATCATTTGGCAACTCAATAGTTCTTAATATAAATCTAGCCAAATCTAATGAGATATATTCTATCATTCTTTTATTAATGAAATATTCTATTAGATATGACTCAATCATGTGTTCACCAAGGTTATTACTTAACAAGTCGTTTTTAGTATGAGCTATACTATCTATAGTTATATTCATACCTTTTGTAACATTGGTAAAGTATTCTCTATTAATATGTTTATATGTAGCAAGTAAATCATGTTCTATTGCTTGTACAGTATTTTCAGTTATAGTTCTTCTATTTACTATAAGTCTGATAGAGAGATCGGTAGTCGGTGATAAAATTGCAGCTATTTTCTCTACATTATTCATACAATGTGTGCATCTGTTGTTTAATTTTTCAATTTGTTTTGCAGCATTACTAATTACTAATTTATTATTTATCATTCTATTTCCTCCAGTTATTTTATATATGTTATTTAGTTACTACTTTTTCAAATCTCTTTAATAATTTATTATCAAATCTGTTACATTTTGAAAATATACTTACTATCTTTTTAACTACATCTTTATCATTTAAACTAATATCTTTATATTTATCATTTAGTGCATTATCTATCATTGGTTTAACACCATATAGTCTATCATATGCTAGATAAAACGATAAATCTGATAAAATTCTTCTAGTTATATGTTGTTGTAATCCTTCCATGTTATTGTAGTTATTTAGAATAGAGTTATCTATTGGTAAATGATATATAGTAGATATATTTTCAGCAGCTTCATTTTGAAATATATTAATATCTATTCCTATAACTAATAATTTATCTATAACATTAATATGATCATCAAATTTCATAAAATGATTATATATGTAATCAATGTCTTCTCTTATAAGCCATTTAATGACATTTAATATTCCATAATCATCAAGCATTACATTATATACTTCTTTTATAAATAATTTTGTAAGTATACGAGAATCTGATAATAACTTATTACTAGTTAATAATTCCTCTCTATCAGTTATATACTGAAACCTTTTAGTTTCCTTACATCTAATATAACCTTTAACATTACTAAGAAGCTTTCTACAAACATCATAAATCTTAAACTTCACCATACATAAATTAACATATTTCTCCAAATAATTGGATTTAATATCATCCTCTTTAATTATTTCAAATAATTTAACTTTACCTTTCATGCCTATTTCCATCCTCCTTTATATTGGTTAATAATAAGTTTAAGAGGTTTTAACCATATAAACGATATTTTGTATAGCTTATAAGTTAAAACCTCTGTAAAGTGCCTTTAATTGAATTTAATTGGCTGTGTATTCTCTGATACATATTTATATAATAGATCAGCTTCTGCTTCTGTTATAATACCTGTAGTTTTTGCTAAATCTATGAATATAGTAGGATACATCTTACCAAATTCATTCATATTCATCATTAATCTGACATTAGAATCTACTTTGAAGAATTTAGATTGTCTGTAAGGTACTACACATAATCCTACAATATAGATATTCCATGCTATATCAAATGCAGGAATTTTTTCATTATTTTCTTTTACAAATTTTGTATAGAAGTCTTTATCATTTTTGATAATATCTTCTACTAGTAATACTATGTTATGTTGTGTCATTAATTTCTGCAAAAATGCAACCTCAATTAATTTCTTTACCATAAGTTCTAATTCTTCTGGTGTTCTTTGTGGTAGTTTTGCAGTATCATATATATCTCCGTCTAGTTTCATATTATCTAGAATTACAGATATATCTGACAAACACATTCTTAAAGTATCATCAGACGATAAGTCTTTATATCTTTCATTATACTTCCCAATTAAATACTCCCCATACTTATCACCTTCAATAAAGATTTTCTCTTTATCTGGATAATGTGACATAATACGTATAGTATTAACGTCTGTTATAGTAGTAGTTTCATACCCATGTACAATACTCTCTACCAAATTTTCAAATCTCGTTTTTTCCATCTTAATTCCTCCTAAAATTTTATTATAAAAGTTATTAACCTTTATCTACTATATTATATGTAATTATTGAAGATTTAAGATTTATTGCATTGGTCCAGTATCTATATTTAATAAAGAGTGTTCCTTTTTAATATCTTTAACTTCATTATATTTTCCCATTAAATATGTATAATCTTTATTGTCTATTATACCTAATTCCTTCGTAATTTCTATTGTACCAGTAACATCTCTGTGTTTTTCTTTATCATTGATAAGATCTATCATAGTATCTTTAATCCATTCATCAATATATTCATTATCATAATAATTCTTACCATTAATATCTTTAGTTGCTCTATAGTATAAATATTTACATATAAGTTGAACTATCAATACATATGGTATATTACTACCAGTGTTATAATCCATTTCTTCACCTTTAAAGTAATCATATACTATTTCATATGATTCTAGATATGAAGCTAAGTCATGTAATCTTTTAAGCTCTGTTATTAATTCTAGATAATATTGATATTTACTCATATCTTTTTTAATATTATCTATAAGTTTACTATATTCTTCTTTATCAAAGTCGCTTTTTAATAAATCTTTAATTGGTTTAGATTTATATTCTATACTTTCTGTAATAAGACTAAGCATTTCTTTATTTGTGTATATAGTAGTATCATACATTTTATCAAGATGTTCTATAATAATCTCCTGTAATTTTGAAATCTGGCTAGTTAATTCATCAAATGTTAAATTTGGTTCTATTTCTTGTTTGATATCATATAATAGATATCTAAGTCTAGTTGATACACCCATATGTACTATAATTGAATATTGATCAACAGTTCTTATCATTTTAATCATCTCCAGTCGCAAAAAAAAATAATAGTGGGAGAGATATTGCTACCTCTCCCTATGTAAAAATATATGAAAATAATGCCTTATCTATATTGACCGTCTACTACAGCACTCTTTTCTAATCTATAAAGTACCATCATTGTATCAGATACTGATACATCAAATGATGTATATAATATACCTTTAATAGATTTATCTTCTATAGCTACAGATATACCACCTTTAGTTTCATATCCTATAGTTCTAATACCATCATTTACTTGACTATGGTCAATCCAGCACCAAACTGAATCAATTTGTTGATCTAATCCTGCATACTCAATACTATTAAATATGTAGAATACTTTATCAAATACATTATGTAATTTATCAAATTTTTCTTTAGCTTTAATAATATCACTATCAGCTTGTCTGTCATAATTTCCAAATATAGCGTTATTATCATCAGATTGTAATCTTGTTTTTATTAATATATCATTAGATTCATAAACAGGAGCATTTAATATTTTAGAAATTTTATAAATAGATGCTCCAAACCTGTCGGCAAATGACCAAGTTTCTCTAGTAAGTCTTATTAACATACTATTTTCTATTTTTCTAGTAATACTTCCGTATGCATCTACTTTATATTTAGCTTTTGCTAAGTTTACTGCATTATTAAGAGCAAATGTAAATCCTAATAAATCTGCTATATAAACACAAGATTTTTCCATTTCTTCTTTATTAGAAGTGTTACATTTTAATATAGATTTACCTTTTTCTAAATAAATTTTAATCATTGCTGCTGGCATAACTTTATTTATTAATTTACTATACATTACAGATATTTCATATTCTACTTTATCTTCTTCTTTATCAGAATTCTTTAAATGTTCTACTAATTCTGGGTGTAAAAATCTTTCTATTAATTTAAGTGCTCCATTGAAATTTTTAAATAACATATTATTACCTCCTATTACATTTTAACATTATTTTCATATAAAACTACTTCTTTCTTTTCTATCTCGAGTGAGATATCACCAAAATCTTTACTCTTTCTATTATAGCAAAGAGTTATTTTATTTATATTATCTAGTCCAATCTTTTTATCTATAATGCTTATAAACTTTTTATAAAAGTTAGCATTATACGTGAATTTATTATTTTCCTCTACAACGTCACTATCTGCGTATATAACGATATTTTTAACTGTTTCCACATGTTGTCTATACCAATAAGATAAACATTCCATCATAGACTCAGCACCTAATGATGCAATATATAAAGTATTTTTATTCTTATGATAATAATTATAGATATTTATGATATCAAATATACCTTCAGTAATTACAATAGTATCAACGTGATCTGGTACACCTCTGTATAATGTATATCCATAATCTTTTTCTAATGCATATTTAACTTTATAATTACCAAATATACTTCTAAACATAAACATTCTATAATCACGTGTAGCAAATGTAATCCCACGTTTATCATTACGAATACCTAATACATTAAACTTATTAAGATCATCAGTATCAGACTCATCTAATGTATCATTAATAGTTTGATATAAATTAGGTACTACTCTATAAAATTGTATTAATGCTGGATTAAATTGAATACCTGTTCTTTTCATCAGATAATCAATTTGATACTTTGATAAAACTTTATCCTGGACTATTACTGGTTTTGTTCTGAGTTGCCATTCTTTAATATTACTGTCAACTTTAGATGCTTTAAGTAAATTAACAATAGCGTCAGTATTATCAAATCCAAAATCAGTAAAGTCTTCTACTGTTATATAACGTCTGATAGTACAACTGGCTCTAAAACATTTAAGGAATGGCCTTTTATCTTTTTGATACCATATATACAAGCTACGGTTCTTATGTCTAGGACATTCACTACATATTCTATCACCAGTTATCTTATACCATCCATTTTGACTTTTTCTCGGGTTAAGCTCAGCATACATAAATTTAAACCATAATTCTGAAGCTTCATCTAAAGTCATGTACTACCCCACAAATTCTTTAAATAAGTCATTTACAACAGTAGGCCTATCAGTGTATTCTTCATACGGGTTAGTTTCATCAGAGTCATCATACTCGATAGGATATTGCTTTGGAAATAATAAGTTACGTAACATTTTTGGACTATTTAATAAACGTAACATATCGTACATCTCATGTATATTCGGCGAATAGGTATCCACATCTCCCATATACATGTTCATTAACGATTTAAAATCTTCTAAACCTATTTCTAACTCTCCACTATTTAATAATGCCATTATACTAGCATCATTTAGTGATGTTACTTGTATTTTACTATCTTGCATCGTTATTATTCTACATATGTTATGTAAGAACTCAAGTTCTGGGTCTTCCATTACTCTAAAATAGAATAGTGCAAGTATATTTTGGTTACTAGTACCGAATATAAGATTTGTATAAGTTTTATACTCTCCTATAACAGCTAGTAAACATTTATTAATAATAAGTTGATTGAATAAATGGTCTTTACTTATTACAATATTATTTTTTACAAAATTTGACATTTTTTCAGCAGTTTCTAAACCACGAGTATCTAACAGATTTTTATATATAGTTGCAAGCTCCATTATGAACTTATCCATAAGCTCTCTAGCAGTTTTAATACGAGTACTATAAAGAAATGCAGTCCTATCACTATATAGAGCAATATCTTTATTAGTATCTGAATAACTATCTTGAACTATGTCTATCATATTAACTTCTGGAATTTCTTTACGTTTATCTTGGTTCTTAACTATATTCATATAAACAGATGTTATAAACTTAGATAAGTTTTTATTAGCAAACTTAAAGTCGTCCCAGTCACAAGTCATATTATATACGACTTTATTCATATCTTTAAGTGTTACACTATATTTCTTTGCAAGCTCTTCATCAGTTTGATCTTTAAGTGGTGGTGTATACTTACGAAGTGCTTTCCAAATAATCTTTCTAGCATCATCTGCAAGTCTCTGCTCACTCATTCCAAATTCACTAAACTTTATTACAAAGTTTTCTGTGTTTTCTTTAGTCCATTGATTAATATAGAATTCCGTAAAGAAATGATGTATTTCAGATTTAAGTTCATCTATACTTCTGTCAATAGGAAAACATCTTGTATATACATTACATAGATTATCAAGTATTTTATCTATGAATTGTAAATAATCGTCTTCTTTCTTATTATTAGTATTATTTAATATACCATTAAATATATAACCAATTTTAATAAGAATATTAAGACAATGGATAATTCTACAGTTTAAATTATCCAAAGTTACTTCAGTTTCTGCTGGTTTATCATCAATATTATCTATTGATATAGCATCAACATATCTACATACACACTCAACTATATATTCGTCAAATGTTACATGTTTTTCAATTAATTCATAAAACTTTTCATTAAAAGTCTCATCAGCATTACGAGTTAATAAACTCGTATCATTATACATTTCTACTATTTTTCTAAATAGAAACTGTCCTAGTTTGTAGTATTCAACTTTATCATTAATATAGAAATACTCTAGGAAATGATTAAGTCCTTCTACAATTTTGATTATATTCGTACTATTAGAACTACTACTACGAATACAAGGAATACTCTTACCGCCTATAATACTTTCAAATTCAATACCTCTTCCCTTTTTAAGGAAAAACATCTTATTTTCCATACTATTCTCCTATATATTATATTTTATATTCAGTTCTAGCTCCATTTAAAGATATTCCATCAATATCTCCTATTACTATTCTATGTGCTGTATCACTAGAAGACTCTATACTATGTGATATACATATAATTTGATCTATTTCTAGTGTTGCAAGAAGACTATCAATTATTTGATTAAACTTCTTACGATTAATTATATCAAGATTTGCATCTATTTCGTCTAAACAGAATACTTTATATCCAGATAGAGTAAGAACACAAGCATTCATTATTAGACTAACTAAACATAATTCACCAGAAGATAATTGCGATATATCTGGTATTTCTATATCATTAACAGAAGCAGATATAAGTATATTTATATCATCTACCGTTATTTCTATATTAATTGGAATATTATTTTCATCCAAAAGAATATTAGTTTGCTTTTCTAAGAAAGATAATACATTATTAAGCATTATTAATGGTATTTCTTTCTCCATTATAGTTCTTATTCTAGAAAGAGCAACTCTATCTTTATCTAGACTATTATATTCTTGCTCTACTTTAATCTTATCTTCTATAATACGTTGTATATTAACTCTTTCTGTAATTATAGCATAATTACGTTTCTCTAATGTCTTAATACTCATTTCATCAGAAGATATTCTAAGAGTTATCTTATTATAGTTCATATTTGCCTCTTTTAACGCATTATAATGCTGTTTTAACGCATTCTTTGTCATATAGGCATATTTTGTATTAAGAAGATATGGATTGATGTTAAACTCGACATTATGCGTTTTAATAGCCTTTAAATCCTTTTCTAATTTATCAATTTCCTCTAATAAAATATCAGGATTTTCTACATCTAGATTTATATGCTTAATACTATCAAGTTTTATATCATAATCTTTTATACTATTCTCAAGACTTAATATATTATTAATGAGATCTTCTATATTAGTCTTTAATGTATAAACTGATATTATATACTCACCATCAGTTAAACTATTAATAAAAAATGATTCATCTTTATTTAAATGTAAATCTGTCATAGTTTTATTAGTATATTTATCTATTATATGTAATTGATTGTAAAGTAACTTTAATGGTTTTAATAATTCGATATCGCTATTTATTATAGCTAAACTTTCTTCACTCATTTTAAAACTATTAGCATTTTCCTTTACCCATTTTGCATCAGTTACATATCTTTGATATAGCTCACAATTTGACGGACACGGTTCTACTTCATATTCTTTCCCACCTTCAGAATTATTATACTTCTTATTATATTCTGCTATAAAATGTTCTAATACATGTTTTTCTTCTTCTTGTTCTTTCATTATATCAATTACATTTTTACTAGCATAATTATAACTACAGTTTTTAACTCTATTTATAGCATCTATAATGGCTTTTAAAGGCTCTATAAGTTCAATAGAAAGGTTTTCCATATATTTAGGATTAACGTATAAGCTAAGTTTAGAACGCTTATTAGAGGCCTCTAAACGCGTTATATCGCATTTATTAATCCATTCTTCTTTATTAAGTTTTGTCTGATAAAGTGATACTTCTTTATAATATTTATCCTTTCTAGAAGTTATGTCGCTAAATAATCTATTAATAGCATTCTCATTTTCTATTTTTATATTATATCTATTTATAACAGTTTCATTATCAGAAAACATACTTAAAGCATCTAAACATGCATTAATATCTTCTATATTATCTTCTTTTAAATTATCATATTGAGTAAGTGTCTTTTTATCTTCTTCAATAGATAATTTCATAGCATCCATTTTGAAATTATTTGTAGATTCTTCACTATCTAGTTCTTTAAGTTTATGTTTTAACTCATCTACAGTTCCAGATATATCTCCACTACGACCATCCTTAATCTTATTAAGCATATTATTAACTGTACGATATTCTATTATACAGTTTCTAGTCATACTCTCTACTTCTCTAGTTTCAACTATATCAGATAATAATTCTCTTCTATTTTTAGCAGAAGACTCAGTAAGTCCATTAGTTTTAAAGCTAATATGAGAAGAATTAAATGTTTTATGGTCAAATTTTAGATATTTCTTTACAAGATCTTTAAAAAAGTTTCCATTTCCAGTCGGGTTTAATTCTTCAGTAACTCCATTCTTTATTATATTAAAATAAGATTTAGCACTATGTCCTTCTCTATTATTTGGAGTATACTCATGGATTATTTCATAAAATATATCATTATCTTTATATATTATACGTTTATATCCACTAACGCCTTTAATAATGGAATATGCACTACTATATCTATTAGAAGACGGGTATGGATGAAGTTCTGATAAGAGAAAACTCTTACCAGAACCATTTTTACCAACTATAGATACTATAGGACTATCAAGTTGTATTTTAAAATTACCTAACTTGACATGATTTTCAAACTCTAATTCATATATTATCATAGTTACCTCTTTTTAAATATTCTATTAGCATGAATTTGTAGTCCTGTCACTAATGCTTGTGTTCCTGATGATTTTTCAGATTTTACTGTAACAGCATCTACAAGTCCATAATCTACTCCCCATTTTAAGAATCTTTCACGTGGTAATATATCTGTAGAATCACGGCTATCTTTATTATTAGGATTAGTATCAGCTAAATAACGGTATTTATTGTATTGTAGACATGCATTATAATCAAAACAGTTAGTATTATTAAATGTATTAAATAATGCACTATTTGAAGCTATAGTTTTATATATTTCAAGACTCATTGGTTTGATAAATGCTTTACTATATTTAACAGCATTGTCAGAAGTCTTTTCTTTTACAGATTTATTAGTATCAGAAATACGTAATAATTCTTCACCTAGGTGTGGATATAATGCATAGAAGTGTTTCTTACTATATCCAGCTATAAGTTTTATAACAGTATTAGCATTAATCATTCTACGATCTAATCTAAAACTATTATTTTTAGCAAATATTTCATCTTCATCTTCCTCCGGAATCTCTGAATTATCTAGGAATTCATCAATTTCACCAGAAGCTATCATCTTTTCACGTTTCTTATTAAATCCAACATCATGAGATCTTTCTATCCATTGGTAGATATTCGGGATAGCATCTCCAGATTTCTTTCTCATTTCTTGGTCCATAAGATAACATTCATAAGTATTAAGAGTAATATCCTTTACTTCATCTGATATATCAAGTTCCATTATTTGCTTTACTATATCTTCTGCTTCTTTCTCTTCGAATACTGCTAGCGCATTTACGAAGTATTTAGCATAGAACTTTAAATGAAATATAGGTTTATTATACCCATCTTTTGTGTATATATCATGAATAAAGTATGCGGTTTGTTTACGTACTTTATTACGGTTCTTTCCTTTACGGTCTTTAAATGTAAATGGAGTATAACCATATCTAGCACGTTCATAATAAAAAGCTTCTGTCATAAATGGTTGCCTTATTTGACCATTTATATTATAACTTCCATTCTTTTCAGGTATTGGAATTACAAGTATTACACTATTATCAGCTATACTATCTTCGATTATAGATTGTTTAGTAATACGTTCTACGTTATATTTATGCTTTTTAGCTTGTGTTTTATAGAATTTCTCAACACTTTCTATAATAACATAACCTCTTTTACGCAGATATTCAATCTTCTCTATAACTTCTTGTATTTCTATACCCTTTTCCATATTAAGATCTATAGGTGGTTTACTAAATATACATTTGTATAAACGTACATTCATTATATCCAATGATGCACATATGTCCATATTTGCTGGAATATCTAGAGCATTCTCATTTTGTTTCTTTATCATTACAATATTTTGTAGTATTCTTTCATTGTATGGAATTTCTTTATAAGCTATAAGAACTTCCTCATATTTATTTGATGTGTATGGGTCTATTAATACATCTTCAAATAAATAGTCTTTAATATCACGATTTATATTAAATAAATCATTATTTAAGAAACCAGTTCTTTGAAATGCGTTAGCAAACTTGCTATACATTTTGTCTAGCACTGATACTTCACGTTCAAATTTCATAATCACTCTACTCCTTTAAAATAATAAAAATAAAGTGGAGAACCTTAATTCTCCACAATATCTTTTATTCATTATTTATTGTTATAAATCCATTAGATACCGCTATTTCCAGGATTTTATCAGCTGGCATATATATTTCTTCATCATCTAGATTTAAAGTAGCAATCATAAGACTATATTCTACTACTTTAGGGCTATATGCATCTCTTATAACGTCAGCTAACATATGAGGCCATTTGGATTTATTCACATATTCCAGTTTATGAACAGCTTTGAGCTGGTTAGTTGTTAATACGATATTCTTTGGCATAAGATAATATTTTATATCTCCCATTGTAATTACAACTTCAGTTGCATTTAATGGTTCTTCGTATATATTTTTACTATCCATAGTAACCGTATTAGTCTTATTGAAGATTATTTCTTCAACTGGTCTTTTATCTTTATTAATCATATTACCAATAAGATTTAGACCTATTTCAACGGGATTATTTATCCCGTTGATTTTAAGTTTATTATTTGAATATTCTACGTTTACTTTTCCATTTATATTATTATAAATATCTTTCAAAGTATCCGCTATATTACTGTTATCTACTGTAGGTGTGTCATCATTTTTCATTAATGATGAGACAGTTTCTAATTTAGGATCTGACTCATTGTATCTTTTCTTTAATACAACTCCGGAAGTTTTCTTTTCCATAAAAATCACCTCTTTATCCTATATTAGAATATGCAGTGTCATCTTTAACAGCTCTCATTAGAGTATATCCTGGTTTAACTATCATATTCCAAGATATTTGTCTGTACTGGTCCATAACCAATTGTGGTCTAATTTCAAATCCACTATAATATGAAATTATACCTTTTTCTAATACACCGTCATCTACGTCTGTAGTTGCACTATTTAGATATTCTAATGTCAATCCAGGGTCATTAGCAAATTTAGTAGATAATGTTGCAACTGTATTCATACAGTTATTCATATCAGACTCAATTATACTACCAATAGACTTTAATGGATTTGGTGAAGCAGAGTATGTATTCACACTATTATAGAATGCATTAACTTCATTAAACACCATTGCTTTAGTAGCATCAGTCTTTGCAGCTTCTTCTGAGTTCAATTGTAGATTAGTTCTAAACTCATTAGAAAGCTCAGCTGTTGGTATTAGAGCTAATTTGCTGTTTGGTATTGATGCGTGTATTTCTTGTAATTTAGACATGATTGCATTTCTACTACCAGTTAACATATCTAGTATTGTAGTAGCTTTCTTCTTATCAATTATAACTAATAATGAATAAGAACCATATCTACCAGCTTTATCAATTACCTCTGGTTCACTGTAGTAGATTTCTACCCCAGTAACAAAGTTATCTTGGTTCATTATAGAGATAACCCTTGCTTTGTTAACTAAAGAACCAATCAATAAATGCACCATCACGATCTTCCAATTAAATGTATTCATCTTATTCCTCCTAAAATAAAAATATTGTATATTTCTATACTACCTTATTATATGTAATTATCTTGTTTTTAATTATTATATGCTTAATGCTTGCCATATTTGACTAAATTCTATATCTGCAAAGTTTTTATATTTTCTTATAAAATTTGCATCCCAGAATTTCTTAAGTTTCTTTGCATTATCCATATCTGTAAATCCACAATCTTGTACTAGCTTTTTAAGCTTTTGTATAGCTTCATTAATTCTAGCACTTTGTTGGATTGTAGTTCCAGCTCCAGTAACACTATTAACAACAGTAGTTCCACCTAATGAATTAAACATTTGTGTAGTAGAATTACCTGTTGTAGTTACTGTATTTTTATGTACTGTTACACTATCTGAAGTTATTGGATTTTGATATACTCTCCAGTCTACACCTAATTGAGCTAATTGGTTATCTAATCCTTGATTAATTCTTTGTGCTAGTCCTGCAATATACTCATCTCCATATGGACCATTTCCTATTTTATTTAAGATAGTATTTGTACTAGTTTCTACAATCTTATCAATAAGAGTCACAACTTCTGCTTTTCTTGCTACTATATGATTATTATTTACTATATATGCAAGTCTAGCAAGATAATCTCTATTATTATTATCTATTAATATGTTATCATATATTGCATCTAGAAGTCTATTTTTAGCTTCTTGATCATTTACATTTACATTAGCAACTGGTGTTGGTTGATATGTATATACTGATTGTGCGGTATTAATAGCATTATTATAATTTACTGTATATGCTGGTTGTGTATATTGTTCAGCTGCTCCTGTATAACCTCCAACTGTTGAAAATACTCCGTTTCTTATGCTGTCTCTTCTTCCAAACATATTAATTACCTCCATTTATTTTATCATTAAATATATCTTTAAAGTTAATACCAAATGACCACAATAATCTAGATGCGACAGACAATGATATTTCTTTATTGTTATCAACACAGCTATTAAGATTTCTAACATCATTAAGAAGCTTATCAGACGCTTTCTGGTCAAGTGGTCTAGGTTTACTCATTATTTTTATTGCTTTAATTATTGCTTTAGTGAATGGTATATCATCACTAACTGTTTCTGGGTCTGGAAAACTAGTTCTCTTTCTCCAGAAATCATTTAATACTACTTCTGTTGCTCTTGTTATAGTACCAGGTCTTTCTAAGTGGTTACTTACTTCAGATAATGGAAGTACTTGCACATCATCTTTTTTATAGACTACATCTTTATAAGATATATCTCCATTTGATTCTACTCTTATTCCTATATCTAAATCTAATGTCAATATTTGTCCATCTGGTAACCTAAGCATATGCGTAGTATTAGGGATAAATGTTTCTGATTTTCCTATTTTATTATTACTATATTTTAAAAACATCTATCTAATCCTCCTCTTTAGGTTTAAGTTCTTGTTCAAAATAAATATCAGCACCTATTGCACGAAGTTCTTCTGTTACAATATAGACACGATTACCATCATTAACTGTAGCAGCTTTAAGGTCATGATTTAGTAATAAACCTGTAATATTATATGTAAGTTGTACATCTTCTTTACAAGCTTTCTTTGATCTTAATGATTCCGCATTAACTTTCTCATCATTCTTTTCTTTTGCAAGACCTTTAGTATCTGTCTCTGGTTGTGATGTACTACTATTACCAAACATAGTATCATGATGGTCTATATGCTGATATGTATAACCTACTAAATGTTTTACTGTAAGATTTAAATCTCCATATTCTGGATGTTTAACTTCTATATCTGTTTCAGCCATTCCAAAGTGTTTAACTGCATACGCCCTTATTTCAGAAACACGTTTTAGACTGAAGTCATTACTCCATGGCATAACTGCAACTGGAAGAGTTTCATAATTTTGACATAATATATGAATTTCTTCTGGAGTAAATCTGTTTTCAAAATCATAATTGATATTACATAACGTACAAATATTAATAAAATGTTTAAAACATGTCTCAGCATTCATTTTCTTTGCAGCATTTACAAAGCAATAAAATATAGCAGATAAGAAATGTTCTTCACAAAATCCCATAATTGTACGGTTTACAAATGTAAGACTGCTATAAAGTACATCTATATTACGCCCAGTAGATGGGTCTTTATATTCTCCATCTGGATATATCTTTTCAATAGTTCCCTTTGCCCCATGGGAATTAGTTACTTTAGCCCCTATTCCAGGTCTTACAAATGTTACAACATCAATAGTTATAAAAGGTTTGCTTATAACTTTATCAGACGTTCTAAGTTTATCAAAGTATTTAAAATTCTCTAGATAACGAAGAATCTTGTCATCACATATGTCTCTATATTGTGTTACTATTCTATTAAGCGTATTATAGACATCTTTACGGAATTGTATATATTCCTGTCTATAGCTTTCAAGAATTGGATTTTCTATTGGTTCATTACATATAACTCTAATACGATTTATATAAGAGTTTGGATGAACTATAAGTTGAGTTTCCTCTTCAGATATAGGTACATCGTGTGTCTGAGTAAGTTTTGTTATCTCTCCTTCATTTTCAACTATTTTAAAGACAACTGGGTCTTCTAGTATAGTTTTAAGTGGTGGAAAAATATTTTTATACTTAGATATGATTATTCTATCTTTAAGATCAATAGAAATTCTAGAGATTTTAGCAAATGTCATTCTATTACAGAATGATTCACTTACTTTAATTGAGTCTCCTTGCATATCTGTATTAATATCCATCATAGTTAAGAAGTTATTACCACGAGTCATCATAGAATTAACTGGATTATAACAGTGAGGATATCTTAATGTGAAATTTGAGTCATCTGAATTAATATCATACTCTTCGCCCAATTTAAGTAGATCTAAATCAGTTTTCTCATACACCATATAACCACCATTATCATGTGTACCATCTGTGTCTAATAAACTTATACGCCCATTATGTTTATAGACGATAATACGTTGACTTTGGTATGTTATTTCTGCTAGTTTTGTAATCTTCCCCCGTATTCTCTCAATGATTGAAGATTTTTCAAACATATCCATACACATTGCAGATGCACAAAGAGGTACTTCTGTATGTAATGGAACAACCATTGCTTTTTCTTGTGATATTGACATATCATTACGTTGTGTAGAGTTATGATCTGCAAATGGTATCCAGTTACGAGAGTATTGAAAAGATTCTAGCATATTTGGTGTAATTTCCAAAAGTGTTCTATGACCATAAGGTGCTTTAAATTCTGGTATAGATGTATTACTATGATTTAATTTAGATTTCGCCCTTTCTCTAAATTCTTGAATTTTTTGCAACTTAAGATCAATGTCTTTTCTGTCCATATTTAGCACTCCTTTCATATTTTAAAAATAAAATGACATGATGATGTTTAAAAATATTATTGTTTATTAAAATAATTATCATTTTATTTCTATCTTAGTATATGTAATTATCTGAAAGTTAAAACAGATGAACAACAAAAGTCCAGGTAGAGGTTGAGTGATAATAAAATAAAAATAAAAATGAGAAGCTCGAAAGCTTCTCAAATCTATTTATTCTTGTAGTATATCAAGGATCTTTTTCTTAAATTCTGGATCCTTTTTAATTCCTTCTGCAATTGAATCTAGAGATTCTTTTACAGATTTATCTGAATCTTTATCTTTACCTAAGAACTTTTCAAATTTTTCTGATACTTTAAGAGGCTCTTTTCCTGAAGCTTCTCTTAACGCATTTATAGCTGCAAATTCTGAAGATTCTGAAACATTATCTGTAAACATATTTTGATCTTTGATAGATGCCTTTTCATCCATTTCTCTTTTACAAGCTGCTTCTCTTTCAGTCCAATTTTTGGTAGCCTCTTCGGCTTCTTTTTCTTCAGCCATCATTCTTTCTAAGAAATCATCTTTATCTTTTTCTTCAGTTACAGTTTCTGATGCATTTTCTTTTACCACTTCTTCAACTGGTTCTTCTGATTTTTTATTTATAAATTTGTAAATTCCAAATCCTATACCAGCTACTACAATTCCACCTATTCCATATAATAATCCTTTATTCATTTTTATTCCTCCTATATTTTAAATTTTATTTATTCTACAAATCCAGCTATATCATTATTCATTAACACTGCATATCTGTATTCAATTTTATCTTTAAGATCTTTTATATCTTGTTTGCTATTTATTTTTTTAACTAATTTGTACATAACTATTAAATTAAATTTATAGTCATCTTTTGAAATCTTATGTTTTATATTTAAAATTTCAATTTTATCAAGTTCTACTGTTCTTTTACCAAAGTTATCTCTATTAAACATAGATAATTTATATTCTAATTCATCAGTTATAATAAATTGTAGTCTCCATAAATCTTTAACTTCGTTAGTTTGATTTATGATATCTTCATCTATTTGATCAATTTCTCTTGTTACGACAATCTTTCTATCTAAAGACTTTAAAATTTCTTCAGATATTTTTATATCTTTATTTTCTATAGTTTTCCATAGGTTACCTTTTATTTCTTTTACTTCTCTAACTTCTTTAAATTCATTAAACATATTTATCTTCTCCTTTTTAATTTAAAATATTAAAGAGGGAAATTACTTATATTTCATTTCCCTCGTAGTTTCTTACATCATACTATTCATGAATTGTTGGTTATTAATATTATTAATAGTTTCTTGATTCATTCTTTCCATATCCCTAACTATTTGTTCACCAGTTCTTCTAGTTATATTATTAATGCTATCATTAAATTCTTGTTCCTTTTTAGCTTTATATATTAATCCACCAATTGCTAAAACTCCTAATCCTATTAAAATATTTTTCATCATCTGAATCACTTCTCCTTTATTATTTAATTTATATTATTTATCTTCTCCAAATATTTCTTCGATACTTTCACCTAAATACTTTTTAATTTTTTCAATTTTTGGATTATTACATTCTAAAAACATTACTAATAATCCTATTAATAGTAATCCTATACAAAACGCAATCCAGAATTGAATCGCTCCTGCTTCAATCATAACGTCTAACACACTCTTATCAAAATCGCTTGGTACATAATTATTCATTTTATTTCCTCCCTATTTATTTAAAAATTATTTCCAAGCAGGTATATAAGCACCCTTGTATGTGTCCTCTATAACCTTCTTTACATCATCACTCTGGAATGCCTTTACAATCTTTTTGTAAGTCTCGTTGTCCTTGTCCTCGCTTCTTGCAACAATGACATTTACATATGGGTTGTCAGCTCCGTCCTCTACCTTCTCAAGATAGATAGAATCCGTCTTAGGATTAAGACCGTTGTCTACCGCATGACCTCCGTTGATTACAGCTGCAGCCACATCAGGTAAAAGACTTGGTGTATTGGCAGCCTCAACCTCTGTGAACTTGATGTTCTTAGGGTTTTCCGTAATATCGCTGAGTGTAGGTGTATATCCGGCATCAGGATTTACTTTGATAACTCCTGCGCTCTCAAG